GATCTTAATGATTTTATCAACCATACATTAAGACAATATAAGAAGAAAGATAAAAAAGTTATTAATAAGATAAAAGAATGTAAATCGTTGAGGCAGTTGTTAATAATAAGAAAAAAATTACATTTAGTCGAATGGGATTAGCTTGAACTAAGTTGATATTCCTTTATATTGATACCATATGCCCCTATAGGGGTAATTAGACATATGAAATTTACAATTATAAACGGGTCTCTCGGGGGTCGTACCGGGAACACTAATAACCTTATACAAAAGGTTAAGAAACTAATTTTAAAACGAGATCTAGATACGAAAGTACGTATTATTCACCTGTCTCCCACCTTTGATTGGATTAAAGTACGTCGGGCTATTAAAGCTTCGGACGCATTGATATTTTGTACGGGAACTTACTGGGATTCTTGGGGATCGCCCATGCAACAATTATTTGAAAAGATGACACAAATTGAAGGGAAGAAACACTTGCTTGGTAAGCCCGCGGGAGCCATAGTGACTATGCACTCTGTGGGGGGCAAAGAGGTGTGCTCCAGAATTTTAGGAAACTTAGTTGGTCTTGGCTGCATGATTCCGCCATTTACCGGCTTTGCATATGCATATTCAGATCATGTTGCTCATAGATCTCGTACTTCTGGTAAGAAACTATTAGACGATGTATGGCATATTGATGATCTAGATGCCTTTATTCATAACATATTTGAAGCACATCTGGGTACAAAAAATTGGAAGGTATGGGATTATCTGGACACCCAGGCAATGGACCCTTCTTACGTTTGGCTTAAATAATTTTTTCTTCATAAATATATGAATAATGAATTGTGTTTTAATTACTGCATATACAAATTGTGAAGGCAGAGGGCCTCTTAGTAAAGCAGATAGATGGAATCAGCTAATAACCTATACTATTCCAGACTTACATAAATGTATTCCTAATTCAAAGCTTTTTTTAATAGACGGTACAATATTAGATAAAGATCAAAAAAATAAACTTAGTGAACATAATGTAGAACTTTTTCGTGAAGGTGATTATATAGGTACCAAAAATGCAGGTGAATTGTGCATGATAAAAACATTTTTTAATTCATTTAATGACTTTAATTATAGTTCCTTTTCAAAAATTACCGGTAGATACAATCCCACGTTTACTCACGATTTTTTTAATAATAACAAATTCATTTTTAAAAGACGACAGTCATGGATGTCTTGTGATATGAACCTTATAGAAACATTTTTCTATAAATTTCCTAATTCTTACTTTAATATTTTTAAAGAAAAAATTAATAGCCTTGAAATATTTCAAGATTTAGAACACTCTTTTGAAAAAAATAAAATTTTTGAACAAGAGATAGGAGTTAAATCATTGTTTATAACCTGTAGAGGTAGTGAAGACGGTTCAGTATTAGATAAATAATCTCTTTGCCTGAGTAGCTCAGTGGTAGAGCAACGGTTTTGTAAACCGTCGGTCACTGGTTCAATCCCAGTCTCAGGCTCACTATATCTCATGATTAGCAGAATTTAATGAAGAAAACGACTTTATTAGAATAAATAATTATATGGCTATTCAGTATGTTAATGTAGATACACCAGTTACTAGATTTTCGCAATCTTTTGTAAACTTAACTCAGATAAACAGTACCAAATACCCCGCTCTGACAACAAAACAGGTAGATATAACTATGAATGATCCGTTAACAAGTTATTATATTTACGATCAATACGCTTTTAGAACTATTGCAGTGTCTGGTGTGGCAATGCCTTAACGCAACTCACCAATCATCTTAAACGGAATTTCTTTTCCGTTGGCGTCAACCACAGCTTCTCCATCTACATATCCAATCATTTTACGGCCACTTTGAACTGGAATAACTCTTTTATCTGCAAGAAAACGATACTTTGGGCGGGATGTTTTAAATCCGGGGACTGCTGTTGCTTTTGCTACTGGTGTTGACATATTTTTTATTTATTTCTTGAATACACCGGTGCAACAGGTATAATTATAAAAAATGTCTAAAATTTTAGTTACAGGCGGCTATGGCTTTATTGGTACACATTTTCTAATAAGATTGTTAGAAGAAACTGATTTTGTTATCTATAATATAGATTGTGAATCATATGCTGCTAATAAAGATAACATTAAGGCGTTTTTAAAAGTGAAAAAGCAGTATCGAAGACGTGTAAAGTTTTTTAAAAAAGATATTTCAAATAAAAAGCAGTTAGATATTTTGTTTACAAAAATTAAACCCAAATATGTGGTTAATATTGCAGCAGAATCACATGTAGACAATAGTATTACCGGTCCAACTCCTTTTATTACATCAAATATTGTTGGGACATTTAATTTACTCGAATGTTCAAGGAAGCATAATATAGAAAAATTTGTTCAAGTAAGCACCGATGAGGTTTACGGTCAATTATTCGATGAAAAAGACGCACCGTTTAAAGAAAAAGACATCTTAAAGCCAAGTTCTGTATATTCTGCTTCAAAAGCCTCTGCGGACCTGCTAGCGTTATCGTATTTTAATACCTTTAAGTTAAACGTCTGTGTTACCCGTTGTTGTAATAATTATGGTCCCTATCAACACAAAGAAAAGCTTTTACCAAAGACTATTCTTAATGCATTAGCTAACCTTTCTATTCCTGTTTACGGTAAAGGTAAGAATATGCGGGAGTGGATACATGCAGAAGATCATTGTCGTGGTATTTTAGCTGTTCTTAATAAAGGTATAGCAGGAGAAATATACAATATCGGTACAGATATAGTTTTGACTAATATTAAACTTGTTAAACAGGTTATTGAACTAGTAGAAAGGAAAGAAGAGCTTATTGAATTTGTAGAAGACCGTAAAGGACATGATTTTATATACACAACAAATAGCGATAAAATTAAAAACGAATTAAAATGGGAACCAAAGATTGACTTTTTGGAGGGGTTGAAGCAAACTATAGAGTGGTATAGAAAACAGTTGAGTTAATTGGATTGTCCTGCATAATTATTAATAGTTCATTAACAACTGGGGGCGTAATGGTATCGATTGAACAGTGGAGTTCATGAGAGCAAGTACCGGGGCATGCCGGTTACCAATAGCAATCATATTAAATGCCGAAGACAACTTCGACATGGCTATGAGTCTCGAAGAGGCCGATGCAATTCTTGCATCGACTGGCTTTGTTGATTCAGAAGCCACACTCGAGCTAGTTTAACTACTCGATCGTTCTACTGTAGATTGAAGCTTGTAAAGTAGAGCGTGTTACTGGCTTTCGTATAGTCTGGGTTTTAACAATTAATAGATTATACGTACAAAATTGTTATCAGTAAGGGCTTTTTGCTTAGTTTAATCCTTATGAAAATTCAACTAAAATAAACTTGTAGTGCTTGTGAGTGAAATTATTCAAGACGAGAGTTCAATTCTCTCCGCCTCCAGGTTCTTAGATAAGATAGCCTTCTACTATTGCAGAAGCGGAAAGTGTGGTAAGATTATTAGCTGCGGTTGTTAGTCTGAATGCGACAATTTCACCTCCACTAGCTGTCGTGTTGCCAGTATTTTGAGCAATATTTGTACCTCCAATTACGCAATTTGCTGTTGGGAGAGTATTATTATTGGTCAAAGCTAAATTATTTCTAGAAGCATTTGCAACCCTAGATATTGGTGCTACTCCTGTGGCGGTTCCTCCTGCATCTATAACTAAAATAGTAAGGGTTTTGGCAATAAAAATTCTGCCGGTCGGTACATTGAATAGATTAATATTAGTATTAATTGCTCCTAACAAATTTATCGGAGAGTAATTAATTGTGGTCAATAAGGGATATGTAGTAAAATAATTTGCTGCAGCAGACCAACCTGCACTATTTGAATTAACGGTTGTACGTGAACTGTTCCATTGAATACTAGTACCACCAGCTACCGTGATACCATCGTTACTACTAATAGCACCATTTACTGTTAATTCTGCATCAGGATCGCTCTCGTTAATACCTACTTTACCTTTTGGGTTACCGCCTCCTGCAGCATTACCTACATGAAGCACTTCAACACCATCTCCATCGTAAAAACTAGCTACATCAGAGCTTCCTGCAGCCTGAGAAACATATAATGCAGGACCGGTACCGTTATTAATAATACTCAGTGCAGTTGTAGTAGCAAATATAGTATTTGTAAATGTAGTTCCGCTCAAGGCAGATAGCCCACCTTGGAATACTGTATCACCGTAAAAGTAATTTGTTTGTGTATTGGCTATTCTCATGTTATATAGTCCCAAAGTCTAATGGCTTTATTCGCACCATTAATATTTAATATTAAAAATTGCCCTGAATCAGTAGTTGAAGAAGGTGTAATAATACTTGCCCCTGTTAATTTAATATCTGCCCCTGTTAAAGCATTAGTACTGCTCAAACTATTACAATAAAAAGCATTGTCTGTTTTTAGAATACCTACATCTAGTCTATATAAATTTGTATCATAGCTAGAATTACCATCGCCAAAAATTAATGAATTTATCGAACTATCAGCTATTTTTACCTCACCTCTAAAAGTATTAACATCGGTTTTTGCATTACCTAAATTTGTATTACCATTTACATTAAGATTACCAGCAACCGTAGCGTTATTACGAGCAGATATACTACCGTTTACTGTTAAATTGGTATCAGGGTTATCAGTATTAATACCAACAAAACCATTTTCGGTAACTATTAATGCTGTTGCACTAGCAGGATCACCTACAGTTGTTGCATTAAACAAATAAATACCACTCATAGAAAATACGTTAAATGTATTTTCATCAAACGTTTGACTATTATACTTGTTGTTTGTATTGTAATTATAATTACTAAAAACTAAACTATTATTATTTACTGGTTGTCCGTTTCCAATAGCTAAACTACTCTTTTCAGCATAAGCTGCAATACGTGGGTAATCTACCGACCATGCACGCCATGACGTAGGCGGTGTAACAGTTGTACTGTAGCTATTATTTGAAAGTAATACATATCTAATACCGTCAGGGTCAGGACAAGCTGAACCAGGATTAACCGGTGTACCGAGATTTGGTTCAGCATTTGCGAGGTTTAAAAATGTATATCTACCGGAAAGTGCTTGAGCTTGGATCGGTAAACGTACTCTTACTTTCCCGCTAATTGTTTCGGGGGTGGTAATATACTTTCCCATAATTATGTTACCGTATTAAGTGTTTCTAGGAGAGATATGTTTAATACCACAGCATTTGGTGTATTGCAAGAAGCAATTAATGTATCGTATTGCTGTAAAACAAGTTTAGATGGTACTAGGCTTGTTGTATCGTTACCTGATATGAGTATACCTTTAGCGTAATCAACATAAGGTTGTACCGGTACAAATTGTGCTCCTACACCAGATATACCTACTGTTACGGTTACATCGTTATTCGTAAGATTAGTAGCATAAGCTGCTAAAATAATAGCCGCTCTGTCAAATGGTGCTGTGTACACAGAAGATAGGGTGGGTGTGAGGGTGATTGCCTTTCTTCTGAAAAAATTAAGAGGTATATTAGCCATAATATTATTTAATCTAGACTGAGTATTAAAGGTGTAACTAATGCAAGAATTGACTTATTAAAGTCAAGACCTTCAATTGTTCCTTTGCTTTGCACCACTTTAAACCCTCCTCCTACTTTAAAGTCGCCTCGTTCATTAGTACTTGAATAGTAAACAATTCCATTGTCAGAGAATACTGCTTCATTGTTATTAATGGGTGTACCACCCAGTGCAGGTACTGCCAATTCTATTTCAACACCAGTGCCAATGTATTCAAATGCATGTGATGAAGATGCAATCAGACTTCTTAAATAAAACTCAACATATTTAGGTTCATTGGAAGAAGCAGTCAGAGGTGCTTGAAGATTCTGTTCCAATTCAATTCTGTATGTGTACGGTGGGGCTGGTGCTTCTAATGCACTCACTGATTTGATGCTGTGATATTTGGGCAATGCATCAGGATTGAAGAAATCATCATAATCACTTGCAGGATCATCTTGAATATTCATCAACAATCCGTTGTATGGTTCAAGCACAGGAATACCTTCAAGCTCAAACCCAGCTTGCAGAGCAGCAACAAATGCAGACAGTGGTCTAGGTGTCACATCTTGCACATAAACATAATTTTCAGAAAGTGGTGAAGATGTTATCTGATAACCTGTCAACACAGGGAATGTAGATTTTCCTGTTGCAACCAATCCAGACAGCCCGAAGGAACAGTTTGAGGTGCTGATGCTGCATTGACCACCACTTTCACATATTATACCTTCTGTTGTGCAAATAGTAAATGTGCTCACCAATTGTGCATAACCACAATTGATGATATGAATGCCTTTGCCACCTTGATTGTATTGAGTGAATGAATCGGTAACAAAACTTCTCAAGAAGCCAGTTGCAAGTGAGCCGTCCACTCTGATGCCGCAACCTGCTCCAATAACTTTCACAGGCTCATTGGCTATGATCTGCAAAGCAAGGTACTTGGCGTAATTAATAGCCATCACTGTTTGTATTTCTTGGCCAGAAATTACTGATTGGTCAGTTAAATTGTCGAAATAAGCATTTCCTGAATCTATTGCACTGGCAGTGGTGCCATTAGTCACATCATAACACACTGAATCAATGATGATTCCAACATCTCTTTCACACTTATCTTTATTGTATATGAATGTGGGGTAGGCTTTGCCCATGTATTCAATGACTTCTTTCTGTATGAAGAGCTTATTTGCCTGCAACAATGTTACTGCATCATAACGACTTGCAACTGGTGTATTGGTTATGATATTTTGTGAAATAATATCGGCATAGCCAAGAGCATCTGCTGTTTGCTTTTGCTGGCCTGCGACCCTCGATACACCAGTGCCTGTGTAATAGTAATTACCTGCATTGATGCTGCTCAAATAGTTACCTTGGGTGATATCATATGAAACAGCATCAACAATGTAACCAGTGTCCCTGAGACATGACGCAATGTTATATCTGAGTGAAGGATATGTGGTATTAACATAATTAATGACCTCGTTTTGTATGAACGATCTGTTTAATTCCAACAGATAATTTGCATCTGTAGATCCTGGAACTGGAGGCGTAAATGTGCCAGGTGATATGGAGCCTATGCCGTTTAATATGATACCCGACACCACAGTATAGCCAGTTTTTACATATGGAGAAGCATCACCTCCTAAAGCATATGTAGGACTATACTGCTGTGCATAATATTTAAACGGTTCATTAGAAATTACTGCTTGTGATACAAGATTTGCAAACAATAATGCAGCTATAGTGGGCGATTCCTGGCCAGATATGAGACTCTTGTTATGTTTGAAATATGAAGTACCAGCAGAAATGCTGTAAAAGTTAGTATTGAGGGCAAGATCTTGAACTATGCTGTCTATGACATTGCCCACATCTCTGTAGCATAAATCATTATTATAAGTAAGTTTTGGAAATATCTTATCTACGTAATCCACAACTAACCTTTGAATATATGGTTTATTACTTTGTAAAAGAGTTATAGCATCTGCAGCCCCTGGTACAGGTGTAGGAGAGCTTGTTGCTGTTGGTGTGTATGTACCATTGCTGCCTATAATTTGTGCTACTATGTTCCAGGAATACTCTACAAATGCAGAAGCTAAATTGCCTGTAGGAGCAAATGGATCGAAGACTTGATTTTGTAATTTTTCACCAGTAATAATAATATCTGTTATAGTGTCAAACGATTTAGTGACATCTGATTTTATTAAATACCCAGAAGATAGGAATGGATTGAATGTTTGTGAAGTAACTGCTGGTGTGTTGGTAACCAGTTTATTGGCTAAAAAGTTGATATATCTTAACGCAGCAATGGTTTGTATTTCTTGACCAACAATGACAATCTTGGACCCTCTGTAGTATCGACTGCCTGCGCTTATGGCTTTGACGTTAGTACCTGTTTGCAAGTCACTGATGACACAATCAATAATTATTCCTGTGTCTCTTTCACATATTTCTTTATTATAAGCAAAGCCTGGAAAATTTTTATCAATGTAATTGATGGTTGTTTTTTGAATGAAGGGTTTATTCAAACTTAACAAGTATGCAGCGTCTGTATTAGTAGGTATTGTAACTACTGGTGGTAGGGTGGCAGTGCCATTGCGAATGATGTTGATAATTGTATTGAATTCATTTGTTATATATCCAGTAGCTTGATACCCGTTAGTGTAAGTTGCATCAAACTGCTGTTCATATGTGCGCAAATATTTGTTGTTAATGACATGGACGGCAACAGACTTTGCAAACCTAATGGCATCAGCTGTCTGTAGTATTTGATCTTCCGGCAGAACACTCAAGGCGCCATTTTTATAGCTTTCACCAGCGCTTATTGCACTTAATGTGGTGTTGTTTAACAAATCATAAACTGTGGCTTCAATGATATATCCAACATCTCTGTAGCACGAACTTCTGTTGTATGCAAGCAATGGATAATTGTATGATACCCATCTCACAGTTGCTTCTTGAATGAATGCACTGTTGGTCTGAAGCAAAGTGATGGCTGTGTCTCTGCCTACTGATGGGGTTGTGGTTACTGGTGCAGGAACAATGCCTCCTTCAATTATACCAGCAACTATGTCAAAGGAAAGTTCAACATTGGACTGTTCTTGTTTGCCAGGTTGAATGGCTTGCAGACAAAGATTGCGTGCATAATTGTAAGCATTGATTGTGGGGTCAATTTGATCTTCAGGCAGAGGCACATATCCGCCAACAACATAACCGTTTGCTACATTAACAGCAGAAGTGGATGTGCCAGTGGTCAACCCATCTATAACTGCATTTAAAATGTACTCAGTATCTCTGGCACATTTTGTTTTATTGTAATTAGGTGGTGGTGAATTGCTATCAACAAATCTTATCACATCTGCTGTTATGGAGCTCAAGCTGTATGTTAAGATGTTAACAGCAGTTGATGTGAAAGCATCAGGTGCAGCAATGGATGGTGGGGTTGGCACAACTGCTGTGGACAGAGTTGTTGTTATAATTGAAAATAGTTTGTTGACATTATCACCTGCATCAAATGGTTCGAACACTTGTGTGAATGGCAGGTAATAACTAGGATACAGATCCGGTTGAATTGGAACCTTGAGATAAGTTGTAATGGAGCTCATGCCTTGTGTGTATGGGCTGGTGGTAACAAATGGTTTTGAGACTATTGGTAATCCAAAAGGGCCTCCTGGTTTGGTTGTACTAATTTCACACCCTGGTGTGTTGAAAGCTACTTTGTATGCAGCAGTTCTTGGGTCCAAATTAGGAAATGCAGTTGCTGCACAAGGATCCCATGTATCTCTGAATGTGAAGCCCCACATGTAACATGCAGCATTGAGCCAAAACAAATCCATTTGTTTGTGATATGGGCGAACGTTTGTGCGGCGCAAATAAGCTTCACCAATGATGGATGTGCCTGCAGGCACATAAATGGGATTAATTTCTGTGTAGTCACCAGCTTCCACCTGAATGGTTGCTTTGTTGGTACCATACACATTAAAAACAATTTGACATGCTTTTTTAATTGTTCTGACTTTTTGTGAGGGGTTCAACCCACTGTTGTAATCTGAACCAGTGGTGCTAACATATACTGTATTACCATCTGGCCTGTCATATATAAAAGCTTTCTTAGCATAGCCGTTACCGTAGACATTAAAATCCATTGGAACCGCAGAAAGATTTCCTTGATAAGGATCATATTTTTCAGCAGCTGTTTTACCATTAACTACAACATACCCATTGTCAGTAATAAATAGAGCTTCTTTACCACCACTTAATGCATCACCGTCGATAAATTGAGCAATAGGCTGTTTACCGTATTGTACAACTGTTAATGCAGGTCCAGTACCGTGATTAATAACGCTTAATGCGCTAGTAACTGAAACTACTGTATCAAGATAAGTAAAATCTCCAAAAACAGAAAGATTTCCTAGAACAGTAGCATTACCATCAACAAAAAGATTTTCGTGTGCAGAAATTGAATTATAAGTTACAAAATCACCAATAAAAGGCTCTTCAGGCGAAGCAATAGGATCAGTACCCGAATCAGGGTAACCTATTGAAGGAGAAGAATGATGATTCCTTCTATGCCATTTATTATGAAATCGCGCATTACCGGCCATATAATATATTTATGTAAAAAGCATGCTTAAATTATAGTTAAACTGGCCAATATTTACCACCAGTTACAAAGTAATAATATGTTCTAGGTGTTAATCTACCATAATACTTAGTCTGTGTAGCATCACCGTTAAATATTACATAAAATATATTACTATTAGATAGATATGTGTCCTTCTTTATTACACACGAGGCTACACCATTAAAATAACAGTAAAGTGCGCCAAACCCGGAAGAAAATCTATCAGCAGTTATACCTAGTTTTGTTACAGGTGCTGGTGAGCATAATCCTTGGAACTGTACTCCTACGTAAGTGGGAGCACTAGCGGATGGTTGGTAAGCTAAATTAGGCGGTACTGGGCATGTGTATGTATATTGCGAAGTAAATGTGGGTACACTGGTATTAGTGGGTGTAATTGTCGGTGTTCTTGTCGGTGTAGGTGTTCTAGTAGGTGTAACTGTATTAGAAGGTGATATGGTTATTGTTGGTGTAACTGTTTCTGTCGGCGTAACTGTAGGTGTAACTGTTGGTGTTAATGAATTAGTTGGTGTGACCGTCTGTGTTACAGTAGGTGTTACTGTTGGTGTAACGTAATTTTTAGCTTCATCAAATACATTGAATATAAATTTTGTTGGTGTTATTGTCGGTGTGACAGTCGGTGTAACAGTTATAGTCGGTGTTATAGTTGGAGTAATTGTTGTTGTCGGTGTAGCTGTAGGTGTAACTGTGGATGTCGCTTCAGGCGTTACAGTCGGTGTAACAGTTTCAGTAGGCGTAATTGTAATTGTTGGTGTTACAGTCGGTGTAACAGTTTCTGTTGGTGTAATAGTTGGTGTTACAGTCGGAGTTACAGTTTCTGTTGGCGTTGCTGTAGGTGTTACAGTCGGAGTTACAGTTTCAGTTGGCGTTACTGTAGGTGTCACCGTCTCGGTTGGCGTAATAGTTATAGTAGGAGTAGGTGATAGATAAACTGTTACAGTAACAGTAGGTGTGATTGTAGGTGTTGTGGTCTGCGTAGGCGTAATAGATTGAGTCGGTGTTATAGTAGGTGTAATTGTTTCTGTAGGTGTAATAGTAGGTGTAATTGTTTCTGTTGGCGTAATAGTTGGTGTTACTGTTTCTGTCGGCGTAATAGTTGGTGTTATAGTAGGTGTGACAGTCTCTGTGGGTGTAATTGTCGGTGTAGCTGTATGGGTTGTTGTAGGTGTAATTGTTGCTGTCTGTGTTACAGTAGGTGTTACTGTTGGTGTAACGTAATTTTTAGCTTCATCAAATACATTAAAGACAAATACCGTTGGTGTTATTGTAGGCGTTATGGTTGGTGTAACTGTTTTAGTAGGCGTCATGGTTGGTGTAACTGTTTTAGTAGGCGTCATGGTTGGTGTAACTGTTTTAGTAGGCGTCATGGTTGGTGTAACTGTTTTAGTAGGCGTTATAGATTGAGTAGGTGTAATAGATTGAGTAGGAGTATTTGTAGGTGTCTTAGTAATAGTAGGTGTAATAGTTGGCGTTGTTGTTGGCGTAACTGTTGGTGTAGCTGTATTAGTAGGGGTTCTTGTTGGTGTTCTTGTTGGTGTAATTGTAGGTTTTGGCGTTCTAGTAGGCGTAACAGTTAAAGTGGTTGTAGGCGTAACAGTAGTAGTCGGTGTTGTAGTCTGGGTTGTTGTACTTGTCGGTGTAATAGTTGGGGTGATAGTAGGTGTAATGGTAGGCGTTACTGTCTCTGTAGGTGTAATTGTTGTAGTTGGTGTACCAGTAGGTGTAGGTGTTGTTGTAGGTGTAAGCGATCTTGTAATCGTTATAGTAGGTGTTATTGTGGGTGTAATTGTGGGTGTAATTGTGGGTGTCCTTGTTACAGTAGGTGTAATAGTGTTTGTAGGTGTAATAGTGTTTGTAGGTGTAATAGTCGGTGTAGATGATCTTGTAATCGTTATAGTAGGTGTTATAGTTGGTGTTATAGTAGGTGTGACAGTCTCTGTTTGTGTAATTGTAGGTGTTATAGTTGCCGTCGGTGTAATAGTCTGTGTAGGTGTTATTGTGGGTGTTATTGTCGGTGTTATTGTCGGTGTTATTGTCGGTGTTATTGTTACAGTAGGTGTAATAGTATTTGTAGGTGTAATAGTCGGTGTAAGCGTAGGCGTTCTAGTAACGGTTGGTGTTACTGTAGGTGTAACCGTTTCAGTAGGTGTAGTTGTAGGTGTTATTGTAATAGTTGGCGTAATTGTAGGTGTTATTGTAATAGTTGGCGTAATTGTAGGTGTTATTGTAATAGTTGGCGTAATTGTAGGTGTTATAGTTGCAGTAGGTGTCGGTGTAGGTATAACATATGGTCCTATCTGTGCGTTAATTAACAAATTACTATCTGATAGTTTAGCATACCCTGCATTACTAAAAATAATAACATCATAATACCCCCCACCAGATAAATTAGAAACATTTAACGTTAAGATATTATTTGTTAATGTGTAGTCAAAATACTTAAACCCTGTAAAAGCAGGGTATAGAGATGAACCTGGAAAAAAGTCAACAACTACATTATTGTATGCTTGAGCGTTATCACTAGTAGTACTTAGATAAACAAATCTTGTATTTTCAAAATTATAGCCTTGAAATGAAATAACTGTAGTTCCGCCAGATAAATACGTAATCCTATTCATTTTAAAAGCCTTATAAATTATTTATGGATTTTTTAAATAAATAAGGTTAAACTTATAAGATGAGTGCAGGTAAAGGCGATAAACCGAGAAACTGTTTTAGTAAACAATTTAAAGAGAATTTTGATGTTATTAATTGGCCATCAAAAGAAAACAAAGAAATACGGAACTATACAGTTAAAAGGGGTAAGAAAATCTACAAATACCCATAATATCTATTCGCCTAGTATTCCAATGGCAGAGAAAAACGACTTAAAATCGTTCAAGTGTCAGTTCGAGTCTGACCTAGGCGAAGTACTTGCACTATTTAAAAATTCCCGTATACTATGAATATGGACGTTGATTATCTTTTAGAGCAGATTGAGTTTCATAACTCTAGCTATGAATGGATTGTTAGAGAATCTGAAAAAATAGCTAGAGCAATGAAATCTTTAGATGACCGAGAATTTAATCCTGAAGCATATGATAAGCTTACCAAGAAATTTCTTGAACTTGAGCTCCGGTATAAGAGGAATAAAAAAGACTATGATACTGTAGTAGCTCAAGTTCGCTCTTATTTTAATGATAAACATGGCATGGATATCATGGGGCTGCTAGATGATGATATCAATGAGGCAAATAAATGAGACCTACTCTTATTATCTGGACAGTCATTATTCTTATTTCCATTGTGGCTAGCAGAGTACGCAGCTCTAAGGCAGATTGTTATAGCAACCCTAATCGCCCTTACGTGGCAGGATGTCCATGAATTGGGTTATTCGAATACGATAGGAGGTTTATGCCTCCGTCGTCTAACTGGTTAAGACCCTACTCTTATAAAGTAGTCGCTCTAGATTTGGGCAAAATGCGGGTTCGAATCCCGCCGGAGGTACCATTTATTGCACTCATAGCTCAACCGGATAGAGCAACGGTTTTCTAAACCGTCGGTTCCAGGTTCGATTCCTGGTGAGTGCGAAATATATAATGTATGGGTAGATACCGAAGTGGCCAAACGGGGAAACTGTAAATCTTCTGGCTTCCGCCTTCAGTGGTTCGAATCCACTTTACCCACAATTTATATAAATTACTAAGTTACCTGAACGTCGCCATTGTAAGTATAGTAAACTAGCTCAGAAATAGTCGCGTAAGACGGGCATGTGTTGCCCTTAGCTATAGTAAACGGATCACGTACAAATTCTTTAATCTCATTTATAATACCACCGTTTAAGATAAACGTATTATTAATATCATCTAACGTAAATGTACCGCCAGTAACTGCGCTCATAGATAGTTTAAATGTCCAGAACGGTTGAATTGGGTTAGCTGGGTTCATAAACCAGTTTCCAGATATACCAATATTAATAGAGGTTGCAAGCGGATTAATAGCGCTCAACGTCTGTAGATCAACAAGCACTTGCTCTATACCGGAAGACGATTTAAAGTCGCCGCCATATGAAAGTGAACCTACCACCGTACTTGGCGAGCCAATCGGACAGCCTCCAACAGTAACATAATTATTAGCATAACCAGGAATATTATATACAGAGACATTAGGATCAAAATCATTTCCGTCATACTCAAATCCGAATAATAAATACCTAAACGGCTGACGGAATAATATTAATGGGCTGACGGTAGGTGTAGGAGTAGGTGTTTTTGTTACTGTAGGTGTAATAGTAGGTGTGCGTGTGATAGTAGGTGTAATAGTAGGTGTGCGTGTGATAGTAGGTGTAATAGTGGGTGTTCTAGTTACAGTTGATGTAATAGTGGGTGTAGGTGTAGGAAATCCTGAAGGTGTTATTGTAGGTGTAACAGTAGGGGTAGGTGTCACCGAGCCAGTAGGTGTGGGTAATATAGGTACTATTTTACTCACGCCTTGCCCTTGCCTTATATTAAAAATGTATTTCATTAGCTTATATATACTGTATTTGATGTACCGGGATTATTGGTAACCTCAGCTTCTAAGATACTTCTTAATGCGACTTGAACATCGTAAATCTTTTTTATAATTCTATTAAATACACTTGTAGTTGTAAGCTCGTTTGCGCCTATATAAAAAGCTAGATCTTGCTGAAAGATAATAGAATCTAATTCGTCAGGCAAAAGATATCTTGTCCCTTCAAAAACAATATTACCTTGACCGTCTTGCGATCCTATAAATTTACCAATAATTTGATCTCTAAAACGCATATGATTAATTAAGAGTTTTGATATTGCTTTATTAAAAACCCAATTTTGAAAGTACTCTTCACTATTAAGTTTAATTTGGTCAAGATTATATATATCAAAATGTCTAATTCTCAAGATATCATATAAATTTAAGTTGTCAAAAAAGTTGCCTAGCTTACCTGTATTACCGTTTAAAGTAAAAATAACATTTCTATCACCAGTATCTGTAGCTACAGAACTAAATCCTGTAATTATATCATTAGGTAAATTATAGTTAAATAAATACAGTAAATATTTACCTATTAAATCAGATGGAGTGCTAGCAAACTTTTTATATACATTTAAGTTAGAAATTAAATAAAAAATATCTTTATTGTATTTCGAAAATACTATCTTTTTAAATATTTCGCCTGGATATGTTGATGCTGTATCAAATATCTGTTTGGATTGAAAAGTATTATCATATTTTATAAAATTTTTATCAGTAAGTACAAAAATATTACCAAGATTATCTGCTGCTATATCTACCGGTCTAAGGTCTGCTAAATCAATAGATAGCCTATAAGTTCCAAGCCAATTTAAATTTGAATCGTACATTTTAACACATTTATTTCCTGAATCTAATACATAAAGATTTTTATCATATGAAGTTAGACCTGTAGGTGAATTGAATTCTAATTTAGAGGTTGAAGGTCCAAAATTACCTATTGAATTTAAATATCTAAGTGAATTTCTTGTAATTATGTCATTTGTATATAAACCAGATGCATCGTACTTTACAATTTTGTTAAGAGAACTGTCTAATACAAATAAATTCTGATCTATAGATTCAAATGCTGTTATACACTGATAGTAAGTACCTAGCCCGGGATCGACTTCATTAAGAGCAAAGTTACGCGTAAAGTACGATGCGCTTTCATCAAAATTAAAAACTGCTATTGACGATATACAGCTCATTAAAATGGAATATTGATCTATATCTTCATTTTTTATTAAGAACAACAAATCTGTCTTATCTAATCCTATAAATCTATTATTAGAGGATAACGGTATAAATGTACTGGTATAGGCATTTTTATGCCATTTAAAATCGGTAGAATTTGCAGTTATTCCTGCTACCCCCGTGCTTGAAACTGGTATTACGTTAGAAGATATTAATGATGCTTGATAGAGATATATAAAATTATCATATAAATGACTTAATTTTAAATTAATTAAATCACTTGAAACGGTGTCATTAGCTTGAAACGCTATGTTATTAAAACTATAAGGAAGCTCTAAATTATAAGTAAGATATCTTACAAGCTGTAAATTGTTTGATAGAGTATTCATTAATTTGCCCATTTAATATTTTTAATTTGCGTATATACCGGCGCAGTATTTCTTAATATACTTAATATACGCTGCTCTAACGCGTACTTTAAATCTTCATCTCGAATACCGCTGTTTCTTATAATTAAATTAAATAATGTAGATTTGGAACCGGGCGATCTTAGCTTGAAATATCTTTCAACCTCTTCTACGTAATTACGTCTTCCGCATGCAACGTTAAGATTGATATCGCGAATAAACATATTTTTTCTTGTATGCATAATAATATCGTAGTCATATAGAGGCTTATCGTATAGATAAAAATTCTTAATTTTTAAGTTAGTTGCTAGATAATTTGTATTTTGAAGAAAATTAAATAACGGTATAGAATTTAAATAAGTTGATGTTCCTACTAAAAATGGTCTGTTAATTATATTACTAAATATGTATTTTCTAGGATCAAACTCTGCTACATCTTGCAGCTGCCCGTCGACAAAGAAATGCATGAATCCTTCATATGCGTCAAATCTTATAGCAAAGTTATGATACCCAGGGTCAACCGCAGAAAGATTAAATTTTACTTCTACAGTAGTACTGCTATTAATATTATACATATTATAAAGTCTTACTTTAGCGCTAAAATTACCGGGTGAATAATTAGCTTGGTTATTAACTCTTAAAAATTCGCCATTTGTGAGATTGTTAAAGCCGGCGGTTAAATAGGTAGATTGTGTACTTAATGCAGTTGCCCCATCAATACCTATTTTCGTAAAATTAATAGTATTGCTGCTTGAAGTTGATTGTCGCATTACAATCATTTCTTTAATATACTGACCTTGTTTAAATTCTGCTAAAGAATCGATCTTATAATTAGCAAAATTAGTTTCAGAAAAATACCCTGACAGCAGAAATTCTCTATATCTATTATATTTTGCATATTTATTTCTATCAAATAATATCCAAATATTATTATCGTAGTCTATAGTAAAATCTTCTATGCTCGTAGAAGCAGAAAACGCTGTAATGAGCGTTGAAACAGTATTAATATTGCTCCATAGTTTAATTTTATTGCCCACTAAATAAAAAATATTATTATCTATAATTTCTGACTTTGTACCGTCAGTGTAATAAAACTCTCCATTATATAAATTAACTGTATTACAAAAAGTTATAAGTGTATCGATAGGTACATTAGTAAAATCGGCATTAGCAGTAAAATCAGTAATTACATTGGAGTTAAGATCTGCTCTAGCTAATTTCATATTAGGTGTACCGCCCGGGTTATTATTGAAGAAGAAATATGCGTAATCTTCCGTATTAGTAAAGTCTCTAGATTGTCCTATTTTTAAATTAGTTAATGTTCTTCTAATCTCTGAAAATGACAAATTGTATCTGCGCACAGTGTTGTCTTCAAAAAGTATATAAAAATCATCAAGACTCTGTGTTCTAATTACACCTCTTATTTTTGAATCTGTCTCGAGCCTACTTAAAACATTTAAATCAGTATTAGTTATATTTAACGAGCTAAGAGTATTATAAAACACGAAAGGTGTAACTGATTGTTGATTAAAAATTCCAAACCCATCGGAACTATAGTTTCCAATAATTTGATTACCTAATGGTATATTCCAATCAGTACTATAACCATCAAAAATTAAAGTAAACTGATTTGTATCGTTAATAGAAGAGAGAGAACCTGTAGATGCATATTTTACACCATTAAAGCTATATTCACCAGTAAAGACCTCTTGTACATCTGACCCATTGTAAAATTTATAACTAATTAAATCTTTTTGAGCTAAATTCTTACTAAAAATATTAATAAAGTTTTCAACATCTTTTGGCCCATAATGATGATACGCGTAATAAGCTCCTTTTTCAAAAATTAAATCTGAAGGCTTATCAAACACATCAACGTCACCTAGTAGTTGATTTGCTTCGCTTACTAAACAATCGAAAACAGATATATACCTAACCGCTTTAAAATCAGATGAGGTTAATGCTCTTAAGAATGATATATTTTTAGGGTTATAATATCTATCTACCCATATAGGTCTTACGTTTGTATCTGTACTACCGGATAACCATGCACATAGAAACTCACCAGTAGTTTCTTCTATTGTATCGCCAAAATGGGTTGTGCGGCTGTAATCGCCTTTCTTTTTAAATATCTTATCTGACTTTAAAGGGTGATCTCCAGCTATAGCCCCTGATTCAGCTAAATAAGAATCATTTACATTTAATCTTTCAAAAGGATAAAAGTTCTGAGGAATATGAAAATACGTTACACTATCTTTTTTTAGTAAAATATTAGTTGTATATGTTTCATAACCTAGTGAGATGTTATCATCGCCATATTGTTGATTAGATCCTGTAAATAATGATTGATAATCTCTAAATTGAACATTTTTTTCATCAAAAAAAGGATTACCACGTCCTTGATAATTATCAGAATTACTACTATTTTTTAAAGATAAGATATTAAAATCGATAGACGCACTAGATAAATTAAAGTATTCATTATTTAACAATAAATTAGATTCTATATTTTCAAAACTTCTTAAAGGATATATATTTTGTGAGTTGGTAAATAGATCTTTTTTGTAGCTCATCCATGGGTCTATAAATTTTGTATTGTTTGGCGATTTACTTCTAGGATTAATTCTAAAAATTGAACTTATAGAATAGGGTATAGAAGTACCGGTGAGAGGTTCAGCTAAAGTCAGATTATTATTGTTTGCGTTGAACGTAACATAATTAGCTATATCATTAATATTCTTAAATAATACAATAAATTTAAAATCTCTATCGTAGATATACATAAAAATTTGAGGACTATATTCTCCTAGACTATCTAACTCAGCGTCTTTACTAAAAGAAAGATTACCTGTATAATCAACTGTTAAATATCTTTTTACATTACTATTTTCATGTGATATCTTACAAAAATTTTCTGATAAAAATGAAACGTCGAAGAAATATTGATTATTAATGTTTGAATATTCACCATTTACATTTAGTTCTGCACGATTAACTCCGACTCCGGGTTCTTCTACAACCCAAAATTTAGTAGATGGTGTTATTGTGCCCGGCGCATTAGCAGCAAAAAATGTAGAAAACCCGTAATCATTTAAATACTCCAAAGGATCGACATAGAAACTACTTGTTAAAAGATCATTCTTAGTAAGAATTAAGTTTGAAAAATTATTTATTTTTTGATCATTAATATCTTTTAAAGAGTCATTAAGAGGTATATTAAGATCCTGCTCGGTGAACATAACAGTTTCTTTAAACTTAAACTCTTCATCGTAAGGATATCTTGCTGTAAGACATATAAAGTTAGATGAGGTTATTTCAGCGATTTCCATAAATTTATTTATAATAAAGTCCTTATGTACACACTATCGATAAACGATATATCATTACTATTAGTCGTTATAGATTCGAAATATAGCGTTACATTATCACCTGACGGTATTGTTACATATGAGGGTGATAAATGTTCTATCCAAGTACTTGTAGTAGTAGGTGTGAATATACCTAAACTATATAAATTAACAGAGTCGACAACTGCAGATACACTTAATACCATGCTGCTGGGATTATTTGTTTGTGACCGGAAACCGATTTTAAGATTTTTAGGATCTACATAACCTGCCAATATAGGGTATAATAAGTAGGCATTATTACCGGATAAGAACGCTGCTTGACCTAAAGTACTTGTTGTGTCGTCTTTTTGATTTAGATTTTGAGCCCCGGTGACACCTAAAACACTACCGTTAGCTGCAATACCTGCGCGACCACTAAAATCCCATTTCACTCCCACACCTACAGGATTTAGAACATATAGAGGTCCTGGATCGCTTCCTAAATTAGGTTCTTCAAAACCACTATTTATAAGATATTCGTCATTGTATATAAACGGGGTTACAGTTGGTGTAACAGTTTCAGTAGGTGTGATTGTTACTGTATGTGTTACCGTTGGAGTTAATGTAGGTGTATTTGTTGGTGTATTTGTTGGTGTATTTGTTGGTGTAACAGAATTAGTTACGGTAACAGTGTTTGTTGGTGTAACGGTAGGTCTAGGTGTCTTTGTTACTGTCATTGTAGGTGTTGAAGCTATAGCTGTCTCCGTTGGTGTTACCGTAGGCGTAACTGTTTCAGTAGGTGTAAATGTTGGGGTAACTGTAGGCGTCGGTGTGAGCGTCTCTGTAGGCGTTAAGGTGGGTGTTTCTGTTAGCGTTTCTGTTGGTGTAATAGTAGGTGTTGGTGTAGGTGTAAAATTAGAAGGTGTTATAGTAGGCGTAATAGTATTTGTAGGTGTTATAGTAGGTGTAACAGTTTCAGTTGGCGTGAAAGTAGGTGTAATTGTAGCTGTCGGTGTAACGGTTGGCGTAATAGTGGGTGTAACTGTTATAACCGGCGTTACAGAGGGTGTAATAGATTGTGTTGGTGTTATAGTAGGTGTAATAGATGCTGTCGGCGTTGGTGTAGGTGTGATTGTAGGTGTAATAGTAGGTGTCGGTGTAAAGACAACCCTATTTAAATTAAAATCCGGATAACTGCTTACTAGACAAAAATGGGATAAATAAGTCGAAGATAGTGTTTCTACTTGTAATACTTCTAAGCTATTAAATTTATTATCTATAACATCTAATTGCCTTGAATTAATTAGATGCAAATCATCTAAATCAAAAATAGTAGCAGGATATAATGTTAATTTTAATTCAAATACATTTAAAGCTAGATTACCGTTAAAAACTGTTACTGTAGGAAAATATGTGTTAATACCAGAGCTGTTTAACTTATAGGTGTGTGAAACGTTTATATCTTTAGGTGAGCTCGGATCAAGACTTACTATATTAACGAAATCATTTTGTATTATTTTTTTATTAATAGTAATAACGTCGTTATCATTAAAATCATATACTATCTTAACAATAGGGTAATATTGTTCACTAAGCCCGGACGGTGTAATAGTAAGTGTAGTATTACCTTTAAATATGCCTAGGTCTGCACTTAATGATGTATTTTGTATAGCGTACCCCCACGGGAAAAACGCTCCACCATAAGAAGAAGCGGGGTAAACAAAGGTTCCAGAAGTAGCAGAAAAGGTACTGCCAGTAGCGATATTTGTAAAAACTATATTATCGTAAGCTGGGTCTTCAAATAGATAACCATTTAAAACATAGGGCCTTAGAAGTACTTGAGTGCTTGAAAGGCCATATAAAACAGAGTTCACATTATTATTTACTTAAAAATTAACTTTCTTTACGTAAATTGCTATTATAGTGATCAAAACGATTATGCTCAACGGGAGATAGTAAGAGAACAGAGCCTCGTAACTTATTATCTTTGGTTAATTGAAACATATGTGACATCCATGTTTGTTCAAATGGATGAGCCCATTTAACATTTAAAAACATTTTTCTATTACCTTCTCTATTAACAAGTTGCGGCCAATTACAATAATATGTATCACCTTCTAAATAACTTAACCCATCAATTGTTTTAACACTGGTATACTGTGTTCTTGGTGCATTAGGATCAGTTCCGATTTCAGGTAGCTTACAATAATGCGGCCAATATCTCTGTCTAACTACTTGCGGTACGTTATACCATGCCCACTGTGTACCGTTGTCACCAAAAAATTCCGTATATGAAAATTTTATAAAATCGTAATTTTCTTTTTCCATAATTTTATGTATTTTATAGAAAAAGTTAGGTGTATAGCGAGACAAACCGTTACGACAAACTGTTCCAGGTTTTTCTACTAGTGTCATATCATCTTCTAAGAAGAAATAGTGTTTTAAATTAGTAGCTTCAAAATGCTCAGCAATAAATTGACGACCGCCGCATATACCAATGTTATTCTTTTTAATATGCTCAAAATTATATTTCTTACAAAGTGAAATATACTCATTATTAAGAGATAAATCGGTACTATTATTCAATAAATAGTTTTTAGTCTCTCTTATGAACCCTGGATGCTTTAAATAACTTTCACATAATAATTGAAATTGTTTAGGCGAATTAAATCCAATAACATACAAACCTGTACCGGTGGAGTTATCTTCGACTTTAATACTTTCTTTATATTCATCAACTTTAATATTTTTTAAATTTTCAAAAAACGTCACCAAAAGCCCGTTGTCTTCGATAGTAAACCGCTTAAACATATGAGGATGCAAATATGTCATTAATGTAAATATACTTTCTTCTGTTCCCATGTAACCTTGCCGTAGGGTATCGCTTAATAATGAGTAGTATATACTATTAATATTTGTTATTGATGATTTCGGACCGCCAAAGAACCCTGCTCTATTGACATATTCAACATTCTTTGTGTTAGCGATTTCATTCATTTTAGTGCGGGTAAACCCATGAATCTCATCGCCACCAGAGTATGGAAAGCTAACAAATAAAAATTTATCATCAAGCAATTCAGGTAATTTATCTAATACTTTATCATGAGTAAAATAACCGGGATGAACGGTATTAGTAATACCCGCATCAAGCCAAAATAGATATTCAGAATTAAACTTATCCATTATACTAGCATCATTTAATAAAAATACTTTAGACATAACCAACGGGTTATATAATTCAAGCTTTGCTTGCGTTGAATCTTTTAACCAACCTGCTTGGTTATACCAATCCGGGTTAGTTCGAATTTCTTGAATTTTATTGTAGAAAGGCATATTCTTAATCCAATCTAAACTTCTAACTATAAACTGTGTATTATAATGCTGTCGATGCTTAAAGACAAATTCTTCTAATTCTTTTTCACCAAAAATAATTAAATTAAAGTCTGTTTTAAGAAGTTCTTCTAATTTGTTTAAGTAATGATTAAAAGATCTCGACCACCCTTCGCTTAACTTATCCCTACCGATATCCCACAACCCTGTTACTATAGTGTAAGGCGATGTAGGTATATTAACTTCAGCTAAAGATGCATTTTTTTGAATAACGGCTAGTTGATCGCATAATTTAACAATATCAAATTTATATCCACGTTCATTAAAGAAATCAAACACTGCGGCTTTTACCCCCGGGAGATCTGCTCTATCGTAGTCGTGAATAAAAATATATCCATCTTCTGAAACTCTGTCGTATACTTTATTTAAACTATCGTAAATTGAGTCATAAAAATCGCCATCTAAAAAAGCAAAGCATATTTTTTCAGGCAGCTGATCATCTCTGATATCTTTAAACCAACCTTTAGTAATAGTAGGTATAGGTAAGGAGTTGTTAATAAAATTTTCTTTTAATACGTCTTCTGTTGTTGTTAACCCGCCTTCTGTCCACCCGGTATTTTCTTCATATTTAGATAGCGGAGGTAGCCCCTCGAAAGAATCGTAAACATATAGTTTTTTATCTGTACATGTTTCAACAATTGTTTTTTGAAGGTATTTGCTTGACTCACCTACGTAGCATCCTAATTCGACTACATCGCCTTCTATTTTATTGTTAATAGCTTCAAGTAGATATAGGACAAGAAAACTAATTTGACTATCATTAATTATACTTGGATCTTTTTTATTATTGTCGAAGTGTTTAATTTTATCAAATAGGCTCATATTTTAACCTTACATGTCCACGCTACATTATTAAAAATATTATTACTATAATCTTGTAAATTATTTTTTACAACAGATGGTGAAATGTCACTTTCAGTAATTTCACACCAATTCCAAATCTTACCGTTACAATGCTGATCAAAAATGCTCCTATCAAAGCCGTAGTCATGAGCTAAGATATAATCTCTCGGTTTTAGATAAAATGAAAGCAAATTGAATTCATCTTTTTTACTACCGCCATCGCAAAAAACAATAGTTGTGCCTGGCGATTTAATAAAATCTATAACATCCGGTTTGACAGAAGAAAAGTCATCGGCAAAAATATTTTCAACTCTTACGTCAATACCATCTTTTATCATATCATTATACCAGTCATGACCATGAATATCATAACTTAATATTTTGCAATTATTATTAATTTGTTTGTTAACGTAGTGTAAGTATTGTGTAAACCCACCTAGAGCAGTTCCAATTTCAAGTATGTTAGATGGTTTTACTTCATTTAAAAAATTATAAAATACTTCATATACACCATGATGTTGCTGACAAGCGAATCCGAGATAACTAGATAGCCCATCATTAGCTTCGAGATTAACCTTTTTAGTTATATTTTTATCTATTTCTTCCATTGTTCTATTCCTGTTAAATTATATGTATGTTCAACACATTTATCTAATTTAATGTAGTTTTCATAATAATCCCTAGCATTTTTTGAAATAAAATTTAAAAAGTCTTTGTCATCTTTTACTTCTAGGAATCTTTTCTCTATTAAATGTGAATGCTCTGGCGACAGCTGATGTTCAGAACTAATAAAAGGACGTAGTGTGGAGATGTAATGAAAATTTGGTATAAGCGGCGGTGACATTTCATGTGAATATTCAAATCTAATAATAGGAATACCCATGGCCATATTTTCTATATCTCTATAACAAAATTCACCTCGACCCGCAATGGAAAATGCAGCTTTATAGTTAATAATATCATTTGCATATGCTTCAAAACCTCCAATTGGTAAGCCACCTTCAAAATACTGTGAATTAAACCCGTTTAATATTGTGCGTATTTCTAATGAAGTGCCTCTAAAGTAAAATTTGTCAATAAAATTAGAAATATCTTTTCTTTTATTGTAGAATGCATCGTAATCATATATGTTTTGCGGGAAATAAACCCACGGGGAAAACTTACTAAAATCTTGTCCGCTATATAAATTAGAGCTAATTTTATTCTTTTGATATTGTGATATTAATATTTTCTGCACTTTTGGGTAATTGTGAAGTATTGCATGTGTCAAATCGTCGGAGACTGATAATACTACTACTTCATGTGTATCATAATTTTCAATAAGCATTTCGCATTCAAGCAAAAGTGTTGTTTCTCGTTCCTTAGTAGGTGTATCATACATTAATTTTACCGGATATCGAATTTCATTTGCGTGCTTAAAATATCTAGCCTCTAAACAATCGAAATTTTCACTAATTTTCTTACTAAGCCCGTCAAAAAGGTAATTATAATAGCGGTAATATCTACTTTCAAAGTTTTTAGGCTGATGTATAATTACCTTAGTCATGTAAAATATATATTTGTATTTAAATGTGCTTCAATATACTAATTTTTTAATAATTTTTAAAACATTAAACTCATTAAAATAAATTTCTTTAGCTTTTATTACACTAGGCAGCATTTCATTATAAAGAGCATCGCAGTTTTCATTAATATATTTTAATTTAGTTAATGTACCGTCTAGGTCATCTATATCTATAGATATAAAAGAATTTGTTGGTAATAAATCATCTACATTCTTACACCCGTAGTAAATAGGTACTGTGTTTGTTAATATACAATCAAAAAACTTTTCACTAATATAGTTTTTCTCTCTAGAGTTTTCACAGCAAATAGAAAATCTGTAGTCTTTTAAAGCATCGAATTTATATCTAGCGTCTCCTTTAAGATTCGGTCTACTTTCATCGTTTCTCGCATAAATATCAATAAAATTAGCATTATTGACAAGACAGTCAACTAATTTTACTCTTTTTTTGTATAAACAACCTGATGGTTTATCACCGCCATCAGAACCTAGGGTAGATATAATACAACTTATATTTTTTGTTTTCTCGTAATTGTACTTAGTAATAAAGTCGTACGTCCAATGATCATATCCTTCTGATGTAGGTCCTCTACCACCATAAAACATATAACTCATACTTTCTTTGATTACTTCTGGACGCGAATATAGCGCTTTATCATACCCGTAAACAGTTAAATTAGGATTATAATCAAAATATCTGGGATGACCGCCTGACCAGCTAGGTTCTTGCGGGAAAACATAAGCTTTAGCTCCTTGTTTAATTTCTCCCACTATATAACCAAAAAACACTATAATATCATAGCTATCATCTAATACAAATTTAATACCTGAAAGGTCATCTTCTGAAGTTTTAAACTGAAGTAGAACGCGTTTTAAAATTTCCTCATCACTCGTCCAAGAGGCACGGAGTCTAACAGATACCATAAATTAATATTTAACTTTTTCCCAGTTATTGTGATTACAAACTACCTTAATAATATGATAAAGACCGTCGTTACCGAAATCTCCTACATTATAACCCGCTAGTTTAGCAGAAACCCCTATTTCAAATGCCTCCATATCATAGGTTATAATGTATGGCAAATCTACTTGTGTTTCAAACTTTTGATTAAATTTTTCAAATTCGGTAGCCATAATAGCAAGTTTTTCATTATTTTTAATTAGTAATACATGCTCGCTTGGTAGCACCGCATCAAACCATTCAAAAGGACCTTTATCTGACGACATTTTGTAAAAAATAAACTTAGATGAAAATAAATTACCTGGATTATACTGACTAGGGTCTTGCTCCCATTTTTTTATTTTACTTTCATGGTCTAATAGCTCGTTTTTAACAATACAATTAGTGCGTGTACCGAGCATATCATACCCTTGCTCTTCAACATAAGTTAAAAACGAATCTATTTGTGCAGAGTTTAAGGTATCTGTAAACCCAGCATCACAATCTAAATATAATAACCAATCATACTTTTTAGATACATCTTGCATTGTCTTATATTTGAGCATTTGGTTAAATGCACCTACATAAATTTGATTATTTGATAGATCATCGTGCTTAATTATTACACGTTCACCCCACTTTTGAATATCTTCTTTAAAGTGTTCAAGTTCATTTGTAATTATTCTCACGTCATATGGTGATTTAACCATAACATCGTTTATTAATCTGCGTGCGAAAGTAGCGTATATTTCTGCACCTGGTTTTTTTCTATTTATAAAGCAAATTGCACTAACTAATATATTATATTTCATTGTAAAAATACCTTATTAAATTTATCCATTATTACTTCTGGTCTACAGCAATCATAAGCTTTATAATAATCATCATATTTAATGTATTCAGGTAGATTGATAAACATGTCATGTAATTCGTCAGGATTCTTATAAAAAATACCTCTATCTCCTAGTAATTCTATATGACTGCGTTCGCCTGATTCACCATATGTTAGTACGGGTTTATTTGCCATAGTAAACTCAGAAACAGCACAACCAAAAGTCTCTCCACCGCTTCTTGCATGAATCATAGCGTCGCATGCATGTACAAACGCTGATTTTTCAAGCATGTCGTGTGTACCTGGTAGAAAAATAATATTATTATGAGTAGTAACCGGTGCATTAGGCCATCTAAATCTAAAATCTTCAATATTCATAAACATAAAAACGAGATCTGGAGCTTTTGGGGCTAGATTGCATATTAATTCTTGTACCCAGGAAATATTAAATTCAGTCGTACCAGCATAGCAGCCGAATACTCTTTTATTTGAAGATATACCTAATTTTTCGCGAAGTGAATATGTAGGTTGAGGTAAAGGCTCGGCAATATGTGGTACAGAATGTTTTTCTATATCATACCCCATAGCTCTACACAACCAATCAGATACATACGCATATCTATGTCCATGGTGGTCTTTAGAACCGAATACAGAATGAACTAATGTAGGTGGTTGACTCATACTAACGCCATCATTGCCGCCTGATTTAATAACATAAATATAATCTACTTTATTTTCATTCAAAAAATAACTATGATCATGAAAATGCGCTAGATTAACATCAAAGCGCGATTTAAATTTAGGTAGGGCGTCAAGATTTGCCGAAGGGCAGCTCAATATATAGCTTTTGTTTCCAAGAATTTTTTCATTATAATTAGCATACTGATATAACGCTACAGATGTTCCACGCAAACATAGATTATTATCGTGAAACGCTATTCTTTTCATCACAAATTACCAGTAATTGGATCGGCCCAGCCCTTACTGACACTATGCGGCCATACAAGCCAACTATGAGGCGGTTCTTCAACGTTAAACGTTCTCCATACCTTACAATACTTGTCGGGATCATTAAACATTACAGTAATTTCACTCTTATCAGCATCTTTCCGATATACGTCTTTACCTTGCTTATCTTTAAACGCTACACACCAGAAATCATAATCTTTTTCAGGTACCTGCTCGTATCTAATATCAATACAATGTTTAAATATCTTTAGAAATGACTTATCGAGCTCATCTGCAGACATTTTAGCATTCTCTGGATTAGGTGGATAGTTATTATCGAGTGTATAACGCTGTACAGCTCTCTTTTTAAAGCATATACCAGCGTATTTTTCGTATTCAGCAACAGATCTCTTTTTACCGAAATCGTATTTACCGAAGTCTATATCTTTTTTCTCACCATCCATTTCAAAAAGCTTGCGATTTCGAGAATGCGATTTACTATTTAAATCACCCCACTCTTTAATATCGTCCCAATGCTTAGTTCTTCCTCTTCTAGTATATTCGTGCCATGCAATAACTTTATGCGGGTGAAACAAATCATATCCCCATGTATAAGAACGTACAGCAAGGTTAATTTCTTCACCGTGAAAATAATAAAATGGATCATAAGGTACTTCTTCGATCCATTTACCTAGAGTAAAGATAAAATGCGCGGAAACAAATCTACTTGGTACCGGTGAAGTTCTGTCTTTATAATCATCAATTGATGCAGGTAAAAAGAATACAGCACCTTCGGGAATAAACCTATCAAAGTTCATTTTCCACGGAGTATTAATACGCTCAGCAGGGTCATTTGATGGATTAAAGCTTGATATATAGCCTGTAAGTAAAGGTTTCTTATGTCCTTTCGCTTGCAAATCTTTAATCATTTGAATGCATTCAGCATCCCAGTGCTTAATAAATCTATGATGGCTATCTAACTGAAGATGGTATTTCTCACCATCATAATTTTCCTGAATTCTGCTTCTTGCCCAGCAAGTACCTTTACTTTCTTGATAAGGTATGTCAATAATCTTAAAACGCTTGTCATTAGTAAATTCAGCTAATGTTTCTTTTTCATCTCTTTGCCAAGCTATAGAAAATCTTAAATTTTCAGGCTTTTTAGCATTAGCAATACAATCTCTTATTGTAGGCAGTAGTTCGGGATCTCTATATGATGCAATTGATATGAATATTTTCACGTATATATTTTATATTATATATACATAGAAATCAATCATCAACTATATATAAAACTCAATGTCGCGCTTGTAAGTGTACCGGAATCGCCTGGTACGAAATCGTAAATATATAGATTCCAAGTGCCAGTGGCGTCGACTGCAGAAATATTATTGTATACATCTAGTACATAATTATACGGCGCAGAAGGTGCAGGTGAAGCGAACGGGAACGTCTTATCTGGATCGTAATTAGGAGCATATGTGCCTGAAGAATATGCATTCCAAGGCACAGGTGCTAAGCTGTCAAGAGTAACATATGCATTTACTGCAGGCTGCGGGTCGTCATTATCCGGTATTCTACCTACAACCAAACTATTAATATTATTAGGCGAAACAAGTAGCACGCCTATATCATAAGGTGAACTATGACTGAAGTTGTTAAGTGATACTGTAACTCGCGAAGGAGCAATTGTTGTATTAGCAGAGAATGTTATAGGATAGACGCTAGCTCTAGCCGGTCCACGTGGAATAACGATATTAGATTGATTAGAATTAAAGTTACGTATATAGGGGCTAACAGTTGTAGTAGGTGTAACAGTACTTGTAACTGTATTTGTAGGTGTTATTGTAGGAGTAATAGTGTTGGTTGGTGTTAGAGTCGGTGTACGTGTATTAGTTGGCGAAATTGTTGGTGTTATTGAAGCTGTAGGGGTAATAGTAGGTGTAAGTGTTGGCGTTACTGTGGGAGTAGATGTTACAGTATTTGTAGGTGTTATTGTCGGTGTAATTGTATTTGTAGGTGTTATTGTTGGTGTTACAGTTTCTGTAGGTGTTATTGTTGGTGTTACAGTTTCTGTAGGTGTTATTGTTGGTGTTACAGTTTCTGTAGGTGTTATTGTCGGTGTAACTGTATTTGTAGGTGTAATAGTTGGTGTGATAGTTGGTGTACGTGTATTAGTCGGGGTTACTGTTGGCGTTCGTGTATTTGTCGGGGTAATTGTTGGTGTTACCGTCGGTGTTACTGTCATAGTAGGTGTAACAGTATTTGTAGGTGTGATAGTAGGTGTCGGGGTAGGGGTTAGAAAAAATCCATTAACATTAATATTTTTAATTCGTAAATTCGTAGGAAATAATATATTATTACCTGCTCCAAATCCTATTGCAGGAAAGACAGTAGAAGGTACACTAACTGGTAAATCATACCTAAGAACATTAGTAAATTTTTCCGCAGTTTTATTTTTATGATCGATTACAACTGTTTTTCCGAGATTAGTAATACGAACTCTAAATGTTTTAAAATTATCACCAGTTGTAGATTGCTCATATAAATTAATAGGCTCTGAAAAAGCTGAACTAGCTAAGTTTGCAGTTGTATAGAGCAATTTAAATTGATCACGCGTGCCGCTCCTTAAAGAAATTGTATTAGGTAGGGGTGTGCTATTGCCGCCTCTAGCATAAATATCCGCACCAAAGTTACCACTAACATCAAACCCTATAACAAAATGTGTTTTATCAATACCTGGGTATTTTTTGAAGTACGGTATAAAGAGAGGCGGTAGTGCTGATATTCCGGTAAGAGCAGTTACACCTAACCCCGGTCCAATACCGCCACCGTAAAAATTAGCAACCTGATTATCAACAAAACATAAGCTAAACCCTTCAAAACCGCTTAAACCTATACCGTAACAGCAATAATCAAAAGTTATTATATAATCTCTACTAGTATCAATTGTTCTGTCAATAACAACTAGAGAAGTCTTATTATTAGAGTTAAAATAATATTCTTGCATTATACGTTAAAGTTAAACACCCCATTTATAACAGATGAATTGCCTAATATGTTATATGCTGTGTATTGGTCGGATAAAACAGATGCAAAGTTATTTGAATATACATCCGGGCTAATCTTGTACATAAAATTATTAATATTAGTTATAGCTCCGTTTACATATTTAAAGTATATTTTAAATAGATAAAATACGTTAGCCATGTCTTTACCTAAATAAGTTATTACAAAATTTTCAGTCTGATAGTCAAAAGTAAATATAGGCTTTTCTATTTCTACTATATTTAGATCTATATTTTTACCTGAAAGAGAGAACTGTACTAAGTCGTCTGCTTTTAAGCTTTCAATAGGTACTGGTGGATATACTCGTTTTATTGCTAAAGTATTTGAATTTATTGCATAAATTTCCGGATAAATTATTTTTTGATTAGTAGCGCTTAATTCTGGATATAATACTGTTTTACAGAAGAATATATTGTTTAATTTTTCGTCAAACCATACAGTAGAAATATGATTGAAATTTATATTACTACCTTTATAAAAATATGCGTTAGATTTTGTTACATTTTCAATTAGGTTTGAATCGTAATCAAATTTAATTCTATCAAATATTAAGTAATTTTCTGATTCAAACTGAAGTGTATCATAATAGACATCAATATTAATTAATTTATTATTAAGTTCATTTTTAATATCATCATTATACTTTATATACAATCCGCTTAATGCTGTAGAGAGTGGAACAATTTGTAATGAATTTAAGTCTCTAAAATAGCATTCACCATATTCTTTGAACTTTACTTCATATATAGATTTTTTATATGCTGCCCCTGAAATGCCTTCAAGCACTCTTGTTTCTCTGTTTGGTAATTTATAATTTAAAAAATTAGTTTTTTCTGTATAAGTTACATTTCGTGAAGCAATAATTCCACCGCATGGCTCTTCGCCGTCAACTAAATATGGGCCGCCGTTTACATTTTCTATTGCAGTAAAATAAGGTGTAAAGGTAAATAGCGGTAAATGCTCGAAATTAGGCCTAAATCCCGGCCCGGTAGGCGAGGCACCGCTTTCGATAAGATCTGTATAGTATAGATCATCAGTATCTGCATTAAAAGAAGGTAAATCAGAAGAAACATCGGGCAATATTACACCCCCTTTGCCCAGAAACTCTACACTGTCGAATGTATTACATATAAAAGTAGTATCTATAACACTGCTGCAGAATGTTTCAGGCTGAAATCTATAAGATAAAATAGATGTAATATCTCCAGAAAGAGCGAAATTAGGTATACCGTTGTTATAATATTGAGCTGAAAGAGGTGAAACGCCGGTTAGACTATCTGCACGTGTGAAGAAACCGGTGCCGGGTGGTATATTAGTAGTTGTTTTAAGAATTACACCAGAGTAATTCCTTTCAGGGTCAACTTCTGTCCAATCAAAATTATATCCAGAAACGTTATCGTAAAATGAATAACCATCCAGGGTCTTACAATATTTTAAGGTATTACCATCATCTGGGTTAAACGTATTAGTTAGTTTCTTTACTGGGTGTATACTTTTATATAGACTGTAACTGTTACCAAAAACATCGGTCTTAAAGGTAACGAGTGTTTTATTAAGCGAGTAGAGCTTTTCTAGTCGTTCTTGTATAGGAAAATAGTTTTTAGGTACTATAGGAAATACATCTTCATTAGACCAAATAGACCTAATATCGCCTTTAAAAAAGTCTTGTGCATCTATATATCTAGATAATCCTTGACTTGCAAACTGTAAGGACTGCTCTCTACTTTCATATGCTCTTAACGTTTGTAAATAAGGACTAGACTCGCTTTCACCAAACATGTACTGGTTAGAAAAATCTACTTTGTTTAAATAGTTATTCTCTAAGATTATTAACGGGTATTTAAATTCCTCTTGAGTTAAACCAGAGATGTTACCGAATTTCGATGGATCAGGAAAAATATATACTGTATTAGCACTGAGAGCTGCTACATCAATAAAGCTATCGACTCCAAAACAATTAAAATTCGAAATGCCTATTTTATCTGGTTTAAAAAACAATCCTATTTGCTTTGCTGTTTTAGTAAATGACTGATCAGGTATAGCAGCTACAGTTGGGTAGCGCTTATTTAGATAATTTGCAAACGGGTTATCAGACATGGCCATTACACCAGAGGTGTAAAACGAAGCAGTTGATCCTGTTGAGACATAGTAAAAATCAGTACCTATAAATTTTTTAAATTGAAGTTGTTCAATATTTAAATTTAAATTAGTTTCTTGTTCATTATTAATAGTATTAATAAAATCACTATCTTTAAGTAAATTTAAATCGGATGAACCTACTTGAGGTGTTATACTAAAATTATTAGTACCTAGTTCAATTAGAAAAAACGGATATGAAGTAATTGCAGCTACTATAGCAGAATTAAAATCAATTTGTACTGTGGGGTCAGCATTATATTGGTTGTAATTAAAGTATTCTTCTCTACTACCTGTTGCTTTGTATGTAGATGCAGGTTTATTGTAACTTACATCCAAATAGCTAGGGTATAAATCATACAAATCTTCAATTTCAATTACTAAATTATTTCTTATATCAGAAAGAGAAAGCGATAAAGTTCTTATAAAATCAGTAAGATCTTCTGTTTCTAATGATTTAGAAATTTCGTTATAAATTATCTTCTCAATACCATAATTTGACCCCTTAAGACCATATCTTAACTCTGCTGTCCTAACATCATCTCTTAAAGTACTATAATATAAGCATATTTCTTTTATTTTTGCCGCAAAAAATGGAATAGCTACCGCTAGATCTCTAGGATTATTATAGTCAACATTTTTCAACCATCTTCTTTCATCTGATGAAGTATAGGAAAGTACTATCTCATTGATTAGTAATACATACATCTGTTTAACCATTTCTTCTTGATTAACAGTACTAATGTTTTTAGCTGCGTACCAATTGTTTAAGTAAGATTGATAGCGTATTAAGAAATCATTAGCGTTAGTAAATAGAGTATTGTTATATTTTAACCATTCTTGAAAAGTTAACGGAGACGTCTGGTCTATTGGATTATCCGACTTCTCAGAAGAAGTAATCGAATTAGATATTCTTTCGTCAGTATATCTACTTGCGTCTAACATCTAATTATTTAATTGTTGTATACTAAGTCGCTAGCACTTAAAAACAGGCGGAGGCCTTTAGTTAGTTCATAGCTTAATATGTTTTGCATTATACCACTATCTTTACTCCATTCGGAAAATGAACTGTTAGTAAAAGTAAGTGTTGTTAAAGGGTTGTCCCAATCAATAATATTCTCTCTATACGAATCTTCATAAGTGGGTATATAGTTATAGAATGAATAAAAATCAGATATTCGATCTCCAGAAAGCGATTTTGGCGAAACTAATCCCCAACCCCAATCATAATTATATGCAGATAAAGGAATTTCTGTACCATATTCTAGCGGCAATCCAGCAGATAGTATCTCTACGTTGTTAACTACAAGATATGCATTTGAGAACTTTTCGTATGCAACTAACGAATAGCCTGAAGATATTACACTAGTTAAGGTAGATAGTTGTGTACCTAAATTCTTATTATTGCTAAGTCCGTAGTTTTCAAACTGTAGATTAAACTTATTTCTCTCGCCCCATAGTTTTTTATGCTTAATGGAGAGCATATTTACTAAACGTGCTAATTGAGGGGGGAACGGATAATTATATTGTTCAAACTGTACTGATAATTCGTTGCAAAACGATAAAAGCTGATCTAAGTTTACAGCATCTATATCGGAATTATTAGATACATAGTTAGCAATCTTCTCGTAAACTGTTTTACCTAGTTCGTAGGGCTGAGAGGATAAATTGCCTACAATAGTACCTAAGAAATCGTTAAAAAATACATATCTATCTTCAAGTGTTTCATTTAATATTAAGGATTTGTAATAGCTACTGGCGTCAAAATCTTCATTAATCTTAGAAATATTATATTCACCAGAAAGAGGGTATAAATTAAATAAATTAGACTCGCCTGTAAGCACTCTAATCGTGCTTGTATCATCTATATACTTGTTCAGCCATTTGCTACCCAGCCAATCACCATAAGCTTGAAAAGACTTTTCCTCGAAAGTTGAAACAGGGTTTTCTAAGCTTGAACCGGGCATTACTAAATCAATATATGGTATTTCATTTATAGGTTTAGGTGGTTCAGTAGCATCAATAAAATATAATTTTTGATCAAAATTATTAATAGCCCATATAAATGAAGATGTATCGCAAGCAATACCTCCAAAGCTTTGAATATAGTTTGTGTAATTACCTGACCCTGCTATATAGTCTGTACGCAGTCTTGTTAAAGCGTCAATTTTAGTAATAGTTTGTCTATCTTGTGCTACCCAAGCATTTTGCTGACCATCTACAGCAATATTTCCGATAAGCTTAAATCCAGACAAAGGATATCCCGGTAATGTATTACCTTCGCTATCGAATTTGTAGAGAAAATCGTTTCTAGCAGTTAATTCCCTAGCTGAGGTAGTCAGATTGTATGTAGTTAGCCATACATTTCTATTTCTATCGACACAAAGCTCAACAGGCGAATGTAAGTAGGGAAATGTAATAGTTCTTAATAAATTACCATTTGTATCATATTTTACTAAAAAGTTTGAAACTGGGTGGGTATATGTTATCCAAACATTATTATTAATATCTGTATCGACGCTTGCGGGTAGTAATAAATTTTCTCCTGCAAACCCTTGTAATTGTGGTAGATTGTAATCTGAACTCAATGCATAAACAATATTTGCTGTATCTGGATATGCGATTGCTTTAATACGGCCTGAATCTTTATCTATCTTTATAGCAGATACCGCGTCAAACAATGCAACCCATAGATCGCTATTACCATCCATAGCAATACTACCAGGCGCAGCACTGCTCAATACATCCGATCTTAAATCAACATAATTAGTCATATTATACATACCAGTAAATGCAGGGTAGCTCGATAAAGCGAAAGAAGATAATATATTTCCATTACTATCAAATTTAAATAAATTGTCTGTAGTACCATCAGCAAACCATGTCTGGTAATCACTACCAAATAATGATCCCGAGGGCGCTACTTGTATGGAGTAAACATTTCTATTTTCATAATTATAAAAGAATTTACCGCTAGCTGATGCGGTAAAATCTAGGTACCCTTTACAATAATCATAAATTTGAAGATTAAAGAATCTTAACAGTACATTGAACTGCGGTACAGCTATCCAACCAATCAAACTATCTTTTGGAAAATTAATAGGATCTTGCACAATCATATGTGCAGTAAGCGACACATTTAATGCGGTTTCTTGTGGAACGAAATATCCTTTATAGAACGCTCCTATAGATTGCGGAGCATCAGCTGTAAAATCTTCATAAAACTTAACAGCTGTGTACGGTATTGTACCTGTACCTGTATGCTGTACTAACCCGAATGTTAAGTTATAGCTTGTTAAGCTAGTTAAAGCTGTGTTAACTGTAGAAGAAGATAGTGGAGGGTAAGTTTTAGTAGTAAAATTTTCATTATCTCGCATTTTTATAACAAACGGTATCTCTGTATTCTGCCAGCTAACTTCAGGTATATCAAATTTAGTAGAAGATAGAGTACCTTCACCTTCGATACCTGTAGTTGAGATAGAAAGTTGCTTTGCAGGGTTATGACGAACTTTAATTATAGGTAATACAGCTGGTTTAAGCATTTGAAATCCATGTGGAGGGTAGTTTATATAATCAAATGCATTATTCTCAAAAGAATATTTGTCTTGGAACTTAGAACTGTCTAGAGTAGCAAATAAAAATATAGGGAACTCCCTTGAAGTAAAGTTCTTAGCTCTATCATCAACATAATAAAATACGCAAGACCCTGTTGTTCCTGCAAAGACACTATCTTTACTGCCTTGCTCACATAACTCTAACTGCTTATCATCATTTATCCTGCAGTAAATCTCTTGATTAGAAGTAACTAATTTATTAACAGGCGCATATTCGAAGTCTGAGCCTACTTTAACTTTTTCAATAAATCTGCTTAAAGCGCGCAAATGTGACCATTTATCGTCGAAAAAATTATCAATATTTAAATAATCTCCTGCAGCGCCCGATGCATATAGGTTTACTGTATACCCCGTCGCGCTTAAAGCGTTGTAAGATTGCCAACTAGATTGGCGGTTAACGGTCAACGGATCGTTAATTTTACTAGCTGGTACATCGTAAATAAATTTTCTATAATCCTCAAATACTAATTGATCGTAAACAAAATTATATATACTAATAGTAGGTTGATAAGAACTATCAAATGCATTTCCCAGTCTATCATAGATAGTTAGTATGGGTGTATAATTACCTGGCCATCTATATTGGTGGGTAGCTGTTAGATCTGTTGATGTGGTCCCGTCACCGAAGTCCCAGGTTATTCTTTTGTTGGATATATTTGTTAGTTCATTAGGTGAAAATGATAATTCAAAGTCAGGCTTAAAGGTTAAAGGTGTATTAGAAAGTGTATAAGAAGATAGTGCTTCATTACCAGTATAATCGCGTACGCTAAAGTAGACGTATTTGTAATTGACCTGATTAGCCATTAAAACTCCGTCTGTAATACTTGTATTGAAGGTGTGACGACGGTTACTTTATCAGCAAAATCTAATGGATTATTTAAAAATGGAAATTTAAAATAGGGAAGCTGTAAATCCTGTGTGGTTATATTAATATCATTATACGGGTAAACGGGATTATAAATTAAAAGACTAATGCCTGGTACTCTAATAGTTGTATTACCAATTTTTCTAATAGTATTTATTTCAGTTATACCTTCTAATTCAAATATCTGATTAGTAAGTTCACCTAGATTTATTAATTTACCTAAATTATCTTTTGATGTAGAGAAATAAGAGGAAATAATATTTTTTATAGAATCTTTTAACGATTCGGGGTTTCTCTTTGCAGTAATCTCTCTTATTATTTCTAAATATGTTGTGTCGCTTATTTGCGGTGTGAGCTGCTCACCAGGCTGTGCTACACCTAAGTCGACAGCCATGTATACAGGGTCATTGATAATAATTTCTGCAGTAGTGAGCTTGACTTGCTGTAGATCATTTAACAAAAGCTGTTTTTGCGCAGAGTTAATATAGCTTGCACGTGTTGTTAAAGAAGTGAGCTTCTCAAGTCTTGGTACCGCATATATGTATACGTTATTAAAATTACAAGAATCAGAAAACTTTACCTGATTAAACAGTACTCTACTTTGTAAATTAGGTTTATCTACTCCTAGATCGAAATAATACTTTAAATGGCCTGATATATAATCCCAATTATTAACAGCTCTTGTAGAAGATATTATATTGCTATAGTTTTTAGATATATAGCTTGTAAAATCTTCTGATGTGATAAGCCTATACTGGCTTCTAAAGGAATTAATAGCATTAGTCTTAATATCCTTAACAGATTCAATATCTACAAACTGTGTTGAAGCATCTATATTTGAAAACGCAAGGTAACTTGCTTGAGTACTGGTAATTAAATTTAAGTTATCTGGAATAACATTGCTTTTAATTGTATTAAATTGAGGTGTATTATAAAAGAACAATCTATTATTATCTAAAAGACCGGGTCCCACCTCACCTGACGTTCCATTAGATCTCAAATAATATACAGCTACTGTATCGCCAGCATTTAGTTTTTTACCAGTTACATTATTGCCAAATTTAATTTCATATCTTTGGTTTTCGTTTAATCTTATTTCATATTTTTGTGTATTTGATTTTTCTAAGAATAACGATTGAGTCGGTTCCCATTTTGTCCATACCGGTGTTGTTAAAGAATTATCTTTTACATATACATCAATATTAAAATGATCTATAATTATATTTGCACCGTTGGGGTCAGTAACTGTAAGGGTGAGTATTTCAAAAGGTTCACCTGTAGCTGTATAAGCAGGGTATTCGTTATATATACCTTGAAATAATAAATTATTTTCTTGTAAGTCGGTTAGAGTTTCAGAAGATGAAAGATTTTTTGAAAAAGTGACATCTCTATTAAATGCGTAATTGACACCGTTGAGAGTAAAATACGAATACCTAGGTATGGTATAAATGTTTATTGGTAGACTATCTGATGCTGTAGCTAAAAAAGAAAGAATTGCAGTTTGATAGCCAATAGGATTGTAATTTATAAGCTTTACAATTTTATTAATATTTTCATACAATTCAGCGGTTGTAAAAGTACTTTCAGAACTAGTACGGTTCAAATAAAACATTAATACATGGTAAGCATAAGCTACAATATCAATAATTGAAGATATATTGCTTCCTTCAAAATTTTGATCAGTAAAAAAGTTTTTGCTATTTAATCGTGCATTAATTAAGCTCTTGAGACTTAATGCGTCGAACGCAACATAGCCTGTCGGTGTTATATCAAAGTTGTTAAATGATGTTGCCATATTAGTTAAAGAATAATCCTGAATTACTTAATGTTCCTACTAGTCTAAAGCTAGAAGTTGAATCAATACCGACCAGCCCTAAGGTTAATAAAATATTATATTGCTGATTAACTTCATCTACCTCTACATTAACATTCTGCACAACTACTCTAGGTTCGAATTTTGAAATAGCTTGAACTATATCATTTCCGATATTCATAGCTTGTATTTCGGTAACTCTATTAAAAAGGTATTTTTGAAGGTTAACGCCAAAGTATGGATTTAATATTCTTTGGCCGGGTACTGTATTTAGCAGATTGAATATTGAATTTCTTATTGCTGCGTAGTCATAGTCTATTTTAATATCTTTAATTTCTTTTCGCTTAAGAAGTTCATTGTTTTTAGTGTAGTCAAATTCAAGATCTAGCTTTAAATCCGTATATGTAAAGTTACTTTGCGCTTTTTCCAGTTGAGCAACAGATTCTATTTTAATAGTAGCCACGTTATTATTTATATCATTTTTATTCTTTTAAAATCAGTTTTATTCATAGTATAAAGAATAAATAATTTAAAATGAAGCGTAATTTTGTCGAATTATATGAATCCGCAATGCAGAGATATACAATAGGTGGATTATTAGCTGGAGACGTAGTTGTGTTCGGAGAAGGTGCATTTAATGATCCGTGGTATAAGGGATTAGGTGAAAATACTAAGGAAAAGATACAGTCTATGGCAAAAAGCGGTTTAAACCTAAGAGTGTCGTCTATTAAGAGCGTTCTACCTGCTGTTCAAGGTGCAGGTAATACGGATTATAATGGTACTGAGTTTAATGTAGATATTACATCAGAGATAGCACCTGGTAGGTACATGGATTTCGTAACAGTTCCAGCTAGAATGCTTAAACCTATAAGCTCTTATCCTAATTTACCTGAAGTTCCTGAAGTTTTTAAGAAAGGCGATCCATCTAGAAGAGTTAATATTAAGCCTAAGAAGTTAAAGGGTGAAAATGAAGAAGTGCCATTCTTTTCCCCTAAAGATACGATGCTTTCAGATTTAGGTAATAAAAAACTCTCTAAAGGTGATAGAGAGCTTTTAAATACTAACATAAAAATACCTTCTCAGCCTGTCCAGGGTCAAGCAGATCCCGCATCGTATACTTATAAATATCTTCCTAAACGCTAACTTCCGACATCGCAATAAAACAAGTATAGCAATTAATTTCTTGATCGACTACAAAACTGCTTCTATACAAATGCTCAGCTAAGGTTAATAGGTACTTCTTTTTAATATTAAGTTGTATGTCCTGATTGTCTATATAATTAAACAAATTGCGCATTAGTGTGACATAATCACTGTTAAACTGCTGCTCGCTTTCAATTAAAGCTTTACGAAGAGCCATAACATTCTTATTCTTAATTTGTTCGTATATCAGCGTTAGTACGTCATCATTAAACGAATCTGTAAGCTTAAGTGTGCCGCTTGCTGAAGATTTTTGTAATTCGTTTATACACTTACGCAAATCAGGATAAAAGGATTTAATAAATTCCATTAATTTCTGCTTTTCTTCTGTAGGTATATTAACTTTTTCCGCCTTAAGAATATGTACACATCTCTTTACAACGCCATCTAAGCTAAGTGTAAGGTCAAATCCTTGACATCTACTTTGCAATGCTGTTATAACTCTATGCTTATAGTTAGCAGTTAGGATAAAACGAGTAATCTTAGCAAACTCTTCCATAGTATTTCTAAGAGCACGCTGAGCATCAATAGAAAGACCGTCTGTTTCATCTAAAATAATAACCTTTATTTTACCATCTATGCTTTTTGTCTGCGCAAAACTTGTAACTTTTGTTCTAATTGTGTCAATTCCGTTTTCATCGCTTGCATTAATATAGAGGTACTGACACTCTAGTACCTCATTAACAAGAATCTTAGCTAATGTCGTCTTACCTATACCAGGGGTACCAATAAAAAGTAGGTTAGGTATTTCTTTCTGCGATTTATACGACTCTATAACGGTTTTATTTTTATCTGATATAGTGAAATCAGATAAAGCGCTAGGCCTATACTTTTCGACCCATAGGTTACTGAAATCAATACTCATTATTTACCTGAAGAGCCAAATCCCTTCTCACCCCTCTCACTATTCTCACATTTACCCCATTCAACTGGCATAGAAAAGTTAAGATATACGACAAACTGAGCAATTCTATCACCAGCTTTGACTTCGTAATCTTTATCAGAAAGATTATATAACTTTACACCTGCATCGCCTCTATACCCACAATCAATAATACCGGGATGTGCTAAAATGCTATGTTTAAACCCTAAACCGCTTCTGGATTCGACTTTTACCCAGTATCCTTCGGGTATTGAAGCGAATTTTAGACCGACCCCAACAACTGCATTGCTTTTTGCTGGTATTACCGTGTCTTCGACTGAATAAACATCATATCCTGTGTCGGATTCATGATTTTTAGTCGGTAATTTAGCTAGCTCATGTGTTTTTTCAAATTTTAGTACAGGTAGAAACTGTATATTTGGATCTGCATCTTTAGTTACATTATACATACATCTATTATAATACATGTTTATAAAAATCAATAGTAGATAAATAATATTATGAGTGAAGAACTTAACGAAATGGTAGGCGATCTATTAGAGCAGTTAAATGATGCTAATAAAAAGGCAGAAATAGCTAAAAAGGAATCAAACCCACTTAAGAAAGAGGATATGGAACGGTTTGTCGTCGAAAAGGCAGGTAAGTTAGTAGAGGAAAGCCTGGATGTGGTGTCTAACGTTAAAGATTATATATCATCTGCACCCGAAAGTAAGGATGTAGGGTCACTTGCTGATTTAATTGCTGCAACTTCCGCTGCTATTGAGACACTTAATAAGATTATTGTAACGGATAAAAGAAATGAAACTGTTATTAAAGCTAAGGAAATGGATATAGCTACTAAAAAGGAATTAAAAGAGGCTGATAATAATAATAAATTATTAGCTACACGAGAGCAAGTCTTTAAAATGCTTATAGACACAGCAAACACTAATGCAAAAATAATAGATATAGAACCATCAAGCTAAATTATTATTATTATTTTTGCATTCAAAGTATTTAGCATAAAAATCTTTCCATATTTGATTAAAGGTAGGTTTTAACTTAATAAACATCTTCTTAAAATCATCTGTCTTGGGTAATGTTATCTTGGGTAGTATTGCTTCTAGTCTTTTAGCAAGCGATTCCGGGTCAAAATCAATATCTGCATTAGCTAATGCATTAAAATCTATCTCACCCACAACTGGTAACCTGAAATCGCATAAAGTATTTTTAATTGCCTCGGCTCTTGCTAGTATAGCTTGGGGATCAGAATTATTAAAGCTAGTATTAGTAGCAATTGCTGCTAGTTCAGGGAATGAACCTGCGTCAACTGAAGGTAGAGACAATGGCATATTTAAATTAGCTACTTGCTTAATAGCGTCTAGGTTAGTGATAGAGCTAGTTAGATTATTTACATCGCCTAAATATTGTGAAGCGGAGGGTATTTCTGTAATCCCTGTCTTTTGCGCAACTATATTAAGTCTAGATAAGTTAGCGTTAGGTATTTGAAGGTTCTGAATAGCTCCTCGTGTGTTAGTAAGTGCAGATGATGCTCTTGAGATAGGTATAACATTGAATGATCTCTGCTTGTAAGTAAATTTGTCATTAATATCCTTTGTAGTTAATGTAGGTTTACTTAAGAGAGTCTGGTTTATGGATAGAGTATTTTTAATAGTCATATTACTCATTGAATCTTTTATTTTATTTTTTAGTAAATCTAAGGTTTGATTGGCTTCCTCTATGTACATATCAAAAGTTACGTCTGTTATTTGCTGTAAATTATTATTTGTGTAGTTTCTGCAATTATATCCTATTTTATCATTAATATTGCTAAAGAACGTGATGTAATCTTTAGTGTTACTAAACTCTGCGAACAATTCATTAATTAGAGACTCTATATTTTTATAAAACGTTTGGTAAAAATTATAATCAGTCATTAGATTAAGTCCATGTGACTGCGTTGTATCCGTAATAATGCTTGTAGGGTCGCTAGTTTTTACTATATTGAGAAGATTTCCTTTCATTAAAATACTATTTTTTGTAGACATCTCACTTACAACACTACTTGTAACAGAGCTTATCTTGTTTTTTAAAGATACAGGCACTATATTAGGCGGGCCATACGATAGTATAACATCAGTAATAGGTGATACACTATCATCAAACTTATTTTTAACATTAACTAACAGCCCTATGCTATCGCTAGGAGCGTTTAGTAACGAATCATCTGCTAAATTTAACTGCGATTTTACTACATCAATTGTAGAGTTGAGTTTCTTATACCAAAAAAATACAAAATCATTATTAAATTCTTTTAAAGTAGTGCTATCTAATAATTCAAAAAAGCTAACTAACGCTGTTATAGGATCTCCGCTTTTTTTAGCATTCCAGTAGTTAATAGAAGTCTCTAATTGAGGTGTTAAATCGCCAACAGTCTCAGTTTGTTGTTGCTCTGTTTTATCTGTTTGCGCTACGCTTTGAATAGCTGTACCATCTGGTGGATAAATTTTTGCCGCTAAAACGGGTTTATTTGTTCTTTCAAACTGCAGCTGCTGACTGTATGAATCAAAGTAAACATCTATTACAGGCTGACCACCTGTTTTTTTACTGGCCTGACGACTCTTTACAGCACCACCTGTATCCATAGCTACAAAATTATCACCCAACCCAGGTATAGATATACGGCTACCATAAGGTATAACTTTGGGGTCAACAGCAACACTATAGCCTTGACGTAGTTTTCCGTAGGTGTTTGTCTGTGAAGCGAGTCCGGCTCGTGTATCAGGGTCTGAAGTCGGTTCATCTGGCGAGTAGCCAGTAACTCTAACATCCATTTGATAAGTACCGTCCTCGTTTACACCTGGTAAAGCTTGTGGTACTACAGAATCGACAGGCTGATTAGGATTAGTATAAGTTATACTTCCAATTCTAGGTAAAAAATTAGAGTATTTTTTTACAAACTCTACAGAATTAGCGATATTAGAATCTACTAATTCCGGATAAAGTGTTTTTGTCGCTGTTTTAACCATATTATCTACTCTTTGTATTTAAGAACAGATTATCATAACTATATGTCTTAACGCATCTTAGTTCAGTAAAATAATCATTGCCTTCAAATAAGTGTTTAACTTCTAAAACAAAATATACACCTAAAATTTTACTATCAAAATCGCTATAAGCGGTTGCGCCTTCTCTATTAATACCTATAAACCTACCTGCCTGACGATGGGTCGACCCAGGCACTTTAAATAACACTGTATTATTAAGAAACACATTATTAAAAATAGCTCTATTTCTTCCTGCAGCTAGTCTTTGATCTGAATTAGCTTCAACTACAGAAAGAACGTTCTTAACATTTTTTTGCTGCAATCTATACTCACCGGGGTAAAAATTAATATGTGCATTTTCATCTGGACATAATTTATTAAATGGTTCTACATAGTTTTTTCCGTAAACAGAAAGTGCAGACATTATTGTATTACGGTCTTGATCTATATTAAAAGATTTCTCATCATTATTATAGCTATGAACCAATGTGGTAACCAAATCTTGTTGGGTATATTCACCAGGCATAGGGTCATATACAAAATTGCTAATAGTTCCGTATTTTCCTAAGTACAAGGAATTTGGAGGAGTAAATGATACGCTTTCTATAATGAACTCATTATTTTTATCCGAGTATTCGCCAAGTTTAAACGTCTCTAAAAAATACTGACCAATAGAAGGGCTATTCTCTGTCAATGCTTTTTTAAAGTAGGTTCCTAAGCTTTGAAGTGAGAAAGATGAATCGCTTCTACTTTTCCTTAAAAACCCTTGGTCAAAATTATTATTTGCATCGGAAACATGTCTATTCAAAAGATAAGTAAGGCAATCAATCCCTTTAAAGCGCGCAGGTGCAGAAAAGAACACGGAAGTGCTTCCGGGATCAAATTCATTTTCATTAATAGAAATAGATAAACCGTCATCTTTATTAAAAAATTCTTGTAAAAAGTGTTTTATTGCAGTACCTGTAGGTATACCTCTATCAGTATTAGATAAATTATTAATACCGGGTTTATCTTTTAAATAATTTGAAGTTGAAAAATATGAATTTTTATTCTTTAAAACGTCATGATATATATCCCAAAAATAAAGTTTTTTGAATTTTTCACCAGGTAATTCTCCGGCAATTTCTTCTGTATTATATATTGAAAAGGTAAAAAGCATTCTAAAAGAAGTATTAGCTTTGCTATCGTCATTAAAACTAAATTGCGTATCATCAAGTTTAGGCATAATATCTACGATTAAAAAGTCTCTAGAATCGCCTCTAAAGATAAACCCTTTATCGGCTATAAAATTAGATGTTACTGTAAGTCTTTCTTTATTCTTTACATCAGCTAATCTTTCTACGCCATCAAATCTGTTGTTTATAATAATGTATCCTTTGTGATAGAAGTCGGTAAATAGGTCTTCAATAACAAGAGAATTTATTGATGCTATTTTTAGCTCTTGATATCTACCGTCTGCAGTAACTAAGCCAATATTAAAGCGGTAATTATTACCGTTGATAATATTATTAAAATTTTCATCGTAAGCTATAGAATCAGCCATATATTATTTTAATGCTTGTTTTATTTCGCTCAAGATATTAGGTACGTATTGCGGCTTAATAATCTTTAAAACTGCCCCTCTATCAGGAAATTTAACAGGGTTATATATTTGGTTAGTTAGACATATCAGCCACCACAATTCAATAGTTTTGTAAGCATTAAAACTTACTACTGTCCAAGGTGTTTTTGTATTTAAAGACTGATAATATATTAAATCCGGATTTAACTTTTCCGGTAAGAAAATTGATTGTAGTAAATTATAATAATATTGACTTTTATCTGTTGTATATACTTTAAATATATTCTCGTATCTTAAGTTTTTTAAAACAGGAAGATCTGATAATTTATTTTGATATGTTCCAAGGCCTTCCATATTATCTTCCTAGACTCCTATTAACTAGTATTTGCTCGGCTGCTTGAGTTACTGTTTCTAAAGCTGCAGCATCGGAAACACTAGTAGTAACCACGGGTTGATTGTTTATTATAGAATACATAAAATTCTTAGAATCAGCTAATAAGCTTTTTACAGTAATTTTTATAAGATATGCATCGGGTATAATAGTAGTTATTTTCTTTCTAATTGGTTGATTAAAGAATCCTATTGTTTGTGACGCTTTATTATTAAAGAAATTTCTAATAGCACCTCCTACCGCGTTTCCTACACCGCCTCCGAAAATAGGAGTAGCTGATTCAACATTTAAATTATCTAAATAAGAAAGATCAAAAGTTAGTTCTCTTCTCGAGCCTTGAAATTCTATAGCAATACTAGACATATAACAAAAAGGCAAAAATTTAACGCCTGGTATTTCTACTTGATAAATGTTTGGCGGGTCAATTAAAGCGGTATTTCTTCTAGCAGGCTTATTATTGTAGAGTAATAAGAAAAGCAATTCCCAGTTTCTAATTACATCATCAAATGTAACCGAACCTGTATTAATTAAAGGAAATGTAAATGTAATATCTTCACCTTCTGTGTTATAGCTATAAAACTTAGATTTTTCGACAAAGCTTATAGAAGCAGGGCCCGTTAAGATAGAAGCAGTTGAAGCTAAATCAGAGAGACCCTCAGATGCTTTTTTAAGTATACCTAAAAACGGGTTAGGAGCATCATCAGAAAATGCATTAGCTTGAGCACCGGAAAAATTTTCAAAGTATGGTAATACAAACTGCCATCCTGTGGGTTCAGTAATATACAGGTTTCTGTAAGGTCTTAAATATGGGTTGTTATCATAGATATCATTATTATCTTGTAAGAAGTCAAATTTGTTTACAAAATTAGTTGTGTTTTGCACCACTCCGGTATTTGTTTCTATATTTTTAAAAAAATCATTTAAGTCGTTTTTAACATTATCGGGTAACTTATTAATAGCAGCGGTAACTGCATCTTTGGTAACACCAAAAGAATATTTTAACTGTGAGATAAGTGCATTAGATTTTAAGCGTCTTTCGGTTAGGATGATTTTAGGTACTTCTTGTCTAGATTCTTTTAATTTTGAGTACGTCCAGTAAAAGTCTGAAACGACATCAACGGTGGTACCTACCTGTGAAGTGTTAGATGTAGCTAAACCGGTGCCAGTCTGTGCAATATTTGGGGCAACTAATAAAGGCGGGCTAACCTCAGCATCGCTTAAATTAGATGCATCTACCGTACGACTTCTTGAAATAGAAAATACATGATTCATAATAGTACTTATTAATAATTGACAGCTACAAGTCCTCTTCTAAAATCAAAATTTGATGATTGTTTTTGAGTTAGAACCATTTGACTTGAGCTATTATTAACAACAACGTTGTTACTCGATTGTTCTTTATCTCGAATCTCTTTTAGAGTTCCTAAGCTATTATCTGTGAGTTTAGCTTGTTGTTGCTGTACCTTAATTGAGTCCTCTATTCTATTCTTAATATTATCTAACGATGCTGTTAGTTCGGTAATACTATCGTTTAAAGTAGTTGTTGATGAATAGAGGTCCTCGAATATATCGCTACCTTCCTTAAAGCTTACATCTGTTTTTTGCTGTGCTGCTATTTCAACTGATTTAGCAGGTAATTCTACGTTTTTTAGATCATTGACATATTTAAGATTTTGTAATTTATCTAAATTCTTTACATTAGTTATTTGCTCTATACCTTTACCTACTTTAGCCATTTGATCTACAAATTCATCACCGTAAGTTTGTTTTGTAAATTCAGCTAATGTACTAGATAAAATTCCTATGTTATTTGACGCTATTATTAGTTTATCGCTTTTATCAGCAAGATCTATAATAGCATCTAAAGGTGTTTTGCCTTTCTTGAAGAAAGACCCTGCTGCAGATATAAGTGTACCGCTAGCATCAGCTAATCCAAAGGTTGCAACTGCGGCACCTAGCGCAACTACTGCTGCAGCTACTGCTGTAATATGAGCTGGATCTTGTGTGATAATCCATTTAAACGTATCACTAAATTTAGTAAATATTTTTTCAACAGTACTAATCGATTGTAATGCTACATCTTTAATAAAATTTACTAGAGTTTTAAACGAATCAAAAAATTGATCTACAAAAACTGTAATAGCTTTAAATGCTTCTAGTAGAGTTTGACCTATTAATGTTACAAACGGCTCAAGACTAACAACTAAGGTATTAATAATTTTTCTTAAATTTTCGAATGCTGATACTAAGATTGTTTTTACATAAGGTGCTATAGTAGTAATACCATTAATAGTTTCAGAAAGAATGTCTTTTAATGGTGGTATTAGTGCTAAAATTACATCTTTAACAGCTGATAAAGTAGGTAAAAATACATCTTTAAACGTATTTAAAATTACAGGAATTTTATCAATTAAAGACAAATATATTTCTTTAATGTAACTGGCTAACTCAGTTATGTAGGGCATTATAGGGGGTAAATTTTTTAAAATTACTTCTGTAAGATTAGCTATACCACCAAAAAACGACTCTACTATAGAAGGTATATTAGCTATTATAAATTCAAAAAATTCTTTTACATCACTAATAATAGGAAGTAATATATCTCCGATTGCTTTTAAAACAGGAGGGATATGAGATAAAATGATTTCAGCTAATTTTACAACATTCTCAACAACTGTTTGTATTAAAGGTATTATAACAGTAGACATAGCTTTACCTGCACTTTCAATAGCAGGGGGTAAAACTTTAACAAAGAAATCTCCTATAGCAGGTAATGCGTCTTTTAAAAATGTAGAAAGCTTATCAAGATTTTGTAAAAGCAGATATATAATAGCTACACCTCCGACGGCAGCTATAGCAGCAATTATAGCTCCCCAAGGCCCAGCACCTCCAATTAAATTACCTAAAAAGTTTCCAGCTGCACCTGCTATACCGCCGCCTTTGCCTCCACCGGGTGCTGTTTGCATTGATAAAGACCTTGCAGTGCTTTCAGAAAATATTTTTTTAAGACTTCTTAAAACATCTCTGGAAACAGATTCTAGCTTAACTTTAATACCATTTTTTTGAAAAAGTTTTTCATTTTTATCATTTAACTCTTCTTGTTTTTTAGTAAGTCTCGTAAAGTTTTTATCAAACTCTTTAGAATAAATTTTAGCTATTTCTTTTATTCTTTCCTTTTCGCGGGGCTGTAATCTATCTATCTTGTCTTTATCTTTACCTTTTTTATCATCAGGTTCAGGCATCGTGCTATAGATAGAATCAAGCCTTGAACTTATTTTAGTTAGTTGATCTAAAAATAGCTGAAATTGCTGAGGATCCATAAGCTATTAATACTTATGAATGAATAGTCAAAATTGCATTATTCTTTTGTAAAAAATGAGGTGTCTAAATTAATAGTAACTTCTTTATCGCCAACCATTAATTTTAAAGAATCAGTTTCTACTTTTCTAATATTGGCAATACTCTGTATTAATTTCGTTGTAACTGCCATAGGAAGGCTTTCTACAGTCTCAACTTTTTGATTAATAGATAAGATATTAAATTTTATCTCATCGGTTTTACTATCAACAGTGACCTTAATATTATCGATAAACTTAATAATTTCATAAACATAAACTTCGCCTATAAGATCTTTTATTTTATCATTATCATTACTCTTACGACTTTCTAATACTCTCTTACAATCTAAATTAACACGGTAATCTTCTTCTAAAGAAGGAACCTTGGTTGTAATTTCCAAATTATCAAACGTTAAGGTTTCTGCAAGATCAGCTATATTTATTGCTTCGCGTCTCTTTAAGCATTCAGATAAATCTACAACTTCTTTTTGTGCACCGTCTATAACATAAGAGGTTCCTAAAGAATTAGCCCTTAACGCTAAGAGAATTAGAGGCTTATCTATTATTGAAAGGTTAGTCTTTGTTTGAATATTTTCCTTAATAATTTCTGTAGTAGTAAGAGAAAAAGTAATAGGAGAAAGAACTACATCTAATGCAGTCTTTATAATATTTTTTTGCTGCTTAATAGTTAAGGGTAAGAATGAAACGTCTGCATTGACTGAACGTGCATACGTATTAACTTTATTAATAATAGCTATTTGCTTAATTTTGTCAACTACTGAATTGCTGCTCATTTAATAATTTATCCTAAAGTTATGGTTTTCCAGGGTTAATCGGTATAGAAGGGGATTTTGACTTTTTATGCTGATCTTCTTGACGCTTAATTTCGTCTTCAAATAGCCGTATTATAAGGAGATTCTCTGTAAAGGTATTTTCATCTAAATATTCAGGCGTGTAATATAGTTTACTGACAAGGATATACTGCATTTCATATATATTAGACAAATTAGCTCTAAAGATAAGCTTTAGTAGCTCAAGTAAAGTACCATCAAATGGGTTTAGTACTATTACCTCTTCAAAGCTAGGTATTTTAAATTCTAAAGCTTTAAATTTTTCAACTGTTTCTTCAAAAAACGTTTTAATTTCAAAAATAATACTACCAGGTAATGTCTCAATAATATCATTTTTTATTGTTTCTTCTAATTCATTAAAGTTGTATGAAGAGTCTTGAATCTTAACTTTCTTAATAACAAGATGAGGTAATTCTAAGAAGTTTTGTATAATAAAATTATGAGGTAGTTCAAGTGTGATCTCTATATCTGGTTGTGTAATTGTCTTTGTAAATTCTTTATTGAAGTTTAAGCAACTATTTAAAAAATCTGATACAGATATTTTTACGTTTTGCTTCTTCTGAAAAACTTCTAAATCAGGAGATACACATACACTTCTTAGCAAAAGCATGCAGCAAAATTTATCAAAATTTGATAGTCGATGGAATTGTGTTTTGTTTTCTAGATTATCAAAAATAATTGTATTTAAACAGCTTTCAATAAATTCATTATTATTAGATAAAATATATTTGTTAAGCTCTCTAAATTGCTTAAAAGATAATTCTTTTATCTTAAGAGGTGTTTTTAAAGTAGGTGTTTCGAAATTTAAATAAAATGCCATTATAAAAATCCTAAAGGATTTATATTCCCGAGTCCGTTCTGGAAGCTAGTAATTCGAGGTATAGATCCATTAGATATTCTATTAACAAGATCAGCAATAGGCAAGTAAAGATTGTTTTCAACCGTATAATTTGAATACGTCCATCTTGTACTATATGTAGTTAGCTTTTCATCTGAATAATCTAAGGATTGCTCTGAAACTTGATATGGCATACAATTGTAAAAATTAAACACTTTTCTAGGTATCATAGATATACCTTGATATGTTCTTGTATACTCTAATAAAGTCATATTTACTTTCATATTTTTAGGATCTTTATTACCTTGAGTATCACCCGGGCGGGCGGTCATCCCGTAATGCGACCCCACTATCACCCAAGGTCTGAGTACGAAGTCGACAAACGATGTATTTGTTTCTCTAAACTCAATTACTAATTCCGGAGCTTCGGTAATTCTCGGACCACCTAAAACACCAGGTAAAAAACCTCTATTATTATTAATTGATACTGTGCTTACTGAATATTGTTCGGTGGGTATAACAATTGAATGCGCGAACAAACAACCTACAATTTTTTGTAAAGGAAAGCTATTTAAAATAGATCTAGCTGTATCAATATCAAACCCTTTTTTACTACCGTCAGTTCTTTCTAATCCTTGAATAATACTGCTTCTTAATGCAGGGGGATAATTATCTATAACTATAATCCACTGTGTCGAATTGGGAATCGAAGTAAACCATGATTCCATTTGTACCAAGAAATAATCTCTTGGACTTATTATAGGTACGCCCGGGATATTGAACCCGAAAAGATTAATTGCTTGAGGAGCAAAAGAGGCGTTAGTACCTCTACCCAAATCTGTAAAATTTTGACCTAACGAATTTAAAGCACTGGTAAACGGATTGTTCACCTAATTATTTAGATCTAACTAACGAATTAGCTAAGTTTTCTCCAGTAGTGATAAGAAACAGTAGCAGTAAATTCAATCGTCTCACCAGTACCGGTAGCAATATTATACTGAAGGGGTCCAACGTTTCTTACTGAAACGCCAACTAATTGATATTGACCAACGCTGTTTAATGCATTATCTAGTTGTACTAAATCAATAATAGCTGTCTGCTTAGGGGCGAAATAATTACCTGTCGAATTAGCATCATTAAAAATATCCGTTGACCACTGTTCAAACTTCTGGCGGATTTGAGACTGTGCATCCGCATAAAATGTTAATTCATAGCTATCACTATTAGGATATGTAGCATTGCCGGGTAAATTAAAATTTAACCCCATGTAAGGCACCGGCACGTTGGTAATAGAACGAGCAGGTAATGTAGCTGTTTTAACATATACTAAATCATTCTCATCAAAAGATACCGTACTTGCACCGCCAGTATTAATGGATAATACACGGAAGTTAAAATCACGTGCAAACTCACGTGTCGTCGCTACTCTGTAAAAGTCTGTAATTAATTGATTTACGTCAGCCATAAAATTATTTATTAACCTCGATCATTTATGATACTATCTCCTGGAAGTTTGTTCCGGTTCTAGTAGCGTAGAAATTACAAAGTATATACTCTGCTGTTCTTACAGGTTTAATATAAATGTCAATTACTAAAGTATTATCATCTATTATAGCAGGTGTATTATTACGCTCATCGCATATTATTAGATAATCATATATACCTTGAGTGTTTTTAGCATTCTCAAACAATGGGCTGATTGTATTAATAACCTGTGTACGTGTAAAGAGTGTATTTGGCTCGAATACGAAATATTTTAATGTATCGCGTGTTGCTGTCTCGAGATTAAGAAATAGCCTACGAACATTAATTCTATCGAATGCGCTTGGCTTCTTCTGCAGGGTCTTTTGTCCGAAGATTACAAAGCCTTCAGACGGGAAGAACGCAATTGGATTAATATTGATCTTATAAAGCTGATCGCGCTGCTTCTGCTTGGGGTAAATACCGACATCATTTACACCAATAATAACACCGCGGGAGAATCCTGCAGGTGCATACCAAGGCTGATAATTATTATCTGTCTTTGCCATAGCAGCTGCAGCAAACCCGGAGAATGGAACCCAGACCTGCTGATCGGTTGCAGCATCACTAACTTGTGCACAATTGGCAAATGTACATGCATAACTTGTATTATATGCAGTAAATTGATTTTTTAATGGCCAATAGATATCATCCGAGAAGCTCTTTCCGCGAAGATCTAACGTCTTAACGTTTGCACCTTGTACAAATATATTCGATAGAGCGTCTAATATTAAAATATGATCTTTTCTGCCTTCAGCTAAGTTCAATAACGGCTGTACAGCAGCGTTATAGCGCGTTATACCTACTGGTAGAGAAGAAGGATTTTGTACCTTTAACGATTCTACTAGTTCTTCAAACGGTGCAGTTTCATCAAAATATGTAAATGTAGAAGGATTAAATGAATTGGCATAAATTGTACCTAATCCAGCTTCAACAGTTACAGTAATTGGATATAAATCGACGTTATTCAATCTCTCTGTGGCGGTAGTAAGCTTAAGAGGCAAGTTGCCGATAATCTTTGTAGCTAAATCTTGATTATCGTAATCACCTAACGCATAAAGGGCTGCAGTACTACCAAGAAGTGATAGCATCACTTCAACGCTTATCTCAGGCGCACCTACACGGGCGGTATACTCATTTGCGGTTTCGCCATCTAAAGGAGTAGCTAATGCATCGGTAAGGAAGCGAACTTTCTTTGACGGTATACCAGAAAGATCTAGCCATGTTGTATCGTTTTTATTAGCGATAAAGGGATTAACTATAATCGTTGTATTAAGCGAGCCTGCATTTGATTGCTCAATCGAAAAACTAATTGCGGGTCCACCATTCTCACTATTAATTTGTCTGTTTGAATCAAACGACCCTGTATAACTTTCCTGTAAAACGTAATCTAAGGCAATTGTATCGGGTGAAAATACTGATTGACGGAGTTTAAATACGCCGATTGAAACAGTATCATCAAATTGATGCGATGAAATATCAAAAGAAGGTATATTCTCTAATACTTCAGAAACAGAGCCTTGTAAACCTGTAGATTCAGCACTTAAGGTAAAGTTAAGTCTTGTAGAGGGTACTTGTACAAAATTATCATTACCGTAAACAGATATTGTTTCACTATTAATCGTATAAACTGAGTTTACACCGTTAAAAGGTGTAGCGGGATTTAAATTGGTGTTATCGATAATACCAACATATGTTCCTTCAAATTTAGAATTAATTGTTGATTGATTCTTATTAAGAATGATTAGCCCTGCACCGCTAAGCGATGCAACGTTAGGAAAGTTTACTCTATTTTCAGTATTAGTAGCCCAAGCAAATGCATCTCCTTGTAGAATACCTATATATTCAGCTTGTGTAAGTTTTAAATGCGTTGGAGTGCCGAAGAAATATCTTGAATCTGTTTTGGTTAAGTCGCTTGATGTATATTGTGTAGAAGGGCAATATGTTAGGACAGGGTATACTAGTGCGCTATACTCATCGCTTGTATCAACACCAGCACCCGCTCCGTACGGTAATCTGTATACTAAAACATTTGCAGGAGATTGTAGTACAGCCTTTACGGAATGATAAAAATATCTCTCTGCACCATTAGTAGGTGTGCCAAATATTTGCTCAAATTCAGATAATGAGGATACGGAGACCGGTTCAGACGACGGTCCTTTGTTAGAGAAACCTGGAATAAATACTGTGGTAGAAGGGGTTCCGACATTTGATAACGAAAGATCTACCTCTTGAATTTGTACACCGGGACTTTGAATTGTGCGTGCCATATAAAATATTTATGTTTTTTCGGATAAAACTTTTCAGTTTTTATAAATTATCTATCTGTTCAACTAGAGATACTTCCAGCTGTGAATATTCAAAAGTGAAAGAAGTTTCAATTTCTGTTGCATCTCTATTGTTAAAATTGATCGATCCGACTGCTGTTGGAAACGCATCTTTATAAATAAATTCAATAATTCTTTTGTCATATTCGTCTAATGCAAATAAAGAGAAATTAGCTCTAAACTTAAGAAAATCGGCACCTGAAGAGTTAGTTTTATTTACTATAGCTACTTGCTTATTTAATGAATTCTTAATATCGTTATCTATGAGATTATCAGCATCAAATATACTAAGTCTTGCATTATTTAAAAGATCTAACCATTTGTATATAATCCAATAATTGTTAAACCTGTTATCAATGGTAAAATTAACTGTTACGGGTGGGTAGGGATCTCTAGAATATCCTGAATTAGCTAATGTTTGACCGGAGTATCTAATATTAACTGCAGGTACGGATACTTCGGGAATTGTGGCACCGAAAACAGAAAATTGTAGAGCATCGGGAATTACGGTATTATTATCGCGTTCAAATTTACGAGAAATATCTTTTAAGCAAGCGGGTAAATTTAAAACAAATAAAAATTTATCTTTACGCGCTTTATTAAAAGGGCTTTGAGTATATGTTACTAGGTTTGCCATTTAATTATTTATATTAAACGGCGGTAACCTTGTGACTCAAGGTCAGCTATTTCATTATGATCCTGATTACCGTCCTGCGATATAACAATTGGCAAAGGCGGTACACCATCTATACCCATTTTTTCGTTACTATACATAGATGTAGGATTAATGAAGTATTTTATACCGTAATCTAACGATTTAATTTTAAGGGGTTTTTTATTTTTATCATATTCTACAACTTCAAAATACTTTTCACAAAGATCTGTTTCAAGGATCATTAACCCCCATAATAACGACATTACTCGGTCATCCCAACTATCTGATCCTTGCTTTGCAGCCCATGTACCGTTTGGGTATCTTACAAAACCTTTAAGTTCGTTTAAAGTTTTAAAGTCCCTAATTTTTAATGCACGTACTTCATTCATCCAATAGCGCATATTAACTACACCCTTGTATTTGGTATTAGTATGTGCTTGCACACCAATCTTATTAAAAGATACAGGGCCGACTTTAGTTCCATACGAAACAATATTTTCATACGCATGAGTGTTTTTTAATTGATCAACTACTTGCGCCCCGCAATTATTTCTTTCTATCATTGCTAATGGTGATCCCCAGTGCTGCAAGATTTCGTAAACTTTGGAAGTAAAATTATAAGGGCTAATTAGTCTATCATGGTAAGTAGCCACCTGTTTTATCTCTCTTAAGTCGGTTAAGTCAAATATTTGAATTACGCTTGCTGCTTCACCAACTCCTTCACTTATGTCAACACCCGCAACGTAAATATGATCTTTATTGGGTTCATCCCATAAAAGATATTTTCCTTCTTCAAATACAAATTTAGGTTCAGTGCACTCGGTTTTCATTTCTTCAAAAAGTTTTTCATCCAAGGCACTTTCACCAGCTTGCAAGAATACATTTCCAAATTCTTGATCAAAAACTTCTCTACTTCCTAAAGTTTTAATTGTCTTTTCTTTCCACACCTCATCACGCCCCGGGAACTCCCACCAGTCAACCTTTTCTGCATGCCAGTCATTTTTCTTTTCGAATGCACCGCTATAGAGCTCATGAAAAAGATTTCCAGTACCGTTTGGCGTTGAAGCAACAAATATTTTAGATTTCTTAGAAGATGATATAATTGGGTATACCGAACTCCAAAATTGCTCAACAAGATGGTTATCAATAAATGCCAACTCGTCCAAAATGAGAACATTACAGCTATCACCTCGCCCTGCATCACTACTAGTAGTTGAAATACCAATACTAGATCCATTTCCTAACGACATAGATGTTTTACCATATTCTACAGTTCCTGGTTTAAGGTAGTTCGGTAGCTTTTCATAAGCTAAACGAACTCTCTTAAAAATGTTAATCGCAGTCTGCTCTTTATTCGCTACAATAAGAATACGTTGATCTTCAAAAAAGCATGCAATCCATAATGCATATATTGTCATTAAGGTCGTTTTTCCCACCTGTCTAGATGCTAGTAAGCAAACAAATCTGTTATCTCTCAAACTTCTTAAAATTCTTTTTTGATAAGAATGAAGTCTTATCTTCATCTTACCTTCATCGAGATTTGTTATATAAAAGAAATTTTCTGCAAAGTATAAAATGTTCTTTCTTGATTTTGCTATATCTTCTACCCACTCAGGATGTGCTTCATAATCAAACACCGCATCTGATGTGGGTAAGTTTTGATTACCTAAATAAAATTTACTTTCTTGTTTTTTAGGCATATATAACATAAATACTTAATATGAATCAAGCAAGATCGCTAGTAGAATTGGGTGCCTTCTATGAAAACAATATAATTGAAGAAAAGAAGGCCGTATTTCCCCCTAAAGGCACATTTAAACTAGCTACAGATAAGAAGCCAGTAGAAGCTAAAGCAGATCCTAAAGCCTTCACTCCCAAGAATTCTGGCCCGGAAAATGCTGATGGTTTTAAGAAAGATTTAATTGATCCCGAGACTGCCAAAAACGATAATTTTTATACTCCAAAAAAATTCTCACAAAATCTTGAAAAAACAGAGGTACAAACAATAAATAATTTTATGAGCAAATCTATTTTTGATAAATTATACGAGGACGTAATGTCCGGCCGGCCTGAGGATGTCGAGGCTAGCGATGCAGAGGCTCTCGGTCTTCCTGCTGGTGAGGAAGGTGCTGGTGAGGAAGGTGATGTAACCTTCACATTGCCTCGTGATGTCGCTCAAAAGCTTTGTGATGTTATGCATGCCGCATTAGGTGAAGAAAATTCTGATGAGTCTTCTGATGAAGGTTCCGATGAAATTGGTGAACTCGACGCTGGTGGCGCCGATGAAGCTAACGAAGAAAAAGAGAAGACAGAAGAAGATGAAGATAATGAAGGTGTTGCTAAAGAAGGCACTGAAATGAAAGAGCTTCCTACTTCTGCTGGCCAATCTCTTCAAAAGAAAGATAACAAGGTTGGCGATGTAACAAATAGTTTAAAGTCGAGTGGCCCTGGTGATTCCAAGGTAACTGACAAAGTTGGTAATGATGGTGAAAAGGGCCATGCTCTTGTTGGTGGTGGCATAAAAGGTGGCGCCCCCACATCCCCCAAGGGTAAGGCTAACGTAGTGAATTCTAAGACCTCTAAGGTCGGTGCTTATCTAGCTGGTCTAAAATAAGCAATCAAAAAATAGTAAAAAAAAGGGCCTAAGTCAAATTAGGCCCTTTTTTTTGCTTAAATAACTATATGACGTTTAGAGATTTTTATTCCGGTAAAATAGGTACAGATAAACGACATATGCATCCTGTTGTACGCGACCCATCTTCACATCCTAAGAATCCAGGTCGCACAGTACCTCACATGCATAGAACAAAGCATAATAATCAAAAAGTACAAAGCTTATTAAGGAAACCATCAGGTAAATATACTTTAAATACTCGAGAAGTCGCACAAATTGAAGGTGAATTCCATTTTAAGTATGATCCCGTTAAGCCTAAGAAACTAGGTAATACAGGCGTGACTATTAAATTAGATCCTATATTACAAAAACCGGTATTAGAAAAATGAGCGTAGCGTATTATACCGGTAGTCCACAACCTAAGGTATATCCGTTTTTCTTTGAGGATAATCCCTGCTTTAGATATACTAATAAGCAAAATAATAATTGCGAAAGAAATACATACTCTAACTATTGGAGAGAACAAATTAATCTGTATGGCCAGCAAGTAGGCTATATTGTTAATAACACGACCACTTTAAGTGCAGATATGCTATACGGTGAACAGCCAACCCAAGCTTTTTCGCCGCCTCAAAATATTATAATGGCTATTAATCTTAATGAAAATGCATTAATGCTAAGTAAATTTGGTTTAGTATCAGATGATGAGGTAACAGCTTTTATCCACATAAGCGCGTTCTATGAAACGTTTGGCTATGGTGCAGAACCTAAATCCGGTGACCTATTCCAACTAGTAGAGTATGGTAGTGATAGACCCGGGGGTAGAAACGGTAATATATACGAAATAACACAAAGATTAGACCAAGATATTGCCCAAATCAACACTCTTATGGGACATTATGTGTGGTTAATTAAAGCTAAGCGCTTTGAATATTCTTTCGAACCAGGTGTTATACCGGAAGCTCAGAATGATCAATTATTTGACGATACTAAAACCCCTTATGCTTCCGGGGCTAATAAACCGTACACGGATAGTATGGATATTGAGTCAAAGAAGGTTTTTGACTACAGTAAGACAGATTACTCTGATGTATACGGCGGTTATTACTAATCCGCAATGGTATCAATAATATCTTCTTTTTGCTCTTCGTAGTTTGGAATTCTCTCGTTTTTTAATTTGGCTAACAAAGAGTCTGCCTCTCTGCAAGAATTAAATTCTATATCTAGTTTATTTCTACTTAAATCCATAAAGTAGTAAACGTATTTCCCATTACGCGGTGTAATGTGGATGAGAGAGTAAACCCCTCCTACAGCAAAACGCTTATCTCTTAAAAGAGTGCGTCCAGCTTGACTTACTTTAAAGCTGGTTCCAATGATGTAATGCATTTTGGTACTACCGGTGTTGTATCGGTCGATTCATTCATAAGAACCTCGTCGACCATAGATTCATATCTTTCATCTATATATTTTTGAAATGCTAGAGGTTTTACCCAGTCAGCATCTTTGTTTTGCAGGTCAACTTTGAATTGTTGAGCTTTTCGACTTATAATGTCCAAAGCTTCAATAAGACAAAACCAACGGGCATATTCACTCACCTTGAGTTTATGATTTCCGTTTTTAGCTTCTATTGTTATCGATTTTTTTAAGGAGTCCGATTGCATATCCTAGTATTATCAAGGTAAAATCTTTGACGTCAAGTAAATTATTATTTTTATTCAGCATGTTTAAATTCTTAAATACGGATTCTAAAATCTCATTAATACCCGTAAATGAATTTTTAATACTGAGTCCTAGATTTATTTTATATTCTTCATTGATGTCACTATCTTTGAGAGCAGTTATTATAATGTCCGAAACTAGACCCATCATATTTTGTGATACTGATTTATCGGATGTAACATTGGTTTTATAAAAATTTAAACCTTGCTCAAAATTATTAAGTTGCTTTAAATTTAGAGATTTTTTAACAAGCAAAACAACATCGTTTAAATTTAAAATAGGATCAACTGGTTTAGTATTAAAATGATCATTTGATACTTCAGTAGTTAACTTAGCTATACTGTCGGGTATATTCATTGTATAGCTTTTTCTATAATACTGGTGTCAAGACTGGATAAATCTGTATTTAAAATAGGTTCGGTAACCACAGCGGATTCCGCAGTAACTATAACACTAAGCTGTTTGTTACAAGCTTTACATCTATAATAGTTAGGTGTATTAAATCTAACTGGAACTAGTTCTCTTTCTTTTTTATAGCAAGGACATTCTAATTCAAGACCTTGATAAGAAAACTCTTGAAGTCTTTCGTTTTCAAGTTTTTTATTTTTCAATAATACAATAGAATTAAAAACAGTTGAAAAGGCGTTAAACCCTAAGAATTGAATAACTGCACCAGTTAACGTTCCGACAATTATATTAACACCTATAGTGGTAGTCCAATATCCAAAAAGGAGAGATACTATTGTAAGAGAAAAAAGCTGAAAGCTAACTTTTGTAAGCATTTAACTATTATAGTATTAGTTTATTTTTTTGCAACCGGTGTATCAGTGATTTTAAATATATGATTAATTTCTTCTATTATATTGTCAAGCTTAGCTACTACTTGTTTTACTGTCTCAAATGCACTCTCGTTTTTATTAATAATAGGGTTCTTTAATGAATCGTTAAATAGTGCTCTTGTGTTTGTCGCGTTTAAATATAGCTCACCTACTTGCTCAACAACACTAGGCAAAGGGAAAGGCAGTACCTTTTCAGCTTTTGCTGAACCAGGTAGCTGGTCTGTCACACTCTTATCAAATAGATCCTTTAAAGTAACACGTTGAGAGCCAAGCTCTCTGGAAGCTATACCGGAAACCCATTTATTATAGTAGTTAGTAAAGTCTTCAAACAAAACCGTCTTTTTCACTAAATTATTTATTCTCTTGTAATAAATAATTAATATGATATCTTTCGAACGTATATTTGACACCATTCTAGAAGCTGATCAAGCTCCAGCACCTGTTAATCAAGATTCTACCCCGCAAACAGATAAAGAAGCAATGGCACAGTCGTTAACTACTGCAAAGCCTGAAGATTTTGATGTGCAGCAACCTGGTAGAGAGAAGCTTTTAGATAGAACTAAAATTGATCAGGCACAGAAACTAAAAGATTGGATTGCCCAAATCGATACGTTTATTGGTTTCCTAAATGGTACAGATGCATCTTCAATGCAAGTACAACTACACTCCGCTCCTTGCGATTCAATTTTTGAGGATATTGCTAGAAGTGAGAAAAAGAAGATTGCAAGACTTGCAGCTGAATTGAGTTCTTTGAGCGAATCGCTTAAGGGGTATCTTATTTCGTCTAACGACCGATAACGCTCATTAGTAGTTTAGCTTTCATATCCGTAAACGAATTGCTTACTATAAAATCTACATCTAAGCTATCCTTCTCCTGATCAATACAAAGATCGTTCATATCTTTATATTTCTTACTCAAATTCTCAGGCCAGATAAAAACGCATTCACCGTTTTCTATAAGCTTATTTGTTTTATTACGACTAGCGTTATCAACCCATTGATTATCTAATACCCAAATTTTCTTATGAAACTTGAACGTGTTTAACTGCATCTCTTGTAGCTTAGAAAACATAGCATTACTATTCTCCTGAATGCCTGCAACAGCTGTTCCATTTTTAATAAAAAAAGAATCGATTGGTCCTTCGAATATAAAAATATAATCAATATCGGATGTAATTTTATTAATATTGTATAGTGACTTTTCACCATTTATTTTACTTAGATATTTTGGATAAAGTCTTAAATCACGGTCATATAAAGCACGAGATTGATAGAAAATAATATTATTATTTTCATTATAAAACGGAATGACAACTCGGTTCTTATGGGTATGGTCATTTAGTGATAGCCATAACGTCTCCGGTCTATTAATAGCTCTATCTATTCTTCTTCGTTTAACTAAGCTTAAGGCGTCTTGTACTACCTGATTATCGCTATAGAATTCGACCTGCTTACTATCAAATAAATTAATTGAATCTTTAGGCAAATCTTCGACAGGCTTACGTATTATTGGCTCGGTTTTATCGCTTAATACATCTAAAGGTAAAATATCAAACTCTCTCGATTCATTCAAAATTTCATTAAACGACTGACCGGAGACTTCTTGAATCCATTTTATAGCATCGCTATACCAACCGCAATTATGACAACAAACAGCATTGTCTTCAACAATATAAATACATCGTCTTTTCTTACCCCAAGATCGGCCTTCTCTACAAATCGGACACCCTGCAATATACGTATTACTATGCTTTTTATATTGCGGATAACCAGCAAATTGATAAAACTTCTGAAGTATATACTCTCTAGGTATTAACACACGTATAGTATAAGTTATATACTATCAAAAACAAGTTAAGCCTTATTTTGTTTAGGTATAGGTTTAACAGAAACTATACCTTTTCTAATAAAGGTACCACTAGCCGGATCAATATATTCTGCTTCAACAATTTCATTACCTTCACGAATGTAAGTACGTAGACGAGGTCTAACAGGCTCACCACTAATAGGTGAAACAATAGGTATGGGGTTAATTAGGTCCATATAGTTATTTAATAGCTACTTCCGTATTTAAAGTGTTATTTTTATTATATTGTATTCTGCAGACGTCGTAAACATTTGCTGGCAGCTTTTCAACTATATCTACTATTTTTTGTGTTAACCCAAAATCAAATTTATCGCATGGTACCTCTCTTATTTTCATATCAGGTAAAGACAAAAATACAAAATCATCATTCTTCTTTTCCATGTATACAAAGAGTTCGCCTAAAAATGCACCGCCTGTAATTGCATAAACGTATCTCTTTTTTGGGTGTTTAAATATTTCAGTTAACATAATTCCTGTATATATTTTTCAACTGTTTCAAAGGTATCGGAAAATTCTAGCCCATGCTGCTGTAATTTTTGAGTACTGAGAATACAATTAGATCGGTTAGCTACTATATCTAGATCGTCCATTTCAACAAAATTCCAATTAGGATTAACTTTATTATATTTTTTAAATATGTCTACTACTTCTTTTGCAGTTATAGGCTTTGTATTAACAGCGTTAAAGATACCTGGGATAAAATTATCTAATAAATGCTTGACTAAGCGATTAAGATCGTCAATGCATGTAATGCTATTCTTATAGCTAATTAAATTATCATACTTAAAGAGTTTGTATAGATAATTTTTATCCTCTTTAACTGACGTTACAGGCATACGAATTCTAAGAATAGCTGATTGTTTAGTATCAATAACTGTTTCAAAAGCATGTTTTGATTTACTGTAAAAACTAGATTGCGGATTATAAAGACCAAAATTGGGTTGATCTGTTTCTAGAAACTCTTTTTCGTAGCCTGTATATATACACCCACTTGAAATATGAATAATTTTTTTATTATGTCTATCTGCAATTTTATCAATTTCATTTGGCACAGTAACGTTTAGATTCCAACAGGTTTCTTTATTTTTTTCACAACCATCAACATTAGGAGTACCGGTATACCCACAGCAATTAACTACATGTGTAAAATTATAATCACGAAACATACGTGATAACGTTTTACTATTTGTATAATCTATTTCTTGCTGACTAATATGAAAAACGTCAACATCAGCTGTCTGTAAAAATTGACCTAATTTAGTACCAATGAATCCTTTACCAAGCAATAATACTCTCATGTATTATTATTTTAATATAACTTTTATTAATCTCCAAAAGTATCTTTAGCGTTATTAAAAATAAACTTATTAATTAGTGTTCCAAGAGAATCGGCTTCTTGTTGGTTATGAGCAGAAATAATAGAAATAGGCTCACCATTAAAATTGTAGCCGATTAAAATAAAGCTATTTAAAAATTCTAAAACCTGACTAGTTAATACGTCTAAATCCGTTTTATTGTCAGACTTTTCTTTAATTTGATCTCTCAAGAAAGAAACTAATGCTTTATGAGTAAGCTCTTTTACCTCTTTATTTTCATTAGGATTAAAGGGTGTATTTTTACCGTCATTACCTTTAGATGAGTTCTTATTTTTCATCATAAGTATTTAATCTTTTTGACAAGTATCTTTCTCTTCCTGGGTAATCAGCATTGTTAGAAACACCGTTTTTAATAAGATAATCAATAATAACTTCAATACTATCGGTTTTAATAAAGAAATTCTTAAGAATCTTACGGCCCCCATCATTGAATTCAAATAGAATTTCGTCCATATTATCCTTATTAAGGTAGCAAGTAATCATAACAGATGCCTCGCTAGGATTAACCATTATAGTCCATTGCCGCGGGTCACCTTTGGAATAAACAGAAAAAATCTTAATTACAATAAATCTATTGTCCCTAAGCCTTTTAATAAAGTAACTTGGCGTTCTTAATTTATTTTTACTTGTTTTATACATTAATTTGCTAATGCAGAGATAACAAACTTAAAGTCAGAATTTTCAAGTTTAAGATCTAATGTCATTACTCCTAATTTTGTTATTATTTGGGATTGTAATTCTTTGAATCTCATAGAAGAAATTATTCTAAATATTTCAAAGTTCAACGGTAAAGGTAAGGCAAATTGAGTGCCCTTATAATCTTCAGCAATCTTTATACCATACGAATCTATGTTGCTTCTCGTTTTATCCGTTAGTTCACCGAAAACTGTAGTATCTTTAACAGATATATAAATCTTATTTGTCTCCGTACTTATAGAACTGCCTTTTATGAGGCTAATAACTGATGTATAAGGCAACGTAAAGGAGCCATCAAATTCAAGAGTTTTAATCTTTTCCATGTTTAGCTTAGGTGTAGTAATAATATTATCATCGTATAGATGGTACTTAAACCTAACGCTATCAGACGAATACCCAATAAAGTTCGATGAAATATCTAGCTCAAATGTATCATGCTCAATACAAGAAATAACTCTAACAAATTTCTTTACATCGGGTATATTGAGACATTTAACAGCATCAATACTACTGTCTGTAAAATTAACACCAACAATAATTGTATTATCGCTCGTAGAAATAAGCGAGCTCAACTTACCCTTACTAACATTTATTACTGCACTATCCGTTACCTTACTTAACGGTGTTAAAAAGTTATTTAAAAAAATATCTTTATTAGCTATTTTAAGATTCATTAATCTTTATAATAGCATATATATCTTGTTATTCAAGATATTTTTATCTTATCCAGCTTCTCTTCTATTCTCTTTAATGTATTAGCTATTTCTTTTAAAATTAAATTATCGGTAGCTTTTTCCTGGATACTATTTCGATGCTCTGTTACCTGTACATAATTCTGTTGAGGTTGCGGGCGTGGAATATTAATACCCGCATTAACGGTTGTATGCACTGGGTTAGGCTGTTGTGCAGTCGGTATAGTATTAATCACCTGTAGCGGATTTAATGAATTACCAAGGCAAGTAGGGTTCTGTGAGACCATATTACTCTGAAGCATCTTAAGATCACCTGTTAGATGTTGGCCCATAAAAGCTATGGTAGCCATCTTAATTTCTTCTGGAGAAAGATCTTCTCTGAAAGCATCCATGTTATTATAGATCTTTTAAAAGGTTATCTATTGATTCATCGCTTTCAGCGACTTTTACTGTAGCTTTTTTAGCAACAGGTGTTGGTGCGCTTGTTGTGACTTGCACCGGTGCATCAGCAGTATCATCAACGTCTTTAGTACCATGATAATGCTCATCAAGTATAGTCTTGAGTTCATCGTAACTCTTGACAGATACATATGACTCAAGATCAAAGGCATTATTGTAGATCTTCTTAAAGTCATCTTCTTCCAGACCTTCGATTTCCTTAGGAGTAGAGAACTTCGAAGAAACATATGTAGGATAATCACCCTGCTTCTCAACCTTAATTCTAAGATTACAGCCCTTAGGTGAAAGATCGAAAATACGCGGGCCAAGCTCAGCGGCTTCTTCGCCCTCAATAGCGTCCATAACAATTTTATGAAGCTGACGACCAAAGCGCAGAAGCTTAATCTTCCCGTTATTGTCGGCATTAACCGGATCGTTAATAACATATACACTTACAAGCCAATTTTCACGGCGCTTAATAGCAAGTGCTTTCTCTTTTTCTTTTTCAGTACCGTTGCGTAATACACGATAGCGTTCCTCGGCAATAGGATCGCGTTGATTCCAAGTAGTCGGGCTAATAGCTGTGACTAGTTGACCAGTCGTAAGGCTATTCCACCCATAAGAATAATAATGGAAAAATGTCTTCGATGGGTCTTTTACATTAGGAAGAAGTCGGACTGTATAGGTATTTCCTACCTCACAGCGCAAATAATCCTTAATTTTAGAAGAAGCGGTTTCGTTATTTTTAGTAAGAGCGCCTTTAATGCTCTCAAACATCGATGCGGTAAATGTACTCATATTATTATTATGATAATAGCTTATAATTTTAAATCAAGCATTATTTAAAATTTTTTTGAGACCGAGTTCAACTAATTTAGAAGCTTTTTGAGAATTATATAATTTTGTTCTATATACAGAAATGTTATTATAAAGATTCTCGCCTATAATAAATTTGACTACCTCGGCATCTCTTTGTTTTATAGTTTTCTCAAAATTGGAATACCCTAAAAGCGTATATATGTTCACTTTATGTTCTTTTAGATGAAGAATAAAAGAATATTCATTATTTGTTCTATGATTAATGTAATTTGCAGGAGAGAGATTTTTAGCTATACAAAAATTCTTAATAAACAAAATAGATTCTTTTATACCGATTAATTGTTCATCAGAATCTGGATCTAAATTTTCTTGCTTCTTATTAAACAATGTATATGCTTTAGTAGCCTTAAGAGTGTGATAATAATCTAAAGGAAAATATTCTTCGTCAGAGTATATAGAATACGGCGCTTTAAAATACTCTTCAATCTTAATATGCGGAAATCTTTTTAAAAAATTACTAACCTTTTTAATTGATACAAATGTTTCGTTATTAAGTTTATCAAAATTTTTACGCAATTTAAAAGGTAATTTGTTTTTCGATCGCGAAACCCTTAAAAATGTATTGTAAATTAATTTATCGAACTCGGTGATCAACGCAAATGCTTCCACTTGTTTCTAACTATCTGCTTCTTTATCTTGCGTAACATACTTGGCTTGTAATAACACCTCTTCAATCTCAATTCTTCAACAATACCAGAGTTCATATATTCTCTACTAAATTTATTCCACATTTTATCAAAATATGCTTTATCGGTGCACTTCTTCTTATCCAACTTAACTTCAACATTTACTGGTCTCATAAAAATAAACTCTTTTTGCAGGAATTTAAAAACTTCATAATGTACTTACTTTTATACAATCCTGAGTCGAATTGCAAGAAAAATTTTACTGCTGAAAAATCGTTTTTAAGTTCACAATGCATTTTAAATAGCTCCCTTATTTCCTTACTCTTTAATAATAATATGAACACATTCGCTAAATTCAACTTTTTTGTATGCATTAATGTTATTAAAGAGCAGAACGACAAAAACGTATGGTTTTGTTCGAACTCAGTTATTTGTTCTGAGGGATCGTAGCCTTTCACTGTAGACAACTAATTATTAATTATTTATAAAAAATCAATTATCTATTGCTAATTTAGACAAAGTACTAATAGAAGATGTGCTCGCCTCCGTATCATTTATATGTTCGTCTTCGGTAATAGTTAATGTAGAATAGTCTATACGCATTGCACAATGACCGAAATTTGGACCGAATCTATTTTTCATAAAGCCCATCTTTATAACACCTAGCTCTTTATCTGTATCTTCTTGCCAAATACTTAAAATAACGTCACCGGTCATAGCAAGTCCAATACTTTCGGATATAGTCTTTAAGCCGGGATCAGATATATCATAGCCTTCTCTATTAAGCTGAGTTGCAGATATAATAGGGCAATTAAAGTGATAAGAAATAGCTCTTAGCTGCTCAGTACATATCTTAATTCTCTCATAACTACTATCACCGTAGGTAGAGTTAAGCAAATTAACATAATCAAGAACTATCGCATCAATCTTAATTCCCTTTTGAATTAGTTTTTTTGTAAATGCTTTGAGATGATTTGCAGTTATAGTTGCGGGCGGAAATTCTTTAATAATAATTTTTGAATTAGGGTGCTCGATACAATATTCGTCTAACTGAGTCTTAAGGGTCTCGGATTCAATTTTAAGCTGTCCAAGGGGAATCTTTGATACACTAGAGCAAAGGCGTTTAGCGTAAATAATTTCTGGCATTTCAAGAGAAACCAATAATACTGTTTTTCCTTGTTCAGCGATGTTTACCGCAATATTACCTAGAAATATACTCTTACCAATATTAGTTTCACCGGCAAACAAATAAAGGGCTTTACCTTCCTCTAAAAACCCACCGCCGATTTTATCGTCTAACCATTTCCACTTAGAGGGAATATATTTTTCATTAGAATGGAGATTATCAATTACTTTACTAACATCATTAAACAGATCTAACCCAATATCAGTAGTAAGCGAGATATTGCATGCTTTTTCAAACTTATCTAATATTTTAGATGTATCTACGCTGTTTTTATTAATATCATCCACCACATCCATCATTGTATGGTAGACTGATTTTTCCTTAATAAAAATTTCGGTATTAGCAGTAAGTTCATCGACATTAAAATTCTTTTCAATATTATTAAAAAGATTAACGGCATTCTTAAAAGAACTTTTAAGTTCATCGGTAGTTAAATAAGATTTAATTTCTGTTAGAGTAGGGCATGTCGCTCTTTTTTCATAAAACTCTCTAATAATTTCAAAAACAACTTTTATGTCTTTGTTTTTAAAATACAAAGGTTTAATGTAATCGACGATAGAAGCTAAATATGATTCGTCTGTAAGAGATTTGTAAGCTATAATAACTTCAAAATAATCTAAATCTAGCTTAGCCATTACTCTATGATATACTAGACTTTATAGTAATCAATAACCACTGTATTCTTTTAAAAACTTATCTTGGCTCGATACAAATATTTCATCATTCGTATTTAAAAGTCCGGGCGATTTGTGTACGACCCATATAGGTGCTACCCCTAATTTTAGTTTCTTAACATTTGCGTCTAAGCTACTAGCTATATCATAATGATGAAAGGTATAATTTTCATTAAACTTCCAGTCGACCTGTTTGGTTCTTTTTGTGTTAATACTCATGAATAGCCCATCAAGTATAGCTACTCTTGCAGGGGTAGGTCCAAACGACGTCATAAATATCTGTCCATGATCATTACAAGGATGGGCTACCGCGCCCCTCAAATTATTTCCATTAAACCCACCACACATTAAATGCCATAAAGCTAATTTCTGGATCTTCGGATTAACGCCACCGGCAAGCCCGACTATATCAAAATCTTGATGAGCTTTCTCTAGCTTTTCATTTACTGCAAGATCGTCAACATAAACATCATCATGAACAAAAACGATAAATTTATAATCGTTTCTATATTCATTTAAAATTTCATTATATTTTTTGCTTAATCCTTCTTTATTATCAGCATCAAATAAGATATCTATTTTATCTTTCAATCGAATAAGTGACTTATATGCTGAAGTTTGTTTAGCATCCGAGCTTCTAGTAGCAAAATAAAAAGCAATATTGTTCATGGATTAAAAAACGGTGAGTTTGTTGTGAACTTACCTACACTAGTTATACCTTCTTTTGTTAAGAGGTACAATAAACCCTCCTCAACTTCTACAAACTCATTATCTGGATTTGGTAAAGAAGAAAATTCATTATTTAAAAAATCCGCATAAAGTGTACTACCAGATCTAGCTATATATACGTGGCCTGATTTTTGATTATAGATCCAAAGACCGAATGTTCCTTTTAAAAGTGAAAGAGTTTTAATAATAGCTAGAATCTCATCACCATGCTTCTTGAGATGCATATCTAATAATGGTGCGATAATTGACGAATCGACAACGTTATAGCTTTTTTTATTGCTAATTAATAGCTTAAGCTCCTTATGGTTTGTTAGAACACCATTATGTGCTATAAGCCAATCTTTATATTGAAAAGGATGTGACGTTGTAGGTGAGAATGCTCTTTGTGATGATGTTGGCGCTTGCGTATGACCTAAGAAATAATTAAAATCTGTAATGTTCCTTCTTTTCTTGCCATACTCAATAACTAGCTTTTTAGAAAGAGTTGCAGTACCAGGTGACTTTAGAATAGCATGTATCTTATTACCGATCAGTAGTCCGCCATATGAAAAGGTGCCTCTTTTCTTATTACTCTTATAGAGATTTACATAGTTTGTAAATTCTTTAGCTCCAAATATTCCGCAAATAGTATTATACCTCCTAATTATTATATTAAATAGAATAAATATTTCAAGATGAATAAGGACTGTAAACTCATATTTGAAGCGTATTTAGTTAAAAAACCTGTTATTTCTGAAGCTCCCATATATGGAATGGGTGATATAGGGTATTCTGGTGACTTCGAATCAGCACCTGGCAAGGGATATGGAATCGGCAAAGTAGCGGCAAAAGAAGGTAAACCTATGGCTGATGTTGCTAATCGTTTGCTGGCTGCTATAAAGACTAAACTTTTTAAACCTGCAAAGCATGTTGTTGACGGTAAAGAATATGATTTGTTTTACCCGGGTTCTAAGATGAAATTTAGAACTGAATTAGAGAATTTAATTAAAAACGAGCTTAAGCTTGGTGGTACGGAGGCTAAATATACTGCGCGCATCGTTGACAATCTTTTAAATGTAGTAAGAGTAGATGCAGAAGGCGGTACAGCTGCTAGCCCCCATCAAGTCAAGCAAGCAGTTGATGCAGGAGTAAAGGGTAAAGCTGTTATAGCACCTGGTACTCCTGGTACATCTCCTGCACAACCTGAAGTACCAAAAGCAAATAGTTTTGTAAAAAATCCAAATGCACGTTTTATTAAAGAATGGATGCCAATATTTGTTGAGCTTCCTGATGAAATTACTATCGAGAAAGGCGACATTTATGATTCACCTGAACTTAAAAATGAAGTAATTGAGGCTATAACGCGTGCGTATGATCAAAAAATGGCTAATGATAAAGAAGTTGTTCAAGACTTTATTGATTCATTAAAATTTAAAAGCAGCTATACCCCCGCTTCGGAGAAAAAAGAAGGTGAAGGTACCGGTGAAGTAGAAACTGTTGAAGAATATCCAGAAGATGATTTACCGACCAGTGAATTGCGTGGAATGGGTGCACTGCCAGGTCGCCGTGGTTATGACTCAGGTGGGTTTAGCTATGGAGATTAAAAATGGCCGATACAACAATTACTGATTTAGCGCGCGCGCTAACTACTAATACAGGCGCTATATTACCTATAACTATAACTTAATAATATGGCTGATACAACCATCTCTGCGCTTAGTCCAATGACCCCCAGTGGGAGCTTGTCTGTTCCTGTGTCAGATGGAACAACAACTGGAAGGGTGTCCATATCAGACATCGGGGGAGTGCCCGTTGGCACTATAGTCATGTGGTCTAATTACAATGGAGCTAGCATACCCTCAGGTTGGGCATTGTGTGATGGGCAAGCAGGCAGGCCAGATTTGCGCGATCGATTTGCTGTGGGTGCAGGAAGTACTTATCCTCTCAATACAACTGGAGGGCAAGCTTCTGTAACAGGAACTGTGGGGGCAACATCTTTAAACTCCACACAACAAAGCTCTTTTAGATCAAGTACATACGCGCCAGGTGCGGCATGCGGTGGAAAAAATCAGCCAGCCTGTGCAACATACTTAACCGGAATTGCAAGCTATGGAGGATCACACACTCACCCGGTTACGGTGGCTACACTCCCCCCTTACATCAGCCTGCATTATATAATTAAAATATCATAAATATTATTAATATGCAATACAACAATACATATTTTAAAATTAGCTTTGATGATAACTATGTTGAAATTAATAATAAAATATATTTTTTAAATTTAAATAAATTTCTCCTCAACGGGGTGAGCACAGTTACATGCAAAGAGGGGCGTGGGTTGATTGAACACAAGGATAAAGCTGTTGTCAATTCAGAATTCAACAGCAGTGATGCATATGATCATATCATAGATGAGGTAATATTGAAGGGAAGCAAATATTCACCTACCGAAACTCTATTGAAAATGAATGAAGTGCAAAATTTTAAGCCATTCTCTGTGTGCAGAGGTATTGTGAAGGGGCCAGAGTTCACAAATGCATATAGAGTTGAGTCCCGATATACCTCTCATTACTTGTTTATGATTGATGGTAGAGGTGTAGAGCAAACTACAGGCACAATATTTGAAAAGGATGGTTTTTATAATGTAAAAAGCTTATTTACAACAACGCGCAAATTTTTAATCTCCACAGATGAGATCAAATGGGTGGCATTCTGCCCAGAGGATATTGCAAGGGATTATAATGCCAAAATGATTTTTAAAGATGAACAAATACAAACAAGCAGTTATGTGATTCCTATTGATGGGACCATACTAGTGGATGGAATTAAGAAAGAAATTGATGAGCTTATAACTGCAAACTCAAAATCCTTAATAAAACTAGGAACTGCATCCAGTTGCATGGTAGTAGAAATTTAGTACACATGGATATAACATATGGCTGATACAACAATATCTGATTTAGCGCGCGCTAACCCCTCTCCGGGGCATTTGCTGCCATACAGCACAGGGAGCGACACACTTGCAACGCCTGTAAGTGCCTTGTTTCAAGGCAGTAGTTCTTTTTATTTAGTCAACTCGTCAAACCCTACAATATGGGCAAGTACAAATATATCGCTCAATTCGCAATCCGTTTACATTCAAGCAAATACTACTAGCTTGGAAAATAGATTTGGTTCATATACTAACCATCCTCTTTCTTTAGTAACAAATAACACTGAACGTATGCGCATTGATACGGCAGGAAATATTAATATTACTGGAGGTTTGACACTGAAAAATGTTCCTGTAGCAGTACCAGTAGGAGCAGTTTTTTACATGGCAACATCTACAACACCTTCAGGTTATTTGGTTTGCAATGGTGATACTGTTCCAAATGGAAACGGTGTTGTACAGGGGATAACTTATAATTTTAGCGCGCTATTTACATTATTAGGTACCACATACGGTGTAGCTGGTAAACTGCCTGACTTGAGAGGAGAGTTTTTAAGAGGTTGGGATAACAGTAGAGGTGTAGATACAGATAGAGCATTTGGCAGCTATCAAAAATCTACTGTTATGGCTTTTAACACTCCAAGCTCAGAGAACTATGTACACAGTATTGCTGCAGGATCAAGCCCGTCAGATGGGAGGACTCTTATTGGGTTGGATACAGCAGCTAAATCAGATTATGCCGGGACTATCAGTACAGCTGGTCCAGGTAATGTTGCTAATGGTGGTGATTGGATTAATGACGGCAGTTGGGGTGGCGGTGCAATAAGGCCTAGAAATCTAGCGATGCTGCCTGTAATTAAATACTAATCTGTTTACAATTGTATTTTTCCCAAGGCAACGATATCTTGTAGTTTAACGGGTCTATATACCTCGCATCTATAAAGCCTTTTATTCGCAAAGAGCACGCAGTACATTCACCGCAAGCTTGCTCTTCTCCTTCATAACAAGTCCAAGTCTTACTAAAATCTACACCAAGCTTAATACCGAGTTTTATGATTTCTTCCTTAGATTTGTCGATTAACGGTGCTTGTACTATAATTTTATTTCTACGGTTCAAAGCTGATACTTTATTGATTTGCTCCAGAAATTCTTCGCTGCCATCCCAGAACCCTGCAACGCTATCGGCTTGTGCAGCACCATGAAAAACAGTGCTAGCCCCAGCGTTCTCCGCTATTGCTAGTGATATACTAAGAAGCATTAGGTTCCTATACGGAACATAGTTCACCGTCTGTGGATCTCCCATCACATCTTTAGCCTTAGCTACAGCAATTTTAGTATTAAGAAGTGAAGAGACCTCACAAATACTCTTGAAAAACGGTAAATCTATCCATTTATACTCAACTGGTACTTTGATTGATTCAACCTGCAGAGCAGCACAATTGAGCTCTTTGTCCTTGTGCTTCTGACCGTAATTATAGCTAATTGCTATAATCTCATCATACTGGCTCGCAGCTAAATGTAACAGTACTGTACTGTCCATTCCACCGGAAATAGGAACAACTGCTTTACGCGATGGGCTCTTCTTCGCTTGGCGCTTCATTAACGTTGTATTTGTATTCCTCTGTTAAGCGCTTGTCGAGTTCTGGAATAATAAACTCCTCGTAGAAAGCGGGGTCTTTTGCAAAAGTCTTTGCATAACCTAGTTTATCACCTTTTTTATACTTACCGCTAGTAATACCAACAGTATATGTTGCACCATTTTGTTCAATGATACCTCTTGCAGTCGCCATACCAAGCAACCCGCTATACTTGTTAAGACCAGTCTTAAAGGAAAGGTACATTTCTGTCTCTAAAAACGGTGGGAGAAAGCGATTCTTAACAGTTAGCGCACGAAGTGTTGTACCACTGTACTTATTGGCTTCTGCAAGCTTCTTATCATCTGCATCCATGGAATCACCTTCACCTTCCTTCTCATGACGCTTAGCAAGCTGTACTAGAATACTAGCCATATACACCGGGCCTGAGCCTCCAGCCTGATTTTTTACAAGACTTGGAAACATCGAAGCAGGGTCTTCGTAAGTATGGTTTGTAAATAGAATCGTAACACCAGCCTTAGCAGCTTTAAAGGTTAACGTTCGGAACATACTCTTTAAAGACTTTGCGCGAAGACCCATATCTGATGCAGATTTATCTTTAGCTACGTCATCAAGCTCTTTTTGTGAGGCTAAGTTACCCAAACTATCAATACTAATAATAAACTTACCTCTCGCGTTATTTTCGATTACGCTATCAAGAAAAGCACTAATCTGATTACGGCACTGATCAATGGTATCAACAGGTACATATTTTGTGCCTTCCGGGTCTAATCCGACTCCCTTTGTACTATTCTCATCAATAGCGATCTCGGTATCAAATATAACAGGAGTAAGACCTTTCTTCTGCGCAGTAGCAAGAATCTTATTTACAATAAATGTCTTACCTGTCTGACTAGGTCCAGAGAAACCGGTTATTCTTCCCTTAGGTACGCCACCACTACGACAACTACCGCCGAGAATAGCGTTAAGAGCGTAACATCCAGTATCAAACCACTCATCAACTTTACTAAGTGCATTTTCATTTAACATCGATGCCTCGCTATTAAGCTTGTCTAGCGACGCGAATATTTTATTAAGATCTTTACTCATAGTTTTAGTATATATGAAGTAAGTTTAAAAACAAGTAATAAATTACTCGTCAAACAACTTAATTGTTTTTTCGTCTTGGCCTGCAGAAGAAACAGTAGGCGCTGCAAATAGCTTATGATACTGATCTACCAATCTAGCATCATTGTCAATATCTTCTCCCATTACAATACTTGCTAGATTAAATTTCCAAGTAGTACCAGCTTCCTTACTCTTAGGGCCAACAAATTCTCTAAAATATAGAGGAATTGTCTGCACATTGAGTTGCCCCTGCTGTGTGGGCTGCACATGTATAATAGCAGGATTTCTTACTGTAATTGTTGTTTTGTCAGAACTCTCTAGAGTTGCAAGAATTGTACGACCAATATGGTCAATAAAGGTAACTAGTTGTTTGTCGCTCATAATTAGTTTATTTTATTATTAACTTTATTAAAATCAACTACTGCAGTAATTCAAATAAATTTGTTTGTACCTGTGTACCAGGCGATTGAAGCTTCCAATTTACAGCTTCATAGAATCTTTCAATTACAGAAAAAATAATCTTTTCAAACATTAATTCATGGTCAATAAGAAAGTTATCGGCAAATTCCTTTGGATATGAATACTTGTACCCTATTGTAGTAATGCCAAATCTGTTTGGCTGTTTAGCGTAAAAATATCTAACTTTATCACCAGATGATATTTTTTCATACTTCTTACCCGTATTAAACCGATCCAATAACATGTTATAAAAATATGCAGCTTTAACATGGATAGGCATATGCTTGGCAGTTTTAAATCCGTCACATTGCGCTGCGTACTTTTCATACCCTTTAATACCCATTACAAACGCTATATCTTCAATAGGCAAGTTCTTAAAAATATCATACGTCTCATTAAAAAGCTTATTAGTTTGCGCTAGATCTTTCGTAAGAAGCATGGTCTCAATAATTTTCTTAACGTAAGGTTTAATAGGAGCAGGCATCGTAGTCCTTACAACCTCTACGCCAGTATATTTAAATTTATCACAAGGAATACCTTCTTCGTCTAATACGTGTAATACATATCGCTTTTTCTGTAAAAATAATCCTGCATCTGCAATTGCCTCTCTTTTAAAGTTTAGCCTGCAATCTATCGAACCAAGAGCGGATTTACCCCATTCAATTATTTTTTCATTTAAATGGTCTTCAATATCTTGTACAACTTTATAATATTCCGGGGTTATCTTACCTTTACTATTAAGCATTTTAAGACCTGTCTTATTAACAATATGCCTGATGGATATATAGGAACTATCTGTATCGTTGTAAATAATAGGTGAGCTAGTCTTTAATTCTTCATCTGTAAGACCGGTCTTTTCCTTAATATATTCTTCTAGCAATCTATTCGATTCCTTAATAACTGCTTGACCAGTTAATGTAATTGACTCTGCTAGTTCGTCGTCACCTAGCGGGCTATGCTTGTTACCAAAGTAGCCGTAAATTGTATTAATTAAAATCTTGATAGTATGCTGGGTAATATTTAGATTTTCAATCTGAATAGATAGTTTTGCATATTCATCGGTATCTTTCTGTATATCTAGTAAACGTTTCTTAGCAAGCTTAAGCTCTCGTTTGATTTCAACTCGCTTTTTATAAAAATGATCTACCGTTTCTGGAATAATACCTTTTTCTTTTTGCGTAAAGAGTACCTTAGCCTTAGATATTGCTATCTTTTCTTTCTTAACAAATTCAACAAAATGCTGATGTGATAAATTAAACGTCTGACCATTTACATGCTGTATGGTAATCTCTTTATCAGTCTTCTCTGTTATTACACCTACTTTCGTTTCTGGTGAAAGATTTAATGTGATCATTACATTTGGATATAGGCTATTAGCGTCAAACGATACAATATTTTCTTGAAATCCTCTCTGCGGATCGCCAACGTAAGCGCCAGCGTTTTGTTCTGTGTTTGTAACTTCTCTATTAAAAGTAGGAATTCGTTGTTGACGCATCCTAGCTCTTACAGCACATAGACCGGTAATAACAGATAAAGACCCTAGAGCACCCTCAAAAGTAGTTAAGCCTGCATATGCTATCATTCTAAGTAATTTTAAGTATTGTAATTTTTCCTCTAGTTTAATAAGCAGATTTACGTCTTGTATGTTGTAGTCAATAAATAATTCCCAATTATCATCTGCTAGACTTGCGAGATTTGTATCCCCGTAATCAATCTTATTTTCACCGAGCTCTGTTTCGCCAATAGCATCTAGCTTATATGACTCTCTAAGTACCGGGCAAAATCGTTTATAGATATCAAGATAGTCAACACAGGAAACGCCCTCAATATGCCAATGCACTTGCTCTCTACCAAACCTGCCTTTAAAAACAATCGGTCTTATATACCCTACTGGTGATAATCTTTTTGTTTCTTCTTCACCTAATAGTCTTGTAATACGGTTAATAATATAAGGTACATCGAAGAATTCGCTATTCCATCCCGAAAGAATATCCGGGTAGTCAGAAGTAAAGAAATTTATAAATTTAGATAATAACTCTTTCTCGCTCTTACAATAAATGTATATACCGTTTTCGTTTTTCTTATGATATGGTTTTAATCCCCATGTTATAAATTGTCTTCTTAAAGTATCGTATACTGTTATAACATTAATAGGATGCTGGGGATCTTCAGGCTTTGGAAACTCATCTGGGCTATATGTCTCAATATCGATAAACAACACTCTTATCTGCTGATTAGTAAATTCCTGTCGTTCATTAAGCTCCCAAAAACTATCAATTAAAAATTGTTGCTGAATATTTAAATTTTCAAATATGCGAGTTATTTTATTATCTTTAAGATATCGAGATCTCTCGGCTTGATTACGAAATTTTTTCTTCTTAAGCTTTGTATTGAATATACTTGTACTATCCGGTTTATTATTTGTTTCTAAATAAATATATGGCTCAAAGGTAGTATCGACGGCTATACGTTTGCCGTTCTGATCCCATGTAAAGAGCCTCATTAGCTGCTCTCTAGGTAAGTATGCTACATTCCTATACACAATACTATTATAATATCAATTCACAAAAATAAAAGTTAAACTTTTATATGCGGACGATTTATTATATTCCGTTAATTTTATTTAGCAGTACTCTCTTGGGATCGCCATACGGGAGGCCATAAAGTTCGGTATAGCAGTTAACATTGTCTTCATTTTCAAGCCATCTACCTTCTGCAACTTTTCTAAACTTTGCGCAGCTATTCATATATTTACCCTTTTTACTCAATGTATCCTCAATACAGCCGATCATCTCTTCTCCGGTTTGGAACTTAATGGGAGCATCTTTATATGTAATGAGATTTTGGCATGCAATCGGTATGCCATAGCAGCATGCTTCAATATACTTTAAATCGCTTTTTGCTTTGTTAAATGTGTTGTTCTGTAATGGTGCAACCATCATATTAACTCTCAAATTATAAATTTTCTCCGGGTAGCTATAGAGTTGTTGCCAGGGATGAAATTCGAGATCACCGTTGGCTACATACTGTTGTAGGGGTATAGGAAAGGCACCTAAAAATACCCACCTATACTTGTGACGTGTCTTAATAATAGTATCAATTACATGCGCAAAATCATCATCAAATCCAACTCTATTTTCAACATCAAAATGCGCTCCTGATCCAGCATACAATATACGAGGTCTCTTTTCAAATTCATCATAGTTATCAGAAATTTTTCTCTCATTATAATAGTTGCCCATCCAAAACTTAGGAGGGAAATTAGGTATTACTGTAATATTTTTGTGACCTGTCTTTTCAGCATAATATGATTTCATAAAGTCACAAGTAACTGTTATTTCATCACACATGCTCATAATTTCTTGTGCTGTTTTTCTAATCTCTGGATCAGCGAATGCAGGTTTAAATTTATTATACTCCGGGATATCTTCAATAAAAACAAGATCGTCAATTTCATATATCAATTTAAACCCAGCTTGCTTGCTGACTTCTTTTAAAAATTTAACAAATCGTAATTGATGTGGTGTAGCTTGTCTTTGAATACGCACAGCTTTAATTCCCCGATAATAATTAGGATCAAAACACATTACTGTACTACCATGTACTATAAATTTTTGATGCGCGTTAAGTACATGCTCTGGCCAAATCATTCTCCAAAATCCGCAACCACTATAGTCAGCATAGTAATTTAGAGCTCTTGGTAAATCCAATTCTGGTGGACGTGGTGCCTCTTTTTGCTTTGGCATATTAGGCATAGCTTGGGGAAAAGGAGAAGCAAAAGGCGATACAAACGGGCTTGGAAACATATTCATATATTAAATGGTATACTCTTTGTAATCAACTCGTTTTGTTATACCATTATTCTTTTCTAGGAAAATAATATCACCTGTTGCAGCTTTTATACTTTCTTTTCTATGACTAATTACCATAATTGATTCTTTATACTTCTCCACTCTTTCTTTAAGAATACTAATAACTAACTCAACACCTCTCTCATCTAAACTCGAATCAAAAAGTTCGTCATATATACTAAAATTAAAAGAAACATCACCCTGCAGACGGCGAATATCCATAAAAGTAAAAAGACATGCTAAATCAATATTCTTACGCTCGGCTCCGCTAAAGTTAAAATAGGAACAATTTTTACCTTTATTGTCTATAATCTCTTCTTCAAAATACTCATTAAACGTACAAATACAATTAGCATCCATCTTTTTCAAGTAGTATGCTAGCTTACTATTGAACAGTTGTAATATCTTCTTAACGATATATGACTTAACACCTTCTTCAGATACAACAAACTTAACTACATCGAATAAATTTAAATCTTTCTTAATAGAATCTATTTCAGACTTAATATCGGTAAGTCTTTTATTTTGCTCCTGAATAAGCGCATCAAAAGAATTCGAATCGTTATCGATATCTTTTAAATCTTGTTGTAGTTCAATCTGCCACTTCTCTAGCTGCGATAACCTTTCTTCTAGATTCTGTTTCTCTTTAACTTTATGCTTATATTCAGATGCATTTTCTCTTAGTTTTTGAATTCTAGTATCTAGAGCATTCTGTAATGTTATGTACTGCTTTTCTTCAACCTTTAACTTCTCAATATCAGTTTCATAATTTTCAATCTCAACTTTTATCTTCTTCTTTTCATTTTTAATATGATTCCTGTCTGTCTCTTCTATCGATCTCAAGCACGTCGGGCATACCTCTTTATCCGTACCTACAGAAGTTAGTTTCTTATTGCATTGTGAAATAAGAGTTGTATTTTCTGAGATAGTATGTCGAACATCCTTGAGCTTATTATCAACCTTTAATGTATTGGCTTCTTGCTCTGCTATATCTTTTTTAATTTGCTCAACATCCGGTAGAACAAACTTAGTAAGCTTATCATTTATTTCTTTTATTTCCTTTGTATTGTTTTCTTGACGCGTGAGATATTTTTCCTTTTTCTTATACCTCTCGAAAGAAGAAGCTTCTTTTTGCTTTTCATATGTAAGAATTGTTTTCTGTATCTCATCATGCTTTGCAACGCTTATATCAAATACTTTTTTCTTTTCATTAATATCTGTCTTAAGAATATCTAACATATCACCGAATACACTAAGATTAAAAATATCTTCGATAAACTTTCTCTTCTCTTGCTTCTTCTTTGCCATAAACGGTATGGTGTTGTTTATGGTCATAATAACACAGTTTTGAAATACTTCTGGGTTGCTACTGATCTTCGAAGCAATATAAGATGTCGTATTTGTTATACTATCTCTCGTCTTATCCTCTCCGTTAATATAAAGATAACATTTCGAAGGCTCAATAGTTCTAATAATCTGTATATCTTCTTTTTTATCCATATTATTAATTGCTAATTCAAGAACAACTTCACAGCCCTTACGATTGACATTATTAATAATATTTTCTTTTTTAAGATCTCGCAGTGTTTCACCAAACACAGCAAAATATATAGCATCAGCTATTGTAGATTTACCGACACCGTTTCTACGATCCTCCTTATCTCTATTAACGCCTGTAATAATATGAAGCCCGGGTTTAAACTCTACCTTGACAGGCTGATTACCAACCGATAAAAAATTCTTAATACTAATGCTTTTAAAAACAACGTTCTTCATTTATTAACTGCCTTTTTGTAAAGCTCAACACAATATTTGGATATTTCTGATTTTTTCTCTATATCAAGTATCTCAATAAACTCTTCGATAGCTTTACTCATATCTACTCCCGATATATCACACGCTTGATCGTCATTGACAACGACACTGTTATTATATAGTGAATAATCAACAGATAGATTAAATGGTTGATGAGCTGAAAGCTTTTGTATTAATAGGTCAATATCATCGGTTTGAATATTTTTATCAATTAAAACTTTAACAATATTATTTTGAATATTATTTTTTATATCTGCTGCACTAAGGGCTACAAACTTGGATAGCTCTGAAATAGCTATTTTTTTATGTTTCGGTGAAATAGTATTTTCGTAGAATTTATAATTCAAATCATTAAAGTCTAAAATATAATATCCTTTTGTGTCGCCGGTATCACCGAAATCCATTTCAAAAGGATTGCCAATATATAAAATAGTTTTATCATTATATTTTCTTTCATCGCGTAGATGAAAGTGACCACTCATAATAAGCTTAGCTTTAGATAAAAGATCGGTAGATTTTATTCCATGATCACATAGCTTATAGCTATGCATTTTAAAGCTTTCTATTTCTAAATGACCAAGCATTAAATCACTTTCTTCTAATTTAGATATATCTGCACCCCACGGAACAAACGAAACCTTTTTACCTAAAATTGTACAATGATGTATCTCACTAATAACTTTAATATTCTTCCACCCGTTAAGAATAGATAATGAGTTTACATCAGTTCTGTCTTTATAATAAGAATCATGATTGCCTACTAAAATAACAATATTAAAATCTTCCCAAAGTTTTAATATTTGATTAACAACATGGATTGTATTTACAGCAATTTCATCTCTATAATGATAAAGATCACCGAGTATAAAAATATCTTTTATCTTCTTTTTCTGTAATTCAGATTTAAGCCATTCAGCCCACTTTAGAGCTGTTTCGTGCCACACAAGACTATTCTGATGTACACCAATATGTATATCGGAAATACAACAAACTTTATCTGTGCTGAGTGTTATTTCTTTATCAGCTTTCACTACTTGTATTATAATTGTCGTCGTCGCTTGGCTCTACATAAATGTTATATGTATTCCCGTTTCCATCTGGGCTTAGCATTAAATCCGTATATACTTTGTCACGATATTCATTTAGTACGGCATGATGCTTATTTTCTTTCTTAATCCGATTAATAAAAGCATGAAATGCAATTGTTGTAAAATAAGAGAAGGGGCTAAACCCAGTATCAAGTCTAAACTTTTGATTACGTAATGCGGAAAACATTTTTACGATTGCATCGCCTATCATATCATCCTTATAGGAGTAGTTAATAAAATTGGGTGCATAAGATAACCCGTTTGCAATCTTTGTAATGCTTTCACCGAGTTTCTGAGAAACAACACCTGATTTATAGTATACACGTATCTCTTCTTCAAACTCTTTACCGTTAACATAATAAACCTTTTCCTTTGGCTTAAGTTTTTTACCGGTGGGCGTAACTTCTGGCGTAGCCATAACACCTTTAGACATAATCTTTTTAAGATCTGGATCATTTTTTATCTGATCTGCATCAGCAGATTCCTCAGCTTTAGGCTTCTTGGATTTCTTTAATGCTGTATTGTATTTTTTCTTTTTCATAAAGGTTTATTCGCTTCTCCATATGAGCAGAGCTATACTTGAAGTTATCGGCGATGTCGAATATTATAAGCTTATCCTTATCCTTATGCAAGCGAAGGCCTCGTCCTATAGATTGGACAATTTTAATCTTAGCTTTGCCGCCGCATGCAAATATAATGTAGTGTAAATTTTTAATATTAATACCGGTCGAAAATATCTTAGAAATCGCTACAACTATAACATCGGTTCTATTCTCCATTAAAGCTCTAATCTTCTCTCTTTCAGCTACTTCAACCTCGCCGCGAATAAAATAAACTTGCTTATCTGGGCATATTTCTTTAATAGTTTTATAGAGAGTCTCGCCATGCTCAATAAAGTCGATTAAAATCAGAGTATTATTTGCCAGCTTACATGATATTTTTCCAATAACATTATTTCTAAACTGACTGCGCATTAAAAAGCGCTGCTCTTCTCTATATAGATTAGCAGAAGAGATAACCGTATCTTTAAATGGATCTTCTTTAAATAATAATTTAAAAATCTGCACCTGTGCATTACTAACATAATTCTCTAATCGTAATTCGTGACTATGCTTTTCATAAATTATTGGCCCTATCTTTCCTATAATGTTCCATTGATCTATTAAATTCTCAGGCATAGTACCCGTAAAACCAAATCTAACGGGTGTTTTTATTTTCTTTATAATCTTATTAACCTCATTGCCTTTTCTAATTTTATGAACCTCGTCAACAATTAGACAATCAATATCCTCTATCCAAGATAAATCTGTATTTTTACTTTGTAAAATACCTAGATTGGCTACTGTTACGTTTGCGCTTCCTTCTAAAGGACAGCTTCCTGTCCATTTACGCACTGTAAATGGTACATTATATGAATTGAAATCACCTAATGTTTGCTGTACTAGACCTAGATCAGGAACAATATATAAGCAGTTAAATTTTGATCCATATAAAAGAAATAGTTTAGTTAGAAGAGAAGCTGCTGTAAGTGTTTTACCGCCTGCGGTTGCTAATACAATTGTACCTCTACCGATTGTATATGCTTTCTTAACTATCTCTTCCTGGTAATCTCTTAAGGGTAAAGTAAGAGGCACAATATTTTCACTATAATGTGGATTAGACTTCCATTTACTTGCAGGTATTATATACTCTGTTAATCCTGACTCCGTTGTAACTTCACCAATATATTGGTTGTTAGTTAAATATTTTCTTATCTCAAAATAAAGACCGGGCTCAAATCTACCTGTTGGTGTTATAGCATATATACGTTGTGGTAAAAATCTTCCGTAACGCTTGCGAACGAAAAAAGCTGCATCGTTCTTTACAGAAAACGTTTCGCGTATTTCTTCTAGCTTATCACCAGAAATTATAGCCGTACATTTTTTAATATCGTATAAAAATTGAATCACAGATTTTTAAGCGTATCTAATACGTATTTTGTAATTGCAGTTGTCGTGAGGTTTATTTTAGTATATTCAAATAGTTTATTTAATACATCATTATACTCTAAATGAGATAAATCATTACTAATAAACTTTCTATTAATATTAATAATATCCTCTTTAGGAAAATTTACCATAGTACATGAAGGACACGCGTCTAAATTTTCAAATAAAGGTATACAATAATTTGCCAAAATTTCATAGTGCCTCATACAATCCCAACCAGATTTTTTCTTCGTTATACCGAATTTAGCTGTTTTATAGTTATTATAATATGCGTCTTCATTTTCAAAAATATAACCTGTACCAGGTGAGCTAGGTATATATTCAGCTATATCCCTTGTCTTATTAATAATAGTAGTATCAGTAACAATTTTTTTTGGTGGTATACCAAAGGAAATTGGTCGTAATAACGTTGTAGGTTCAAAAACTAATTCCCTTTTAAAGAGTATAATACCATCAGTATCAAAAACACCCGTGCAGTCTTCTCCTTCTATAAAACAGATTTTATTTTTAGGATAATATTGCTTTACTAGCTCTAGATAGTTTTTATTACGTCTAATACTACCATATATTATATAATCAAATAATTTATTTTTAATCTTTGATTCGAGGTCAGAATTATCATTATAATATTTCGGTAGATGCCCCCACATTGTAAATCCGCGGCCAGAGCATCTATTAATTAGATCCGTTACATTAGTCTGCTCTCTATACATAAAATGATACTCATTTGAATGAGTAAAATCAGCACCCAACAGATCATACAAGCCGTGAAAAATAGTATCACTTTGATAATCACAAAGCCCGTCTGCAATAAATAAAACCTTCATTACGTTGTTTCAAGTTTAATAATATCAACAAGATTCTTAATATCATAAGACGTAGAGCTTAATGTCTTTTCCGATTTTTCTAACAACTCTATTATCAGTTCCAATTCTTTTATAGTATTATCAATGTCAGTAATTTCAGAACATTTCTCTGCTGTGCGTTCCACCATAGGTATTGCGAGTTTTACCGGACTTTGTTCCTGTATTTTATCTACAATTTCTTTCTTTAGTTTTTCTCTCTTCTTACGAATCGCTACTAGCTCTAGCTTATGACGAATGCATCGGCCAGCCCATTTATGCTTTATACCCGGTAACTTTAATTGATATTCTTTTAAAATAAGCTCATCAATTTTTAAGTCATTTTCTAGCTCTTTTATGTAATCTTCTAGCAGCATTAACTTAAATAATAGTATATAGTTATATGAAATCAATAGGTTTATTTGAACAGGCTTTTTATAAAACATTAAGTGAAATGAATGTAGCAGGAGGAGCTACAAGCGTATTTGGTACGGTTGATTCCGGAGCTACTGGGAATGCATTTCCCGGTCATAAAGACAATTACGCGCCAAATGATTCAAGGGTTCCAAAAGTATTAGGTGCTGGTAAAAAGAAGAAGAAATTTTTTGTACAGCGACGTCCATTACCTGGATTAGTCTTAAAGCTTTCTAAATAACTCGTGGATCTAGGTCATTGGATATTAAATGAAAACGTAATTATAGACGAGAATACGTTTGGCTTTATATATGAAATTACAAATACTATTACCGGTAAGAAATATATTGGCAAAAAACAGTGTAAGTCAAAATTAAAGAGAAAGCCTTTAAAAGGAAAAAAGAATAAAAGAATTGAAATTAAAGAATCAGATTGGAAAGAGTATACTAGCTCATCGACCGATTTAAACGAAGATATTAAAAAATATGGTAAAGATAAATTTATATTCAAGATATTACGGGCATGCGGCTCGAAATGGGAATTAGCATATTTCGAAATAAGCGAACAAATCGACAAAAACGTTTTAATGAGAGAAGATTATTATAATGGTATTATTAATGTGAGAATCGGCAGACCGCCTAAAAAATTTCTTGAGTAGTTTATATTTTCATTCATAATAAGATATGCTCAAAAAAATTGAGTTTAGTCAATATAATTTTAAGCTGCTAAATTTTAACTATATTTTCGCAAGAAAGATGGAAGTTAATTTAATAAACGATCTGCATAGGTTTGATCTTTTAAAAGAGAAAATATCTAATCATGCTAAGAAGTTTTTCTATCATCATATTATTCATAGTCTTTGTGAAGAGCTTTTGAATAACCCTAGTACTGAAAAAACTATTATTTACTTTAATAATACCCAACTCGAACAGTTACATATTTTTAAGTATTTTAAAGAAGAGGACGTTCTTAAGACTCTTAATATTGTTTTAGCTAAAATAAAGAAATTATTACCTATAAAGATGTTTATTACTAATATATCGTTTGATTTTCTTACCCACCTCCTTTCTTCTAACGACGGCAGAGGTATTGAAGTTATTAATAGTATTAGAAGTTATATAGATAGTGTTAATATAGAAAACTATACATTTGCTAGCGTAAGAACGTTTACTAAGAAGAATGATCTTATTTTTCTAAATAAAGAATACTTTAATCAGCTTAAGACTAAACAACTTCTCATTAGTTAAATTAATAAATAATTAGATGGCTGATACTACCATTTCCGGTTTATCTAGAATTTTGACAACTAATACCGGTGCTATAGTACCTATTTCTGTTGACGGTGTTACATCTGGTATACCGGTAAGCGGAATTATTACTGCTACCGGTAATATTGGAGGCGCTCTACCTATTCCTGCTGGTACAACTGCACAAAGACCGGGTGCTCCGAGCTCCGGAATGTTAAGGTTTAATACTTCTCTTAATACTTTAGAAATATACAATAATGGATATTGGCTTGGATTAGCACAAGCTACATCGTCAACAGGTACTGTAACAACAGTATATGATTATACTGGATTAGATGTTAGTTTTATAGTGCCTGCAGGTATTACTTCATTATCTGTTAAAATGTGGGGTGCAGGCGGTTCGACTGTAGGCTCTAATACAGCTGGAGGTGGAGGTGGCTATACAAGCGGTACTAAAACCGTTACATCAGGTCAAGTATATATTATTTCTGTTGGAGGAGGAGCCTCTAGTACACACATAGGCGGTTACAACGGTGGAGGTAGTGTTGGTGATGCATCTTACAACTTAACATACGGCTCTGGTGGAGGTGGTGGTTATTCTGGTATATTCCTGGTAAGTAAAACTTTTGCAAATGCAATTGCAATTGCAGGTGGCGGTGGAGGCGGGGCTGGGGAAGCAGGAGGTCTTAAGGGAGGAGCAGGCGGTGGTGCATCCGGATTAGATAGCGGTGGAGGTGGTGAGGGTAATTATTGGGGTGCATCTGGCGGTAAGAGAGGTACACAATCTGCTGGTGGAGCAGCAGGGCAAAACACTTCTGATGCTTTATATATTGGAGCTCAGTTGCAGGGCGGAAAAGGTCAGCCATCTGGTGGCTATGGTCCAGGTGGGGGTGGTGGAGGGGGGTACTACGGGGGTGGAGGCGGATATGGCTATTATATACGGACTGCTAGTGGTGGTGGGGGCGGTGGATCCGGGTATACAGGTGGATTATCTAGTAATATTAACACAGTAGCTGGAGATAATCCTGACAATAACACCGGGCTACCCGGTAATCCTAATGATTCGGATAGAGGAGGCGCTGGGCAAGGTGGTAAAGGTGTAAATGCTGCTGGTTCTAATGGTAAGATTATAATAAGTTATACGTATCCACAATAAATAACTATATGAGCTTTAACGACAAAATATCTAAGTATATGAATCTCTTTAATGAGCAAGATCAGCCTGAAGATGCAGCAATGCCTGAAGCTCAATCTGCTATTCCCGATCCCTCAAGACCTCAGTCTCAGGTTAAGGAGGAGCCTGATGCTCTCCCGCCTGAAGGTTATGTAGATATTGTTCGAATGCTTGCAAAAGCATTAGTTATGAACATCCCTCCTGGTTCAATTGATACTCTTTTCACAAAGCCTATTAATAGAGAGACTGCTACAGATGTGAGAGAAGCTTTACAGCAATCTATTGCACAGAATGAAAATTTTGAAGATAATCCTACTAAATTAACTAACCCTCATTTTAGAAAGTTTGAACAATCTATAAATGAAAATAATTTTATGGCAAAGTATAAAGAGATTCTTAATATAATGCAGCGTTATAGCGACGATCCAAATCTTAAAACAAAATGATATGCGTAAGCCTAAGGTTAAAAAACCATACAAGTCTCTTAAAGACATCTATTTAAACGAATCCTTCTCTAAACCTGTACCGATTCTTCCGCGCTCCAGAGTTTTAATTTATCGAGAAAATGCAGATGTTGTAGTACAGCAGGACCCCCCTCATGGTCAGATGCATGAGTTTGAAATTAGTGATAAATTAGCTAATAAATTAATTAACACACTTACTAGACAAAAATCAGTAAAAACACCGGAGGGTGAAGCTTCTGTCGATTCACTTATTCAGAAAGCTTTAGAAATAGATCGCTGGAATGAAGCTAATCCAAGATGGAAACAAGTTTTAACGTCAATACAGAGTTATTTCGATGAAGCGAATTTAAATGCAGATAAGTTCTATGAGCTAATTAGCTTACAAAAAGATAAAGATAATCTTGTTCGTACTGTTTTAATTGGAAAAAGTTTAGGTTCAAATGGTGCGGTTGCTGCTTATAATTTCAATGATCTTATTCCGGATAAATTTAAACAGCTCTTTGTAAATCCTCAGGACGCTATATCTGTAATGGATAAGATTTATAATTATGATTTTAAGGCTAAAGTTTATGTTGGGAAAGGTGAAATAGCTTTAACTTTAATTTCAGATGCAATTAAAGGAGAAAAAGGCGATTTATATTTTGATGGCATTGGTGAAGTTGAATACAAGGCCTCAGAAGCCCGGCTTGGCGGTGATGGCTATGCAGGTGTTTCTTCATCAGAAGAATTATCTAAAATATTTGCTTCTTCGCCTAACACACAGCAGCTTTCAGCAAAAATACTAGATAGAGCAAAAGAAATGGCTTACAAAGCAATTGAAAGCTGGATAACAAAAAGAGGAAAAGATGAACAGATTATTAATTATTTAAAGCAAGTTCAGAATGCACTTAACGATGATAAAACATTACAGCAATTAATATCAACCATAGATCAAGTAATACCTACTGATTCTACAACTGCAAAGTGGAAATCACAGCTCAAAACATCTGTTAAATCACAAATAGAAGAATTTACGCGAAAAAAAGCTGGTGAAATAAAAGGTACATTTAAGCCTGCATTCGAAGCATTTTTTAATAACTGGCAAACATTAACTGATGAACAACTTGCAAAAGGTTTAGTAGCTTGCAGAAGTTATTCATTAGAATCCGGTAAAGGTCAATCTTTAAAAACTGAACTAGAGACATATCTTTTAAATAAAATAAAATCTAATAAAAATGCAATTTTAGCTTCTAGCGATACTAGATTGAGACTTTTAGCAGCAATACATTTAGTATTATATCATTATGTAGAAGAATTTAAGTATATTATTTTTGGTAATAATAAAACTAAAAATTTAGTTACTTTCACATTTCCAGGTAATTCGGTTGGAGAAAAAATAGAAAGCGCATATAATTTTTTAAATCAAGTCAAAGCGTCTATTGGTAATTCAATAGATAAATTTGGCCCGTCAGTACAGGTGACTGTTAATCCATGATAACATTTGCACAATTTTTATTAGAAGGCGGGGTAGCCGGTCACATGGCACATCCTTTTGATCTACCTAATGCACGTACAGGGAAAGATCTAATTAATATTTTTAATAAGCTTGTTAATAGTCTTAAGAAAAAACCTTCTTCTGTTAAGATTGACGGTGTAAATGCTTCCATTAAATTAATTACCAATGCAGAAGGTAATAAAGAGTTTGCTATGGATAGAGGTTCTAATAAACCTGAAGATGTAGAGGGTGTAACAATTGCTAAGTTAACATCTCGCTTTCCTGAAGGCCATGGTATGATAGAAACAGGTAAGACTGTACTCAATATTTTTAATACTGCTATTCCCAGCATAGAGCCGGAGCTTAAAAAACTTAAAATGTGGAATAATCCAAAAATACTTTTTAATATGGAATTTGTGAAAGGCGCAACCAATGTAATTGGTTATGCTAATAACTTTTTAGCTATACACGGGTTAAATGAGATTATAGAAGTTAAGAGCCCGGTACGTGGTAGTGTGAGAAGAGCATCACGCGAAATACCATATGATAAAAAAGCATTATTATCTTTAATATTTAAAGTTAATCCTATTGCTAAGAAGTCTGGCTTTGATGTGGAACACGAGTTTACTGTTGAACAGGGTAATGTAAATTTTAATGATGTATTAAGTTCAAAGTTTACAGTTAACTACGACACAAAGAATATTGTTACCAAGCCTTTAAGTGAATGGTTAACTAAGGCTGTTAATCCTCGAGCTGATAAAATTAAACTAGCTTCTGGTAAATCTATTAGCGCTATGAGTCTAGAGAATTTTAAGAATATAATTAATGGTGTACCTATGCATACCTATATTGGTAATAATAAGAAAGATATTGAAAAGGCTATTAATGGTGCATTGTTTTATTATGCTACAATTAAGCTAGGTGACAAGATTAAGCAAGCTGCCAATTCAAAGCTTGGTAGCATTGGTGATCAGGAGGGTATAGTTGTAAGGGATAACACTATATCAGCTAACCCAGTTAAAATAACAGGGAGCTTTATTACAGGAAAAGAAGCTGGTAAATTTGCTAATAGAGGTGAAAATGAAGAATACGGTATTAGAGGACAGTTAGCAAATATGGATAGGGTTAATAACACCCCAAACTATCAAACTGCTCCGCCCTATAGTAAGGATATTTTACAAGGAAGATTAACGCCAGGAATGCCTATATGAAATTCGATGATTTAGTAAATGAAATTTTAATGCCTCAGAAGAATAACCTTATAGTTATTTTCCCGGGTCGCTTTCAACCCTTTCATATTGGTCATAAAAAGTTTTTTGATATGGCTAAAAAGCAATTTCCAGGTGCTGATTTTTTTATAGCTACATCCGATATGCCTGCTAAAGATGCTGGTAAAGATCCAAGCAGATACCCTTTTAATTTTAATGAAAAAAAGCAGATTATGTTAGCAGCAGGTGTTCCTGAGCAAGAAATTAAGCTCGTTAAACAACCTTATAAGCCTTTAGAAATTTTAAAAGACTATGATCCTAATGTAGCTAAAGTAGTTTATGTTGTAGGTGAAAAGGATATGAAAGAAGATCCTAGATTTGCATTCGGTATGACCAAAAAAGGCAAGCCAACATACTTTCAGCCCTTTAGAAGTTTAAATGAAATGTATCCTTTTAGAGAAGATGGCGGCCACGGCTACATATACTCACCTGGCACTATCCAGTTTAATATAGGTGGTAAGAATATAACTAGTGCTACAGAGCTAAGAAATATGTATAAAGCTGCTAATGAGCAACAAAGAAAAGAATATATCGCTCAAATACTAGGTAAATTTGATCCTAAAATCTACAATCTCTTCAATACGAAACTAAAATAATTATTTCTTATTTTTTTCTTCTAGGATAAGAATTGTTTCAAATAAAACTTTTTCTAAATTTTCTCTCGATTCTCTTCTTAATGCTGTTTTAAGATTAGTCAATAATTTATCACCACCTGCAGCAATTGCAGAAAAAAGTTCTTCTTCATTATTTTCTTCTAAATTACCTGCATCATCACATGTACCATGCATTGGATTCTTAGCGGCTTCATAATCTTCATAACCGAATACAGACTCTAGCTGATCGTGTGCATTAGTAATCTTGCTTAAAACCCAAGCTTCAACATTATCTTTACCTGCTAATATATCATGGAGCATTGCAGAAATTTTTGCACATCTAAAAAGAAGCTGTTTTGCCATTTGACCATTGCTGTCGTAAGATGCAGGATCATAACCTTCACAATCCTCACTCTTGCTATAATGCTCTTGTTCTTCATTGTTACCACAAGATCTTTTAGGAGGCATTTGTATCTTCTTAACTCTGGCCGGTGTGGGCGATACAGTCTCATTGTCAGCTAGAGTCCCAAGACCAACGTTTTCTTTTATGATCTTTTTATCATATAGATCATTAAGATTATTATAATCATTAGCAAACATGTTATATATATTTATTCTAAATTAAGAGATAAATGTGCTTTTTCCAAATAGATTTATCATACTATGGTGTTACATGAAAACAGTTTATAAATCAATAAATAATATTATGGAACCGTTTAAAGATTTTTATAACAAACCAGTGTTTGGTGTAAACGAATTAATCGAAATTAATGGCTTAGGTAAGCTTAAGGCTAAAATTGATAGTGGTAATGAAGCCTATAATGTTCTGCATGGTGTAGATATTTCTGAAGACGGTGAAAACATTTCTTTCACTACTGTAGATGGTAAACCAATGAAAGCACCTCGTGCGGGTGACATAAAGATACATATTGGAAGTGGGGTTAAAGAAGATAGACCTATAGTAAAGCTCAATATTAAAATTAACGGAAAAGAGTATAAAGATGTTCCTTTTAGCATAGCGGATCGTTCTGAAAATGAAGATCCTATCTTAGTAGGCGAACCTTTTCTTAAGAAATTAAATGCAGTGATTGATGTTAATAAACAGGTAAATGAATCAGTTCGTTACAATGTAATAGCTATTAATAAAAAAGATCCTCTTTCAAAAGAATGGATGAGACCAAGTTTTAGTGAAAATGCTATCCGTCATATTGCTAACAAACAAAAAACTTTAATAGTTAACCAGCATGGTGGAGCTAAATTTAAAGGTAAAGATGTTCTTAAGATATATAACCCACAAACAAAAAGACCTTTTATAGTTTTTAAGAAGAAAAAGAAAGTAGATAACAATGGCTGATACAACAATATCGCAGCTAACAACTAATTTAGTGCTATCAGCGGAAAATTTTTTACCTCTGAGTGATGGTAATACAACTACAAAACTTTCTACAAATAGTTTATTAGGTACGAGAAATCGCTTAATAAATGGCTCCCCTATAGTTTGGCAAAGAGGTACAACCTTTACAAATATTGCAGGTAATGGAACTTCAACTTATACTGCTGATAGGTGGGCTTTTAGTCAAAATAATTCTCCGATAAATATTATTACTCGGCAAACTGGTTTCGGTGGCCGTCCATATTGTATTAGAGCGGGAAAACCATCAGGCTCTACTTTAACTGAGCAGTACAGATTATGGAATCAAATAGAATCTACTGATTGTTTTGATCTAGCAAATCAAGAGATAACCCTCTCTTTTTGGCTTAGAAAAGGCTCTAGCTTCTCCGGTACTTATGTTTGGACTTCTGTTACTACTGGTACAGGGGTAGATCAAGCAGGTAATTTAGCAGCTGGTAACAATTGGACGGGTCAAACAAATGCTATTTTTAAAAGTTTTACTTCTAGCGAATTAACGACAACCGGTACTTTTTATAAATTAACTGGTACTGTAGGAGCAGGAATAGGTGAAATGTTAGTTGGATTTTTCTGGGATACACAAGGTACAGCATCTAATGCAAACGATTATATTGAAATTACCGGTGTACAGTTAGAGAGAGGCTCGGTAGCTACACCTTACGAACATAGACCGTTTGCACAAGAATTATGGATGTGTTGTAGATATTATAACGGCGGTGGTTATTACAGAGGCGATTTTTAAATTAACTTTTTATTCTGCGCAAATTCAACAAACTTATAAAACTCAGCTCGAGAATTATCATTATTATCTAAGAACGCACCAGACATTCTAGCTGTCCGCATCGTTGAATCATGTCTAATACCACGATTAGAGCAACAAGTATGATTAGCTTCAATCATTACTGCTACACCATTATTCTTTTCGCATACTAAATCGATATGCGCATGAATTTGCATAGTAAGATTTTCTTGTACTTGTGGACGGCGAGCAAACCAATCTACAATACGATTAAGCTTACTCAGACCAATAACTTTACCTTCTTTAGAAGGAATATAAGCAACATGAGCTACCCCGGTAAAAGGTGCATGATGATGGGAACAAAGCGAGGTTAATTTAATATTATTCTGACAAACCATTCCATCATATTGATCAATATTATCAAAAGCTGTAATCTTCGGTGGCTTGCTATAACAGCCCCATGCGAAGTCTTCTACGAAAGCCTTAGCCACGCGATGTGGGGTATTATCACTGTTTGGATCATTTCTCCAATCATAACCTAATGCATCCATATAAGCTTCATAAGCCTTAGATGCTCTTTCAATTATTTGTTCTCTTTCTTCTTGAGTATGAGGATGATTGTGATTAGCGAAAGCGAGTTTTACTTTAGACATATTAGCTATTATATTATAAGTTATAACAAGATCAACATAAATAATATTGTATATCTATGGCAGACGTAACCATATCTCAATTGACACCAGGTGTACCTGCTGGTAATAATTTACTTGCTTACAGCACAGGTTCCAATACCTTGGGTGTACCGGTAAGTGCATTATTTCAGAATACAGAGTGTGTGGCAATTGGAACAACTACACCATTAACTTTTACCAGACTGCATATACAGGCGCCTCAAGAAACAAATTTATTTCAAAGCACATCCGTAACAAAACATCAGTTAAACTCGCATTTAAATGGTAATGGCGCAAACTTGTATTGTGGTGTTGAAGGTTCTTCATCAGGTAGAACTGATGTGGCCGGCACACTTGATAATGCATCTTATTTTGGCTCAAGAACAGCCCATGCCACACAATTCATAACAAACAATTCAGCAAAAATGACAATAAGTTCAGCAGGTTATGTAACTATACCCTATCAACCCATATTTAGAGTTAGCATGACAGGCGGTGGCGGAAATCAAGGAAATACACTTATTAAGGTTCCCTTTAACTACGCACCAGTAAATGTGGGTGGCCACTACAGTTTAACAGATAAACAATTCAATGTACCCATTGCCGGTAATTATCATTTTACAGCAGGGCATATGAATAGTCAAAATAATTCTGGTGTCGGTATTTTTGAAATAAGAAAAAATAATGTAAGACAGTGTTATGTTCATAACAGTAATTCACATCCCATGAGCACCAGTTGGAGCATCATAATACAATGCAGTCAGGGTGATTATATTGACATGTGGGCTTCAAACTACCATTTTGGTGGTGCAGCTGAACAAGGTTATGATTACCCCACGTTAATGGGGTATCTGATAGGATAAATAATATTATGCATTACGACCGAATAATACAAGAGAGTTTGAAAAAAACAGCTTTGAAGCGCATTCGCATCAAAGTGGATCCTGCCTTGGTTAATGCCAGCGCTGACTTGACTGGTTTAGATGGATATGAAGGTTATGTTCTAGAAGAATGTATGGGTAAATTAAAAATATTAGTCCTTACACCAGATATGGCTGTACATGACATACCTGAACAATTTATTGAAATGCTAGCTACCCAACACGATATGGATGTATTTGAAGAATTCAAAGCTTTTGCTATTAAAAATTTAATTAAAGATGGTATGCCTGAAAATAGCCCTACTTTAGAGCAGGTTCTTAATTCAGGTTGCCTTAATGATATTGAACAGTATTTAAAACAATCAGGCTTTACCGGTGAAAGGTTAGCTGATATGTATAGAGATTTTATAACTAATGACGCCTAAATTTGATCAACTATCTGAAGGGTTTTTAAACGGGTTAGGTAAGACTATATCTAGCGCTGCTACTATGGCTCAAAAAGCTTATAATATGCCTGGTAAAGCTATCGGAGCTCTTAATCAAGTAGTACAGCAAGGGGATATATCTCCTATCACAGGTGCAGCAAAAGCTTTAGGTGATAAGTTACAAGATAAAAATAAGAAACCTACAGACCAACAGCCCGAGCAAGGTGGTGATGTACCTCCTTTAAAAGCGGGTGATAAGGTCAGGATATTTGGTAATGCATTTAAAAATATGCCAAAAGGTGTAGAAGCTAAATTAGATCAACCTCAAAAATATAAGGGAGGTAATCTTTATAACGCTGTAGTTAATAATCACCCTAAGATAGGCTCAATTAAGGTTTACGATAACCCTAATACATCACAAGGCAAAGTAAGAGATATATTTTACTTTGATAAAACTGGAAACCCTATCACAAACGACTCTACCTTAACGAGGTATACTTACATAGGTCAAAATCCTAACGCATCACAAAAGGAATATATACTTTCGGACGACGAATCACGATTATTACCTGGATCGCAACAACAAAAATAATAAATATTATTACTATGCCATCAAAATCAGAAAAACAAAAAAAATTCTTCGGTGCCGTTATGGGCGCTAAAATGGGTCAAAAAGGTGTTACAGGTGCTGCTAAGAAAGCTGCTAAAGAAATGCCTAAAAAAGAAATTAAGAAATTTCTACATAAAGAGAGTTTCGGTGATGCTGTTAATAATATTTTAACGGAATTGTTTAAATTTAAAAAATAATGTCAAAAAGCTTTGTAATTACTAAAGCAGGCTATTACTTGTTAGATGAAAGTAATAATATTATATTAGGTGAAAACGGTAAGCCGGTAACGTTTAAAGAAAAAGAAGCGGCCGAAAACTACTTAAAAGAAAAAAATATTACTGGAACTGTAAAATAACCAGTTGATTTTTTAGGTATATTTGATTATAATAATACAGGTATATTAAGATCAGGTATAATGAAATACGAAAGTACTAAGATTATTGATTTAGGTAGTTGTGCATTTAGACAATGGAAGGCTGATAGTCATTGCAAGTTTATTCACGGCTATAATTTACAAGCTAAGTTTTGGTTTTGTTGTACAGAATTAGATGAAAAGAATTGGGTAGTAGATTTCGGTGGATTAAAGGGGTTAAAGGATATTTTAGAGAAACAATTTGATCATACATTATGCATTGCAATTGACGATCCATTATTAGATGGATTTAAATCATTACATGCATCAGGTGGTTGCGATTTACGTATAATGGAGAATGGTGTAGGTATAGAGAGAACTGCGGAATGGTGTCTTGGTACAGCAGACAATTATATTCGAAGCATTACTAACAATAGATGTTGGGTAGATAAGGTTGAAGTATGGGAGCATGATAAAAACTCTGCAATAGTTTCAAGCGATACAATAAAAGTTGACGTGCAAAATTCTTTTGAATCCGGTAATACTGTGACACAAGGTGCACCGCAAAATCATATTAGGAATTTTATGGCAGATATTGCAGAAACAACAGGTATTAATTTAGAGTCGGTTATTAAGAACCCCCCACCTATTAGTAATAAACCCGGTTCATCAAGTGTACAGCCAGCACCGGTAAAGAATAAGGTTACTTCAGGTTGGTCAGATTTATATGGCGGTACATCGTGGGGAATAAATCGTTAAGTTACTTCTTAAGCGTCGCTATAACTTTAACTATAAATTTAAGTAATTTACTTCTTGTAATGTCATCTTCTGTAAAATGACAAACATGAATTCCGTTATGTCTGCTTTCTTCCGAATCAAATCCTGTCATAATATTTTTAAATCCAGATTTTTGAATATCAGACTGTAGTGAATCTCCTATTACAAAAAGCTTACAATTTTTTCCAAATCTAGTTAAAATGGTTACAAGTTCACTATGCTCTAAATTTTGCGCTTCGTCAACAATAACAACACTATTTTGAAATGTCGAACCACGTAAGAAATTTACCGGTATACATTTAAGATATTCACTTTCAAATAACATATTTGTTATTTGTTTACCTACTAATTCATCACACTTTTCGACTAATGGAATACTCCACGGTTTAAACTTTTCATCCACTTCACCTGGAAGACTTCCTAGCTTACGAGTTGCTGATTCAACTATACTTCTTATATAGATAACCTCATCTATACGTTTTTCCTTTAACATAGTCAAAGCAACATATGTTGCGCAATAGGTTTTAGATGAACCCGCAGGGCCATCGCAAAAGAGAATATGTGAGCTTTCATCAAACGCTTTGTCGACAAAAGTCTTATGATGATCGTTGAAGTGAAATTTTTGATCAACTTTAAAATTGAGAAAAATATCGTTTCTAAGGATCCCGTTTTCGTCGCGCGCCTGTTGTTTAGCAGCTTTTTTAAGCTGTCTATCCTTTTTAGACATCTATTAATATTTATTCTTTTTTGACTTTATATACTAGTACTAGTTGAAACTAATTATAATTAGTTTATAATAAGATTATGGATAATACTATTTTTCTTAGCGACGATAAGCTTTTTTATACGTTAGAGGGTGAAGGTGAGTATGTAGGTCGGCCTTCAGTGTTTATGAGACTTTCAATGTGTAACTTAACATGTAAAGGATTTGCGTCTGCAGATTCACCAAATGGCTGTGATAGTTTTGTTAGTTGGTCGGTAAAAAATAAGTTAACGTTTGATGAGATTTTTGAATATATGTCTCAGAACCGATATAACTGCTATCTCAAAGACGGAGCTATATTAAAAATAACCGGTGGAGAGCCACTTATACAGCAAAAGCAGCTTTTAAAGCTTATGGAAGCGTTTGTTGCTCGTTATGCATTTTGTCCTAATATTGACTTTGAAACTAACGGTACTATTATGCCGGATAATATATGGGTAAAGGAATATTCTGCTACATTTACTGTATCGCCTAAATTAACTAACAACGGTGATCCTGAAGAGAAGCGCTACAAACCTCAAGTACTTAAGTGGCATGTTGACAATGGATCAGGATTTAAATTTGTTATTAATAATGAAAGCGATTTAAATGAGATAATAGAGAAGTATATGCAAAATCCGGAAATTCGAATTCCATATAATAGAATATGGCTTATGCCTTGTTGCGGCAGTCGACAAGAGCATACAGAAAAATCAGTTATGGTAGCAGAATTATGTAAGAAACATAATCTTAAATTCAGTCCAAGATTACAATTGGTTATCTGGGATAAAGCCCTAAAGGTATGAAGTTTAAAGAATTTATAGACGGGCCTGAAGTACTAAAAAAAGAAGACGATGGTAAGCTTTCAGTTAAAGATTGGGTAAACGAGCTTACAGATGGTAAAGGTCTTGATACGGAGAAGGTGTATATTATTGTTGGCAGCTTTATAAATAAACTAAAGCAATGAGAATAGCAATTGTAGGTAGCGCCTGTCAAGGTAAGACAACTCTTATAAACGATTTTCTTAAGAAATGGCCATCATATAAACGGTCAAACGAATCATATAGAGACCTCATTAAAAAAGAAAAATTAAAACTTAATAAGGATGTTAATAAAGATGGTCAGTGGAAGATTTTAAATTGTTTAATTGATGATATACAGCACACGCAAAAGGGTGATAAGATAATTTTTGATAGATGCCCTCTAGATAATATTATCTATTCACTATGGGCAGAAGATAAGCAATCTTCAGATATTGATAAAGACTTTATAAAAGAATGTATACCGTTGGTACAGGAAAGTATGAAAGCTATTGACATAGTTCTTTTCCTACCTATTACAAAAGTAGCGCCTGTACCTATAGAGAAAAAGAAAAATAGAGAAGTTGATGAAGTTTATATAAAAGAAATTGATAATATTTTTAAAATTATTAGTCATAATTTAGCTCGTCATGGTGTTTGTCCGTTCTTAGCTAGTGATGATAGACCTCCTATGATAGAAATCTTTGGTAGTCCTGAGGAGCGTATTGAGATGCTTAAGCTTTATTTAAACGAAGGAGGTGGTTTAATTGAAGACCAGACTAGCGTATTAGATAGTGATAACATTAAGAGTATGGAAGATATATTAAAAGCTAATAAAAGTGCACATTACGATGAGAAATATGAGCAAAAGATTAAAAATAAAATTATACTTGGTGAATAAATATTTACATGGCTAATTTTAATGAGAAATATGATGAGCTTCTAGAAAGCTTTAAAAGTATTAAAACAATAAGAAGAGAATTTTATCCAAAAAATTTTAGGCTATCTGAAGAGTTCGTAAAAGCTTTTAGAAATGAATATAGAAGGCTTATTGATGAAGGTAACCACCCTCGTAAAGCTTTAGCCAGAATTAATAAAGCTTTATTATTTCACGCAAAATAAATTATTGCGATCCGAAATTATAAGTACCGTTATTTATGGTATATGTAATTAAGACACGCGCATAAACATTAATACTCGGAACATTACGTGCTGGGAAAACAACGTCGAATCTTAATCCACCGGTACCGTTATTTGCTATCGAACCAGGTGGTATATACGGGCATCCAGATAGCTTATTGTCTAATGCAATTGTAAAATGCCATGGCTTAATATTTGCCGCGCCAACAAATGGATAATCAGTAAAAAAGCTTCCTATAGTTATAGTAACGCCTTCAGAATTAGGATTAGCTAATGCTAATCCAACTTTATCAATAGTTCTAGTATAAATTGTATTTTGTTCAGCGGTTAAAGTGGGTATGAATGTTTGAGTTAGGTAGTTATAATCATCATCTGCACGACCAACATAAGTGGCGCTTGTAACAATGCCGCTATTAAGAGTAAACCTATTATAAAATCCATTTAATGCTGTATACCCGGGAATACTATTTGCATAGTATTGAGAGGATGAGACATAACTTAAAGCAGAAAGCGTATTAAACTGCGCTCCTGTACCGGTAACCCCACCAATAATAGTAGCATTTCCAACAGCATCCGTCTTTACTACATTGAAATTATCAAATGTAATAGTTTGAGTACCATTTTCAGTTTGTAAAATTAATAAATCAGTATTTACTGCTTCTTGTGTTTGCGGTAAATTACTAATATTGACGTAATTACTGTTTGTTGAATTAATTGCCATTATTATTATTTATATTATAATACTTAAATTAATATGGATAAAATAGGTATAGGTATAGTTACATGCAATAGACCTAAGTTTTTTCTAAAATGTTTTAGATCAATACCTAATGATTATTTACTAGCTGTTGTAAATGATGGTGCGGATTTTGAAGATATTGATAAACTTCAAAAAGAAAAACACTTTACATATTTTTATAATGATAAGAACCTAGGTGTTGGTAGATCAAAGAATAAATTGCTTAGATATCTTTTAGATAGCGGTTGTGAGCATATCTTTATAATAGAAGATGATATAATTATTAAGGATCCAGAAGTTTTTAACAAATATATAGAGTTAAGAAGTGTTACCGGTATTCAGCATTTTAATTTTGGTTACCATGGGCCTGCAAATAGGGGCAATATATCAAAAGGTACCCCGATGCCGAGATATGTAATTGATTATGGAAAGACAAAGCTGGCTATAAACGCTAATAGTGTTGGAGCTTTTTGTTATTATACAAGAGAAGCTCTAGAAAAAGTCGGGTTAATAGATGAAGATTATACTAATGCCTTTGAACATGTAGATCATGACTATAGAATGTATAAAGCTGGTTTCTGTACCCCTTACTGGAATTTTCCTGACTTGGCTAATAGCTGCGATTATTTAGATGAAATAGAGTGCTCAGAAAATAGCAGTTCTATTAGACCTAGAGAAGATTGGATGGATAATATTAAAATGGGCGTTAAATTGTTTGAGAAAAAACATGGCTATTCACCTGCATGGCAAAATGCTGTACCTGATACTTCAAGAGAAAAATTAATTAAACTACTTAAGGAAATAAAGAAAAAATATGAAAATAAGTCTATTAGTACCGAGTCGTGAGAGATTAAATTTAAAGCTCACACTAATAAGTTCAATTATAACTTCTGTAAAAGATATTAATAATGTAGAGCTAGTCTTTGGTGTTGATAAAGATGATCCTACCAGAGAAACAGTCTATAAAATAGCTGATGCAATACCTTTTGTTCGTATTGTTGATATAGAAAATAACGGTAAGTTTATAGGTATTAATAAAATATGGAATATTTTAGCAGATAATACTAAGGCAGAAATATTTGGTTATATTGGTGATGATATGATTTTTATGACACCCAATTGGGATGAGATGATTATCAAAGAGTTTACTGAGCCAGATTTACCGAAAGATAAGATAAAATTAGTGCATTGTTATGATGGTCATAGAATGCGTGATGAAATTTGTGTTAATGCCTTTATACATAGAAAATATTATGAAGTTCTTGGATATTTTACTAAGGAAGATTTTTTAATTAATTGGTCTGATCAATGGATGTATCAAACCTTCGCCGCATTTAATAGAGTAAAATGGATTAAGGATATTCATATTCAGCATAATCATTGGATCTATGGCGGTAGAAAGAAAGATAAGACTGCAGACCGAATGTTAAGCGATAATCATGATAAAATAAGTGATAGCTTATGGTACTCACTTGCACCGCAGCGTATTGAAGCTGTTGAAAAATTATCAAAATATTTGAACATATCTCCTGATTGGTCAAAAGTTGACAGGCAAACACAACCATGAAGATCTATACACATTACAGTAAGACACACGAAGAACTATATAACGACTTTTTCTTAAAGACATTAAGAAATATATATAGTAAAAAGGAATTACCAGTAAGAGCGTTAAACCATGAGCAAACCACAGAAAGCGGTTCATTTATGGAACCAGGTTGGTTGGAAGCAATGGATTATAAATTACTAGTTATACTCAAAGCTATTGAAGAATGCATGGGTAGTTGGTTTGTCTTTGCTGATTGTGATATTCAATTCTTTAATCCGTTTTTAGATGATATAGGAGCATATTTAAAAAAGAATGATTTAGCTTGTCAAGAGGATAGAGGCAGCTTATGCGCAGGTTTTTTCGCATGCAATGCAACAGAAAAGACAAAAATTCTTTTTCAATCTATAAGAAGTCATTTTAGAGGCATGGTAAATGACCAAGCAGCACTAAATAATTTTAGTTATCTAACTACAAATGCACTGCTAAATACAAAGAAATATTTTACAATTGGAAATGTATTCTCTAATACGGACAACAACACACACGAGTGGGACGGAAAGACAATAATATTACCGCCTAAAGAAATATTAATGCACCATGCTAATTATGTTAGAGGTACAGCAGATAAGATAAGGCTTATGAATCTTATTAGAGAAAATTATATAACTAAAAATTATGCAGTATGATTTTAGCAATTTAAGGATTCAAAACAAAGGTCCTGTATATCCGCCCTATCACGAAGGCTTATACTTAGAAGAATATTTTTATAATTTTTATTTAAATAATAAAGATAGATTTGATAAAACTGGTTTTACTTTAATACCGATTTTCTGGACTGCCGTTTACAATCAAAACGTATTCTTTACAGCGCAAAACGATAGCAAACATCTTATACAGGAATATATTAATGCACTACCTGAGGGTAAGTATTTTTGTGTTTCACAGCACGACGACGCGGTTAAAGAAATATTACCAAAAAATACTCTTAGCTTTGAAGCAGGAGGTAATAAAAATGGTATACCCATACCTTTAATTTGTTCGCCAATAAAGCAAATACCAGAACATAATAAAGAATATTTTTGCTCTTTTGTAGGCTGCTTTACACATCATATACGAAATGAAATTTTTAATAATTTTAATTCAGATAATGATTTTAAATTTGTTACTAGTCAATGGGAATCTACAGTTTCAAGCGATAAGTTCGATAACTTTGTAACTACTACTAGTAAATCAGAATTTTCACTGTGCCCGCGTGGTTATGGTCCTTCAAGCTTTAGACTCTATGAAATACTACAATTAAATTCAATACCGGTTTATATATATGACAAAGCCTGGCTGCCGTTTGAAAAATATTTAAACTGGAGTGATTTTTGCGTTTTAGTAGAACAAAAAGATATTAAAGATTTAAAGACCATTTTAAAGTCTATTTCTCCTGAAAAGAAAGAAAATATGCTT